CTTTTTAGGTCGGAAGTCACCTAAATTATATAAACCTTGTGAGTCAATAGCAGTGGCTTCTGCTTCAGTTAATGCAGTTTCTTTTCTTGACCACTTTGATGTACTATAGTCAGCATAACCACCCTTAGAAGTTTTACTTACTCTGAAGTCTAAACCTCTTGCATAGTCTGTAGGTAGTTCCTCTAACTCAGGATCCATCAATGCACTCTTAATAATTTGAAAAATCTGCGGACCAATGATGAAACGTCTGATTGCTTTATCTGATTTGTCATCTGTGATAGGATTCTCTCTTACAAATCCTTGCATTACATAACTACGTTTCTTCCAGTACTTACGACCCATATCTTCTAAACTTTTGTCTTTGAACCACGGACGTACTTCTGTTAGGATTGGACAAGTATCTCCCCACATTTCAACACAAGGAACCTGTACTTGAACACTCTTACTGTCCATCTGTCCTTTGATACCATTGAATGGGAGTTTGATCATTGCACGTTCAATCCAAAAGAACGTGTTATTGTTATCCATATCGGGAAGGAAACGTAGTACTGCACTATCGCCTTCGTTCATATTCCAATGTGGGTAAATTGCACCATCGCCGCCGGATGATTGGTTGCCTTGCTTGTTATCTGCCGCTGCAAGGCGAGCTCTTATTTCTGCTAATGAAGCCATTTTGTTTCTCCTATTGCCTACGAGTAGCAACTACTACTCTATCATTTGCCTGTTTATGTTTGTCAACAAATAATGCAACTACATTACTTGCACTTTTATTTAGCATAGATACACCAGTTGGTGTAGTTTTATGTCGCATAAAATTAAACATGCTTTATAATAGCATGATAGTAGGAGAAATCAACTGTTTTGGTAAAATTACCTATTTACGAGGTAAAGCATTCTTTCTAATGCTTCGTTTGTTAACGCTGGATCACGTTCTGCTTTAAGTGCTTGTTTGCCAGTATCAACATCTTGTGTTTCTTCAACTTCGTTTTGTTGTCCTGCAAGTCTTAATAGCTCTGCCATCTCGCGATTTTCATCTAGGTCATCGTCTGCTAAATCATCCTGTGCCATTGGATCAACTGCTTTTTCGTTATCAGTGCCATCTTGGTCGTTTGGATTAACAAAACTATCCATGCCTTCTTCAACATCTGAACCGCCAGCAGTTTTAACCACATCTTGTCCGCCCATGCCCATTTCTAAACTGCGTTCTTTACCTGCGGCTGCCGCTGCCTGTCCTGCTTGATATCCACTAGCAGTTTCTTGATCAGTTGGATTTTCGTTTATATTCTCAACAACGTAGAATGTGATACTTTCATCACTGTTTTCGCCTGATTCACCGTCTTCAAGTTTTTTACCTGTTATTTTTTCTATGCCTGCTCTAAACTTTTTGTCATACATTAAGTCATCAATATCGGCGCCACTTATTCCAACTACTATATTCGAACCAATACCTGGATTTGTGTAAGTGGTAATATCACTTACGGATACTACACCAGCATTTTGTGACATTACTTTTTTATTTACTTGCATAACTTGTGGATCAGGTCCTTCATCTTCGCTCACACTTTCATCATATCCAAGTTTACCATCATCCTTCATGCTCATACTTGCAGGAGTGTCTGTGAATTCTATATTGTCTATACCAAGTTCTTGAGCACGTGCCATTACTAATTTTCTGCAATCTGCATCTGGATCTTTGTCTGCTAGTTCACCAATGTCATCAAACAAACTGTCATCGCCAATCAAGTCATAAAGTTGTTCTGAAGCATACTCGCCATCAGGTCCACATGGTAGAGGCTTTGACATAAGCTCTTGTAGCCTTGCCATGTCTTCTGCAGTTTCTGGCAATGCCCATGTACCTTCCATTATTTGGTTGGTCCAGTTTTCAAATTGGTTTGCTTCTTTCATTGTGCTTTCCCTTATTTTTGCTAGTATAGGCAATGCTTCTTCGATACGGCTATCAACTGCACTGTTTACAAATACTTCTCTTACACTTTCAATTGTTTCGTCTAATTCTGTTACTATCATTGGGTCGTACGTACTAAAAATTTCTTTGTATCCACGTTTGCCAATCATCTTCTTGGCTTTGCGTTTTAGATCTGCATAATGCTTTACTGCATCTTCTACTATGCCTAGTGCTTGTTCGTTTTGTGCAAATGCATTACTGCGACTTGCTCTTACAAATTTGCCTAGTGTTTTAATTTCATTTATTGTTTCGCTTATGTACTGTCCAAATGCATCATATGGCGTGCCACCTTCACTTACATGACGTGCCATTGCTTTAGCACCGGCAATGCTTTCAAACGGCATGCGAAATCTTTCACCTTGACTATTCTCAACAAACAAACTTGCAATGTTTCTAAAACGTTGCTCGCCTTCACCTATGGCACGTGAGTGTTGTATTACAACTTTTGCTTTGCCGGGTTGATTGCTATAGCTCTTGCTTTTACCTTGGGCTTTCCATGCTTCCATTACCAAGCTCTCGCTTAGGTCAGCCATAGTAGCCATACTATACTTGAGTTTGTTCATATTATTCAAACTAAATGTCAGTAGGTTACGCTTGGCAGTTTGTCTTAGCATAGCGAGAAAATCATACCATTCGCCCTTATCGCCAACTTCCATACCCTTGCCGAGATTATCACCATAGTATACTTCTAAATCATTGTCACCGTTGATTAGTACTACAACTGTTCCGTACTCGTTGCCATTCACACTAAAATTAAATGAGAATAGGTCTGCTTCACTTGGATTTACCGTAGGCTTACCCATCGAATCCAAGCTCTTTGGATCTAAATCTCTAGTTACTAACAAATCATATATTTGTTGTGATGCTGTGTTTTCTTGTGCCATGTACGTATTTATTAAAACATTGCCACAAACGGCATTGGTTCAATATTCTCCTCGCTGAAATCTGTTAGGTGTGAATCAAGTTCTTTGTGATAACTTGTAAGAACCTGTAGCATACGAATCGCTAGAAGCGTACTCATTACCAAATCGTCTGTTTCGCCGGGCTTGCCTGCATAACTTGTGCCATGTGCAACAAAGTTTTTAAGCTCACCAATTAAACTAGGAGAGCTTATTGTCATCTTGTTTGTTTCGACTAGTGTTTTTAACTTAGCACAGGCTGCTATTTTACTTTTATTGGTTGTGTTGAAACCTTTTCTGTATCTTCTACCACTGGCACTTACAATAGTATTGTCGCTTAAAAAGTATCCTTCAATATTTTGCTCGCCATACTGCTCGATACATAACAAGGCTGCCTCGCCAATTGTATTATTTTCTACACTATAATAAACACTTTGTGGTTCTTGCACAGTTTCGTTAATATGCTTTACTATTTCTACAAGTATACGTATTTGATCTGTAATTGGTGTTTTGTTATGGCGCCATTCTGCTATCTGTACTGTACTATTTGCTTCAAACACTTGTATTGCACTAGGATCACCTCCTGTGCCTAAACTTGGATCAAGTGCCACAGTGTATATTCTGCCCTTTTGAGGATTTTTATACCAACGTACCTGTCCAGTTTTATAAAGTGGCTCGCTAACTCCTTCAAGGTCAATAAGTTTTGTTGGAGATATAAGCGTTTCATCTGAGATAATAAATTCACAGTCCATCTCACGACGGAAACGTTCAACACCTAATATGTTACGTTGTTCTTCTGCCCAATCATCATCTCTGTCTGGATGCTCTCGCCAAAATGCTCTGTATGCTTTGAAGCCATTGATGCCCAGTTCTTTTTGATTGCCAAACTCGTCTTCAGTTTTGTTTGCACCTTTCCATATAAATGCAAACTGATCTTCATCTGAGTTTGGAGTACTTGTAATAATAGCACCACCACCTGTTGATAGTGTAGGCGATATTGATGTCCAGAATTCTCTTGCTATTGTGGGTCGCACAAATGCAAACTCATCACAGTATAGCAGTGTAATACTCATACCACGTCCGGTATTTTCAGTTGTTGTTTGTGCAACTATTCTCGATCCATTATCAAATTCTATTGAGCCTTTATTATAACTTGTTGCTCCAGCACGTATGTGGTCTGGACAGGCTTCGTATGAATATCTCACACGTTGCATAATCTCTTGAGCACCTGCATACTTGTGTGCCGCAACCAGTATTGTACTATCAGGTTTGAACATAGCATACCATAACAGATATCCGGCAGCACTGGTACTCTTGCCTGTTTGCCTTGGCATCATTGATATACTAAACCTATAGTTGTGATATGTTTTTATTAGTCTTTCTTGGAACTCCCAAGGATCATACTTCATTTTACCTTGTATTGGATGTTGTATATAGAAAAAGTTACGTAGAAAATACTCAGGACCTGTTTCAGGGTCAGCACATTTTACAAACTCCTGCAGTTGGTCGTCTGTGAATTCTTGTTTTTTGTAAGGGCTTTTTACTAAGACCCCATCTTCTTCTCTTGCTACCATAGTACTTCTGCCAATTCTGGCCATAATTTGTTGAATTGGCCTTTTTGATCGGGATGCCAATCACTTTCAAGTGATTCTGTAAAATTTTTAAAGTTTTGGTTGTCGGGACTTAAACTATTACCTTTTCCTACACTTTGTTCTAATTGCTGTATCTGTTGCACTACAAAATCTTTTTCATGAGCTGTAAGTTCAAAATTATTTTGATACTTGTGTAGTTCATCAATTGCTAAAGTTCGCACTGCTTTGTTATGATTAACAGGATTAAGATGGTCTCCCCACACACGTTGCCAAATAATATTAATTTTCTTATCAAGTGAATATTGTTTTAATTCGCATAATCTTGTACAATTATATAGTGTATAAACTGCTTGAATTCCGCCGTGATGCTGACTTTTTTCTATTTTATCAGCAACACGAGATACATTCTTGTCCATTCGTTCCCAGCTACTTCCCCATCTAACATATTCAAACCTTTTGCCGATATTATCAAAACTCATGCTCCAACCAACACGCGATCTTTTAAGTAGTTTTTGAGGGACTGGCAGTGTATCAAAGTCAGTTGTCATATTTGTAATTACAGTGATTAATACATCGTCTGGTAATATATCAAGCAAAGCATTATTTTCTTTCATCATCAATGGTTCACCGCCTACAAGTGCCACTTCTTTTACATGCGACTGATGTTTTTTAATATAATCAATAATCTTTTGATATTTTGTGTTAATTGTTTGATTTAGATTTTCGCCAAACTGTTCTTTAGCTTCTCTTATTGCAGCCCATTTTGAACTAAAGTAGGCGCTGCAGTATGTGCAAGCCAGGTTACATGTATTGTTCCAACGAACATCAATTAGGGCAGGCTTATGTTCTTCTATGTCTGCAGTTGTACAATCAAAATCTGGACTTATGTTGTTGTGCCAGTCTCTCTCGCTTGAAAAACCTTTTTCTTCCCGTTCTATACACCCATGACAGTATTTAGGATGTAATATTCCTTGTTTTATACTAGCTCTAACTTCTTGTATTGCTTTACTATTTAAAATAGATTCTATTGATTCTTCTCGTTTTTTGCCTAACATATTAGGATTGGCGGCACAACATGTTTGCACTTGCCCTTCGAAGTTTAGATGTAGTCCTCGCCAAGGAGAGGCACAATATTTCTTTACAGGTTCCATGCAAGTACTTATTGTGGCTTTGGGCTGTGGTTCTTAATTGTTTGGTTTGGAGCTGGTTGTTTATACTCTTCTGGTAAAGGAGCAACTAGTGGCTGAGGTTTTGGAGTAGGCTTAGAAAGCCCACCAAAGTTAATTGCAGTGATCATTCTACAATGCCGTCTTCTAGGAGTTTTACTCTATTGGCCAGATGAGCTTTTTGTACATCGTCTTTGTTTTGCCCATGATACGGAACTGCGTGTCCTTCACTTATTAATATGCTTGTAAGTAGTTTCCAACTGTCTGTGTCACTGTCATAGACATTAAAATCACCTAAGATACGTCCAAACTTGCCTTTCATATCTTCGCCGCTTTTGTTTATTTGTGTTTTAAGCACACAACTTTTGCCAAGTAGTTGTTTTACTCTTGCTTTTGCGGCTAATCCAAACTTCTTTTCTTCAAGATCTCTTGTGCGTGATTCTGGAGTATCAATGCCTGCTATACGTACTCGTTCGTCTCTAAGAACAACATTGAATCCTAAGTCAATGTCAACATCAACAGTATCACCATCTACAATTTTGATTATTGTTGCACGATACTCGTACATTATCTTGGGTAGCCTTTAAATGCTACAACTGGCGATTCTGTATTAACTGCGTCTAATTCTTGGCTACCTTTAGCTGAGGAGCGTTTTTTAGCAGTAAGTCCGATTGACTTAAATGCGTCTGTGGCTAGTTTCTCTTCTACGTCTGTGTAAGTACCAACATATCCGTCGCCTGCTAACCAGCTTGACGGGTCCATCTCATGTTCTGTGTTACCATCTGCATCCATAGCGGCCATTGCTAAACTAGCACGGTACAAGTCGTAGTATCCGTTGTTACGCAAACTACCAGGGCTTGCTTTTTCAATAGTATGAGGCATATTACCTTGTGGTAGGTTAGTGCCTCTACGTTCAGATATGAACTCTTTGGATCTCATTAGCTGTAGACACCTGCGTTAGCACTTGATGCAGTGCCAATTTCAGTGCATGAACCATTGGCGCCAGTAATAGTAACTTGATTACCTACTCCAACATATACATCTATTTTAGTTTGGTGTGGTATTACTAATGGCACACTGTTTGTTACTGTGCCGTCGTTGTATAAAAAGTGTGTAGCATCGCTAGTTGGCTTACCTGCCAGTTTAACTTGAAATGTTAGTGCGTTTGAACCACTTGTAATTTGTGCTTTATCTGTTGTCCACACTGTGTCGGATATTGCGCCTGCGTATGATGTGATTGCCATTATCTAGTTCCTTTTATTACCACTTGCGACATGACCAGTAACGTGCTTTTGTTTTTGGTCCTGGATTGTCACAGTTGTGTCTAGCTCTAAAACTCTTACGTGCTTTAGGATTGTTTTTTCTAATCTTCATTGCTTTGCCCTTGACGCTACTTCCGCCATGACCAAAGTTAACTTTTTTTACGTTGCCTGTTTTTGGATCTTTAACATATACTTTAAACTTTTTCACATCACCTTGCATAGGCTTGTTTAGTTTTACCTTACGTCCTTGATACTCTGCTTCTGCTAGGTCATTTTCAATAACACGTTTTAAACTTTTTATAGTATCGTTTACCATTGCACTGATGTCGCTTGATCCAATTTCATCATCGTCATCGCCGTGAAATTCAGCAGTGTCAGCAATTGCTTGTGTAATTTGCTCAATGCCGTATTCTCTTACCATGTCACTGAACTCAGGATGATTCATAATCCTGCGTGTGATCATTGCTTCAACTTCTTCAACATCTTCGATAAGTTTTTCAGTTTGTTCTACTGCTTCAGTTAGTTTTCTGTTATAGTAATTTGCAGTATCAGCTGCACCTAAACGTTTGTGCAGTGCGGCCTGCTCTTCAAACATCTTTATATCGCCAGCAAGTTTTTGTATTGTTTTACAATTACAATGAGAACATTTTGATCCACATGTGCAGTCCATAACTTTTACACCACAACATGCTTCAGGACAATAAATCTTACCGTCCTTGATACGTTCCATAACAGTACCTTCGTTGGTGATAGCACGATACTGGCTTTTACTGCTTTCCTTTACTCTAGCTTCTGCAATTCTAAAACCATCATGTGTAATGCCAGTTTTATTTGTTAGATAGTCTGCAATAAATTCTTCTGTATCTTCATCGTCTAGTCCAACTGGAACAGGAACTGTCATAGTTGTACTTAAATCACTTACATCATCTTCAGCGTCCCATTTGATATTAGTTACTTTAACTATGCCTTCGTCTAATTCTTCTGAAGGAGGATCAATAACACCGTCTGTTTCATCACCAACATAGTTACAATCTTCTAGTATACCATAAGCATAATCGTCTGATAAAAATGTAATACTATCGTCTGTGTGTTCTACAACAGGAAAGTCAATAGCAATTTCGTCATCAAAATCTTCTCGAACAACAACTTCAAGTACATCACCTGTAACAGGAAATGCAGTTGCTCTTTCGCTTTCTGTGATATACTTCTTTAGTGTCATTATTTTGCCTTATATGCCTGATATAGTTTCATTAAACGTCCTTCGCTAACTTCGTTAAGCTCTGATGCTTCTAAAACTGACATTGGATTATCACCACCAGCAACTTTAGGGTATGCCATTTTCTTTGGACCATTAAGTCCGCCTGCAATATCCTGTGTCATATACTCAGTGTCCATTGTGTTCTGATCGTCTGCACCGTTAGCAAATTCTTGATCTTCAGCAACTTGTATTTCAACTTCACCGTATGGTGATTGTGGTTGTGATCCCATTCCCATCATGCCTATGCCTGCAAGTTTACATAGTTCTGCCATTTTAGCTGCATCTTCACCACTTGCATTTATATTAATGTTTGGTTCTGCATCGGTACCTGCACTCACTGTAACACTCATGTCTTCGTTTATTTGCATTGCACGTTTTACAATTTCATTGTTTTCATAGATACTTGCATTTTTGTACAAAGGCTTACCAGCACCTGCTCCGTCTGCTATTGCACCAGAACCGGTTGTCTCTTCAACTTTTTCTTCTTTGTCATGCTCGCCTTCGTCCATTCTATCTTCGATATCTTTTTTGATACCGTCGTAGTCTTGTCCTGGATATTTTTTCTCAAATTCTTTCTTACCCATGCCTTCTTCGACATCCTGCATCATGTCTTTTACAGCGCCTTCGTCTAGCTTCTCTTCATCTTCTTCGATTGACTCGTTTTTGTCGCCTTTTACAGGATATGTTTTACCGTCTACTGTAAAGTCATTCTTGCCTGCTTTGATTGCTTTGTCTCTCTCACCTGAGAATTCGTTGCCTTCTTCTACAGATTCTAAAACACCACTTTCTAACTCATCCGCAACATCATATAATTCGTCTGCCATTATCCTACATGTAGCATCGTCGCAATTGCTTATCATGACATCTAGGTCTTCATATTTTTCAAACATCTTACCAAATGTAGGTGCATTATTGTCTAAATACTCAAGTGCCGCATCATCATATTTTCCTACAAATTCATAAACTGAATCATATGCATGTTTGATTGCGTCTCCAACTGATGCTTCATTTATTGGATTCTCAGACATGATCTTATTAGCAATGTCCTGCGGAGTACCTAGTGCTTCTTCAATTTCTTGTGCTGGTAAACCGGCTAGTTCTGCTAGACGTGCCATAACACCTTGTCTGGCTGCATCTTTAAGTGTGCCTGCGTTTTCAGTAGCCTTTACTTTAGCATTGCCTAATTGTTTTGCAGTGGCTAAATCAATACCTTTTTCTCTTTTAGCAGAACCAGATTCCATATCTTGTTCATGCCCATCTTCTTGACCGACTTTATCCATATAGCTATCTATTGTTTTATTTGAAATTTCAGCTATCTCTGATTCGTGCATCTTTCCATCAGCATGTTCTTTGTCACGTTTGCCAAACTTTCCGTATGAATCATCTCTACGATCTTTCATTGACTGTTTCTTGCCTGACTCTTTACCAGTACGCATACCCAATGACTCGTCTTCTTTGTCGTCATAGCCTTGAGCTTCGTGCATTCCGTCTTTGTCATGCTTCTCATCATACTCAATGTCTTTGGTTACGTCTTTGCCATCTCTACCAGCATGATGATAACGATCATACTTTGCATCACGCTTTACTTCACGTCCTGCTTTCTCTGCACGATCATCTCTTTCAACGTCTGACTCTTTTTCAAACATCTTAGTGTCTTTTTTCTTCTCTGGTAAACCATCTGGACTTTGTTTGTCGCTAAATGGTGTGTAAGTGCTTTGCTTGTTCATTTTGGCTGCATCAGCGGCTGCCATGTCATCAAACATCTTGTCCTTCTTGGCATCTTTTGCTAGACCGTCTTCGTAGTCTTTGTCATCTTTGCCAAATGGCTTGTAGTCAGCATCTTTGTTAAACTTTGTTTTTTTCATAAGGTCCTCTAGACCTTTTTTCATAAGAGCGTTACTATCCTCTTTCACTATCTCAGGTGCATTTGCTACCTTGTTTAGTTTGGCTAGTGTGTCGTATATGTTGTCCATTAGTAGTTCCTTTTTCCTTTAACATTTTTACCCGGAGGGCCGTCTTTGCGATTCTCCGGAGCCGAACTACCGTTGGCAGCTTTTACGACCGGAATCTTGTTAGTACCCATAATAGGACTGTCTACGCCGTTAGGGTAATCTGTTGTAAATTTTGCTGGAGGTGTTTTACCACCTGCTATTGTAAAATCACTTGAGTATTCGTTGCCTACTATTTCTCTTTTGTAAGGATCAGCGGCATAGTATTCACTTGCTTTTTTGCTTTCTGAACTTTCTGGTTCTTCACCTTCTTCAGTGCCTAATACTGGATTAGGTTGCTCTGCATATCCTTTGACTTCCTCATCAACACTGTTAGCATAATCTAATTGTTGAATAATGATGTGATTTGGATTCATTCCTAACAACTCAGCTATTTGTGTAATCTGCGGAGGTGTTGCCGGATAATTGAAAGTTACGTCCATAAATGTGCAACTATCGTTCTCTGCATCAGGAAAGTCTGCTAGTACTTTTTGTATTGGAGTTTTCTTTGGTTCTGTCATCTTTACGACATCAAACTGCTGAAGTTTTTCTTCCAATGCGTTTATTAGTTCTGGCTCGCAATCGCCTAGTATTTTGATTCTATAATCAAAAGTTTGACGAGTTTCAACCAGGTATTGTGCAAATGATTTCATCTTATGTTCCTTCTATGCAGTATTTAGCAGAATACAACCTATTTTGTTTCTTTGTCTTTAGATAAAAGTCTATCTAAAAGTGCGTTTCTATCTAGTACAACGCCGGTTCCGTCTACTGTTTCTTCTTTATTTGTGTTGGCTTTTTGATCGAGGTTTGCTTTTTTAAGTTGTAAATCAACCATCTTAAGTTTCTTGTTTAATTTTGCAGTTTTAGCAGTGATCGCATGTCCTAGCATTGTACTAGCCACTCCAAATATATCACTTGCCCATCTGCTGTCTACATTCATACCCAAATCCATCATATCATCAAAACCTTTTGTGGCTTTGTCAGCAAGATCATCCATTTCAGTATCGCTGGCTTCTAATCCACGCACTTGTGGCAATGCGGCTTGCACTTTATCAAGCTCGCTAAGTGTGTTTTGCATGATTGGGTTGTTTTCTGGCGTTGGTTCAGGAACGTTGTCTGGAGTTACTTCTTCAGTAAGCCCTTCGTCAGTTGGCAAATCAAACAGTTCTTCTAGTTTCTTGGTCATGTGCTTCCTTTAAACATTTAGGACATATACAATCTTGTAACTTTTGATTCCATTCTACAACTGGCTCTAGCATACACCAACAGGTGAAATCACTATCACAGGTAAATCTAATGTTACATAGTTCGCAAGTTTTCATTGTACTTATTTACTTTGTTTTGGTAGCATAATCTTTGCTTTTCCAGGTATAAATTGCATCAGCAATTTGAATTGTGTTTGTAGGGAACGTTTCATCAGTTAACAATGGATGGTCATAACATCTAAATAGTTTTGCTAGACGATGTGCGATATATGCTTCCTCAACTAAAGTTAAATTTTCTGTAGATAATTCTACGTTTTCTAATACACTTTGAATAATTTTATTACACTTTTTTTGACTTTGGTAGCCTTGGTTACGTGTTATAAAATTATGCCATATGTTTGCAGTTTCTCTTGTTGGATAAAAATTAAGATTTAGAAAATATGCACATTTATTCAAATGATAATAAAATGCTTCTAAATTGTAAAAAGCAGATAATGGAAATACATATTTTTGTCCTGTATGCTTGAAAGTATTCCACATTGAAATACCGTAATTGTCATACTCAAATTTACTGTAAAAATGATTTCTTAAAATTTGTTTATCATAATTCTCTTGTATGCCATGTTCATCAATAAGATCTTGAAGATCGAGATACGCTTTTGGTACTGCCTTTAATTTAAAAATTGTATTCTGGTGAAGATTGATTATATCTACTGTTTGATCACCTGCACGTAAAAGATAATTAGTAAGAGCTGCTAAACGATACTCTTCGCAACAATGTATTTCAATTACTCTATCATCATCATTAAATGGCACGTTTTCAGCTGAATAATGGCCGGTTGTGATCAATGGAACATAGCCGTCGGTGTTAACTTTTTCGTGAGCGGCTCCAGCACTATTAAACAACTGTTTGCCTTTCATGGTATTGTTACCGTATACAAACATGTCAAGCATCACTTCTAAAAAGTTACCGTGACACCCGCCGGAGAAATCTATCTTATCCATGTCTATACTTATCGACGCTTTTTACCTTGATGGAATATATCTTCTTCAGTTACAACTCTAAAGGTTAGTCCGTTACGTTTGCACCACTTTTGTGCGGCATCCCATTTGGCATAGTTCACTGCAACAACCATTTTATCTCTGTTACTGGCTTTGCTTTCGAGTATGCTTTGTTTTTTTGGTTTGATTTCTATAAGTTCCGTAACGACTTGATTGTTTTTGTTTCTATACTGTATTAGAAAATCAGGAATATATCTTGTTGGTTTGCCAGTCATTGGATTTCTGTAAGGTATTGCTAGTGACTCGCTCGACCATGTTATAATATGATCATTGCTATCGCAGAATCGCATAAATGCCAGTTCCCAACCGCTACGAAACTTAGGAGCACCTTTGCCAGCATACTTTTGCGGATTCATTACTGTGTATGTGCCTTGTTGAAACTTTGACATAACTCACCTATATGAGTATGTTACGTGCAACATATTGGTTTGGAGTAGCAGTATTTGTAATGCCAAGTAGTGTTGTATTACTTCGATTATTGTTTAGATAAAAAGCCAGTGTGGCAGTAATTTGCACTTGATTTTGATTACTAAGTTCGCTTAAAATATCTTCTACTGTTGATCCTGTATCTTCGCTTATTTGAAATACTGTAAGAGTAAAATTCTTGGCTGCAAACTCATCATCAAATATACTACTAAAAAAACTTAACACAGTGTCGTATGCATTAGCATCGATAACAAGTTCTCTATTGTAGAATTCGTCAAATGCTCTTACAGTAGGATCAGTTCCTGGATTTGTATAATTTAATGTTGCCATTACGGACCTGTTGTTTTTGGTTTAGTGCCAGTTTGATCATTTATTGTTACAGGACCTGTTACATTTAAACTGATATTGTTTGGTCGCAAAGTTGCCGGAGCGTTGTTACCAACTGCTTGAATATTTGGTTTGTTTGGAAATAGCACACCTCGAGCTGCACCTGGTAGTGTCTGTTTAATTTCACCACGTGCTATATTAAGCGATTCTGTTTCTATAATCTGATTAAGGTCTCTGCCTTTAAATGTTTCATATGCCGTACCGCCTTTTTGTATAGCACCAACAACACCTGCTAAGTTACCTGCACTTAGATCGGTTATAATACCTCCAGCGGCATCAATTAGTCCGCCTTGTCCAAATACTGTAGCGGCACTGCCTGGTCGACTTAATGGACTTGGTTTAGTATCATAGTTTGCTGGATTAGCAAAACTTGGTATTGCACCATCTGGCTTGCCACCTGATAATGCTCCGTGATAGTATTTTACAGTTTCATAATCAAAGGTGAAAGTGTTTTGCATTATACCAGCACCTTCTGAATAATTGTAAGTATCATGTTCAAAACTACTGATGATTGGATTTATTAGTGTATAAGCTGCCCACTTGTGATCGTTCATTCCAAAAATTGTTATGTCTCGGAAAAATGCTGGCTTACCTTGCCGTGCACCATCCATATAACTTTCACCGATATAACCCCAGTCGTTTATTTCTCTGTCTTGTGTGTAGATATCTCTGAATCCATATGGAAAGGCAGCTCCTGGGTCAACACCTTGTGCGTTAGGCCCTAAACTTCCATTGGTAACTGCAGCATCAAAGTACTTTTGGCTAGCGTCTTTGTAGTAGTATGAAAAGTAATTGTACCAAAGTGTTCTACTTAAATCACTAGCATCATCATGCATTATACATGTAATAGGATCATAATTAATACTTGTTTGTACTTTACGTTTTCTGTTGTACTGATTCATAGTCTCAACATCAAACTTATAAGAAGGTAATTTTATTTCTTTTACAAGTAAATTTAAATTCTGTAAGTCGTCTGTTTGAAAAACATTGGCAAGTTGTGGTATTTGTTGTATATTTAGACTGAAGACTACGTGGAATAGAAATTTACGACGTGGAGAAAGAGCTCCGTTATTGCTACGGAACGTCTTACTCGCATGTGCGTAGTCTTTTAAGAAATCGTTACCAAAGAATCCTTTGAGAAAGTCTTCACCGAAAGCCATAAGTTACTCCTCTAACTTAATTAGCCAGTTACGACGTCACCCAGTGTTCTTCCTACTGTTGCTCCGATTCCTGTTCCAAGTGGTGTCTGTACTGCGTTGTCATAACGTATTGATGTTTCAATAGTTACTGGATCGTTTGAACCGTAATCTAAATCACCATAGTTAGCATTTACTAAAAAGCAACCATATAATTCCCAAGTTTCAAGTACGTTTGGTGTGCTTGTTCCGTTACCACCATCTAATACTTCACAACGTGTAGTAAATTTGTAATCAATACCTGAACTTGCACTTGCTTGTTCTAGTGTATCCATTTGCTTTTGTATTTGCTCACCAATTAATCTACTTACATTTCCGCCAGCATCATCTCTAAATGTTGCTGATACAGCGTCCCATGTTTGACGTCCAGCAAGATAAATCCTACTGTTGTAAATTGGTACTTCAATTTCTTCAAAGTTTATAGTAGGTCTAGTAAAAGTCATTACCTGTTTGGTAAGTTCTGTTCTAGGTGTAGACACGCCAAGATTTTCAAATACCACCCGGTAGCGATATTTTAGTTTTGGCATTAACAGTCCTTGAGTTGGACTTGATTGGTCTGATGCCAAAGGAACTGTCATTCTTGTTAGCGATGATACGGCCATTTTATAATTCTCCTTATTACAAATATTATTTATCTAAATTTCGCCACAAAAAAATGAGGCCTAAACCTCATTTTTCTTTATTTAAAGTGCTTTAAACTGCGGCTGAGCTGGCTACGTTACCGGCTGCTATCTCGCCTGTGTTCTTAATTCTAACAGGTATGTAGATGAATTCAATTGCTTTTACTGGTTCAATTGCAACATCAACATATAATTCATTTGCATCAATCCTTGTTGGTGTGTTGTTTGATTCATCACATACTACCAAGTAGTCATATATACCACGCTTTGCTACTAGATCAATCATCAAGCTCTCTATGGTGTTCTTAATCTCATCACGTGTTGTAGTATCATTCGGCTCAAATACAAAGTTCTTACCAATAGTTTCTAGTCTTCCTCTAATAAATGCTACAAGTCTTGCAACGTTTATTCTGTCTAGTGAACTACCTGTAAATGTAGTTTTGTTACCATAGTTTAGTATGCCTGATCCAGGAATGAATGTAATTGGATTTATTGAATTCTCATACAATGTATCACGTAATCCTTGTCTTACAGCAGTTTGCGTAAACTCACCTGTCTGGGCATCTACATATCCTAATTGACTTGCATTGTCTACCGTACCACGTCTAGTACCTGCTGGTGCTAGCCAAGGAAAAGCAACATCATCTGAACGCACAACGGTTCTAAGCATCATATGTGTTGGCGGTACAACAACTGTTGTTCCTGATAAGTCAGTTGTTTGAGCACTTGGATAAAATACTGCAAAGTATGGATCAGCAGTTGTTAGGCCATCGCCATTTGCATTGGTTGCCCAATTGGTAATGTCTGTGCCTGTATCTGCTAAACGCATCGGAGTATCACTTAGGATAAAGCCGGTATTGTTACGCTCATTGTTAAGTGCAACTAGGTTAGTTGCAACCTCTTCATAGTTTGGACAACATAATAAGTTGTATATTTTTTGTTCTTCACGTAACTCTTGTGTTCCATCAATACCAGCTTTAAGTGCAGATACTACAATGTTTCTCACTGCTTTTCTACCCATACTAGGTGACCCATCGCTGTTATTGAGACTTGCAGTTACCCATGCATCTTTTACTGTTGGCAATGCACCGTATGTAGCAAATGGAAAGTCAGTTGAATTAAAATAATCTACTTGATAAGACTTTACATTAAATCCACTACGTCTAGTATTAAACGCTAATATACCTTCAGGATAAAGTGCAGGATCTGGTTTGTCTAAATCTACATAGTCACTTGTTAATAAAGTTTTAATTGTGTCAATATCACCAGTGATCGGATCTGTTGATCCATCATCTGCCCAACGCATATCAGCAAATAACACTCCATTTTGTGTAGTTTGGTCAGTGTTGTCTAATAATACCCATTGATCAACTGATTCGACACTCTGCCATCTGTAAATTACAGGCCAGTTATCTAAGTCGGCAGTTGAAATCCATATGTCACCGTATACCAATGCACTATCATCGCTTTGCTTTGTTGGTGCAGTTGAAGATACAATTGGTCCATCTGGACTTGTAGTTGAAAGATTAAATCCTCTCTGATCAGCAGTTACGTTTTGATAACCTTTCCACGTACCGCCACTCATAATCATTATGTCATTTTCAGTAGTAGCACTAAAGTACCAGTTGGTTCCGTCTGCTGGATCAACACTAGGTGCAGTTGTGCCTGCAGTGTAGACTGGTGTAAGTCCAAATCCTAACGGAATCCAGTTACTTAAAAGCACACCACTTGCAGCGTCAGCTCTTACTTGTCCAGTTGTAACTGCACTTGTAAATCCTGCATCTGTAACTGGAGTTCCACTTGTATTAGTAAGATCAATTACACCACCCTGTGTATGTTCAATTTGAACTGCACCAGTTGATAACACTCTTGCAGTTGTATTCGCTACGTTTGCCGCAGTAAATGCAGTTACAAAATCAGTTGCAGTTGTTCCTTGTACAGTTGCAGTCACTGCGGCAGTAAGTGTAGTAGAACCTTTCACACTTGCTTGAATTGTAAATGTGTCAAGGTTTGTAAATGACGGGGTAGTTGTACTACCTGTAACCAGTGTTGCACCAGTTGCATATCTTACAAGAAACTTATGTGTAAATGTTTCATCAGCATTTACATTTGACTGTGTGTATAAAGAACCTGCAGTGATGTTTAATCCTCCACCTGCTGGATCTAAATTTTTGTTTGCACTTTCATCGCTCGAATAAGATGGATTTGTCAGTGTGGTAAATGTATCTGTTGCACTTGAATATTGTTTAATAACATAATTTGCACCAAGATTGACATTATTTTGTTTTGCCCAAACTGATCCTGTTGGATGAGGCTCTGTACCAGTTGTTTGCCAACTCGGGTTGTTATAATTTTTTCCATAATGCAATACTGGAGCATAATAAGGCTTGCCGTCTTTTGATGTGCTTGTTGCAATTCCAATTTCTGTTAACAATGTTGAATTGTTACCATCATCTATCATTAAGATTCCGTTGCCATTATCAGTTGAACCATCGTTAGTACCAGCTGAATCAACGTAGATGTTTAATTTTCCATCTACAACTTTTGCACTAACACCTGCAACACTTGCACTATTAATGTCACTTGCTACTGTAGTTAAACTTGTTCCGGATGAAGTAATTGTTGTATCGTTAAATACCATGCTGTTTCCAGCAGTAATAGTTGGATTAGTAGCTGTGCCAATCACAGTTGCCCACGAATTTTTCCATGCATCACTACCTACTAGTACCCAACTGTTTGCAGTTACAACAGGATCACTTACAGTGTTGCCTGGTGATTTATAGTAAACAGGGTTAAGTGTGTTAGTGACGTTCACTGCATAGTCGCCAATACTTCCTATACTGGCTAATGGTATACCACTTGCAACACCACCAACTAAATCAGCAGTTTTTGTTATTACTGTTGGCACATAATTAGTAAATGTTTGTGTTGTTTCTGACCATTGAAATATTCCGAATGCACTTACACTTGTATCAAACCAGTATACTCCGTTTGCTGGGTCGCCGGTTGGACGTACTAATGTTGCAGTAAGTTGACTTAGATCAACATCTGCTCTTTGTACGTATGCTCTGTTGCTTACACCTAATGTACTATAGGCTGCAAGTAGTCCATATTCGTTCAGTTCGTATCCGTTAATTGAAGTTCCAGCTGATGTACTGTAAAAGAACGGTGTTCCAAATGTAGCAGCCAAATCTCTTTGCGAAGTTATCAAGTACGGCTTGTTTGCATTTGCGGCAGTTGTACCTGCGGCAACGCCTGTGCCTGTTCCACTTACTTTATTTTGAGCAGTTGCTATCATTATAAATGGTACCGAATTAGTTGCGGCTGGAAGATAATTACTTTCGTCAATAATTGTAACTTCTACGCCTGGTGATGTTAGTGCCATGTTTTGATTCCTTTTGAATGCTTTATAATCTGTTAATGATATTTATATGAATATGCCAAAATAAGCCGTTACAACTGCCCTTTGCAAAGGTTTGTGCAACTAAATATCCGTATGAGTAGACCTATTTGCAATGCTTGTAACCGCCGTTTTGTAGCAATAAACTATGTCGCTGAAGGAAAGAAGCACTATAGAAGTCGATGCGACAGTTGTACACGCAAAAAAAGACAAAGGAAAGCTCCAGTTCCTCGTTGGCAACTAGAAGGTTACCAAAAGAAAAAGATATGTGACCGTTGCGGCTTTGTTGCTAAAAGTGGAGCACAAATATTAGTTTATCATGTTGATGGAAATTTAAAAAATATTAATCTTGCTAATCTTAGAAGCATCTGTTTAAATTGTAGTGTGGAAATAATAAGATTAGATCTGCCTTGGAAAGTAGGTGATCTTGTTGAGGACCAATGATTGTAAATCATTGAGGCTACTGTTATTATAAAGAATACAATCAAATTTAGTATTAACATCTATCCACTTGTATTCGCTTTCGTGAACATCAAAGCCACTCATTAAATTACTTGTGTCTGGGTTTGCATTGTCTAATATTGCTCGTTGAAACCATTCAGGATCCTTGCCTCTTTTTACTTGCCAAACTTTTCCGCCAAGGTCACGTATCATGTTTTGTTCGTTGCGAAAACGTACATCTGGTACAACATAGTTCCCAGGATTGTCGATCATGTGTTTCTTAAGGAGGCTTACCCACACACCGTTGTCAAACCCATCACGCATACATTCGGTACCAAATTCTTGTAGTACTATCCTTGGTGTTATAGTCCTTCCAGTTTCTTGTGTCCAAAACGCATCTGCTTGTTCTCGCCAATCTCGGCTTTCGTCTGTATCTCCTTCGAGCATTGCTCTATCCCAACCAAATATTGTGGCGACACCGTCTTTGAGTTTGTCTGCAAAACTTACTTTAGTAAAACCTTGTTCTACTAATATGTCAGCAACAGTTCCTTTACCGCTACCTATAAGTCCGCAAATACCAACTATCATTTAAGTCCTGCTACCCTTAGGTGTTTAAGTGTTTGTTGTAGTAAATCAATCTGTCTTCTACAATCTTCTAATGCATGGTGACTTGCACGTGGCTTAGGCAAGTCTGGATACAAACTATAAACAGTTCTTGCATCTCTCACATTCCAAAATTGCCAAGGTATAGGCAATCCAAGTTGTTTGAATGCATTCTCAAGTATAACCATATCAAAGGTTGTACCATTGGCCCAAGTTAGTTTACAATGAAAGCACAACTTGCTCAGTTCTTCTAATGCTTGTTTAAGTGGTATTCGACCTTCTTCACCAAATGCTTCATCCTGTGCTTCTTTGGGTTGTGTTGCCCACCATTCAACAGTTGAATCATCTACTTCTCTATCTGGTTGACTGTCTACATCAACTCTTGCATAGTAATCTTGTTTTTGGTAACCAACACTAAGTGGATCAAAGGTTTGGGCTGCTATTGTAAGAATACAAGCATCAGGGCCAGTACCTACAGTTTCTATATCTATCATAATATCCATATTATCATTATAACAGTAAATGAAACTATGTCAACCTATTTTCTTGTCTTAACTGTTTTCTTTGTACCAACTGTGCCTTTAAGGCTTGTCTTTGGTGGCTTGTATGCTTTTTGAACTTTGCCACCGGCACTTACACTGCCTTTACGCAGTTTGTTTAGCATGCCTAATAGTCTACTTGCTGGATTTACTCTTTTGGTCTTCTTTGCTTTTCTTGCGGCAACTTTGCTTTTGGTTTTACGAGTCACTTTCATTTGTGCTCGCTTACGTTGATCTATTGGTGCATCACAGTCTTTGGCATTGCCAACAACACGACCTCTTCTTGTCCCGCTAGTACAACGCCATTTTGTTTTTAATTTATTCCCTGATCTACTGAACACCATTTCGTGTTCGTTGACAATCTCAGGTTTGGTAACAAACTCTTCAACACGCATTAGCCAATTACCCAAGTAAGTGGCTGCGATCCATCAACATAGTTTTTAAGTTCTTCAATTTTAGCATCCATAATAGCATTGCCTTCTGCTTTCATCTGTGCACCGTTTAGTGCAGTACCACCTTGTGGTCCGGCAATGGTAGCAAACTTTTCTCTTGCTTCACCAATAATAAGTTTAGCATTGCCAACCATGTAATCTCTTATCCACTGCGAAGTTGAAAAGTCTGAAAGTAACTGTACTTCAGGACGCAGATTATAGCACCAAAGCAGAACTACTTCTCCAGTGGCTTTGATATCTCTCATTATGGTAAGTTGTTTAGTAGCAGTATTGTAATTGTAATTCATAAACCCACCAAACATTTTTGCAGTGAGCTCGACATACTGTGAATAAAAATCGTATGTAGCAAGTCCGCCCATTTGATTTCCGTTAAGCAGATATGTGTTTAAGGCGGCTGCACTGAACGGTTCAAATGCAGAGCCTTCGCCACCATTACTAAAACCAATTGTACGTCTAAATATCTGACGCACGGTTTGTATTTCTTGTGGCAATGTATAGATATTTGTATCTTCTGAAAGTGTTAAGAAGTTATAGCTCTCTTCAAACGCATTTTCAGCACGTTGTCTATATGTGCCAATCGTTCTTTGGTAGATACTTTCATAATGACTTGCGTCAAGTTCAGTGTCAATTATGCCTTCGCCTAACTGCAACTTGACGTAGTCAAATGCTTCTTGCTTTTTAGTGTCTAGTGTTTGATCTAGTGTTTGCTGTGCTTCTGCCATAATACCATCCTATGACAGTATTTATGCAATTTACCAGGCCTTCAGTATAACTACGTGTTCGTTGCCTCTACCGTTATACTTTATTTCGGTTGCTTTAATCCCAGCAAACTGTTTTCTATTGTTAGGCTTGCCGCCTTTCATCAGTTCTTTGATCTGCTCTGCTGGTTTACGCAGTGTTTTCTGCACACTTTTGTTTGGATCAAAACCAATTACACTGTTACTCTTTATACTATATGTTTTTATAGTTTCATCAGCAACTATATAGATCAACTTACGTGTTTTTGTATTATAAAGCCAGGCTTCTGTACCATGCACCATCTTCTCTGCACTAACACTCACAAGTCCTAGTTCTTCAAACTTCTTAAGATACTTAAACTTTCTTACCAACTGTGCCGGTGTCTTTTGTTTTGTTGGACGCGGTTGTCTGTCTGCTTTTTTAACCTGTACATAACTTGCACACTCAGCAACCACACGTTCAAAAAACTTTTGCAAACTACGTATCTGTAACTTGCCTAAATGGCTATATCCTTCTTCAAGTTGTGCTATCATATCAAGTTCTTGTTCTGACATCTTTGCCTGTTCTTTTTTACTAGGCGGATTCATCAACTCATTTATTTCACTTAGTTGTGCCTTAAGTGGATCAGCAATAATATCAATTGTTTGCGGAGGGCATCCTTCATCACGTAGCAATTTCATAAGACTGTACTTGTCAGGATCCTTACAGTCGTTTGCCATAAACTGATCAACTAGTTCATGCACTGCACCTTCGATATCCATGGTCTTATCACGCATGTTCTCTTGTATACTTTTACGTGCAACCGCTGGCTTTGTATTATCGACTACTAACTTTGGTGCTGGCATAGTTCTTGCCATTGCTTCTTTGACACTCTTCTTCACATAATCAGTTGTTGGTTGTACGTCGCCAACAGTGCCTGCTAATGTTTGCCAGTGTGCATTGTGTTCAGGATGTATGTCCGGCATTCCTTGTCTCAAACATCTTGCATAGATACTTGCATATACCATCCCGTTGTGTCCATGACGTTTCATAGTGGAAATATCATCCTTACTATAGTCATTTTCTTTCATCCATGCAAGTAAATCAGGAAACAGTTCTATAGGTTTACGTTCTTGGTAATACCAATCAACTGAAACCATCTTGTGTTTATGATAGGCTTGTCCGCTCATTTGCAATGCCGTTGACCAATCAGGGTCTAGTGCTTTACTGCGTTGCTTTCTTATTACCGGCTTCTTCTTACGAGTGCCTGGCTTTAATAAGTTTTTGCCTTTTGCCATATTCTGCTCCTATATCTAACTGTTACAAAGAGTATAACATGTATATAGTGTATGTCAACCAAAAAGTTCCAAGACTTTTGTTATTCTTTTCAAATAAAAAGGTTGACTTATACTCTAACTGTGTTATTATGTATGTACAGTTAGAAAAAAGGAACAGTATATGAAGAAGAAAATACAAATTACTGGAATAGTAAAAGAAGATAGTGTTAATGTAGAATATGAAACTGGCAAGCACGATAGTGTTAGTAGTGCAGAAGCTGAATTGCTCACTATGATGGACTACACACAATCAGGTCCTTTTCCAGTTAATAATGTTAAACTAATTAAAACTATCTACAACTTTGTTGAGTGTTATAAGGATGAAATGGAGTTAAAATATGGATCATAAAAAAATGGAACTATACGAAAGACGTATAGACAACTGCTGGCAAGCCGCAGAACATTTTGCTGATGGCACATGGGGCAGAGAATATTGGACTCAGAATGCAATGTATCTGCTACGTAGAATGAACTGTTTTTTAAACGGAGGAACTGAAAAATGAAATTTATGTTAGTTACAATGGTGTTGGCCAATCCAATGACATATGCAGATAAGACAACATGTCTTACCGCAGTAGATGCACTTAAAAGTGTCGATATAGAAGCAGTGTGTATACCTGCTGGCATTGAACAACAAACTGCAAGTGATAAAATGATTGCAAACATGATGCAATTTATCACCAAATTAGAAACCATGAAGGCAAAACAATGAATGAATCATTATTAGGTTTGCAGTTTGATGTAAGCAAATACCATAAAGGCATCCAACTTGTACTTGATTATAAAAAGTACGAGCTGAGCATTGTAAAACATGATGGAAGTTATGGTGGACCGCAAGGATTGTTTGAAATAATGGTAAGTGATAAAAGTGGTCACGGTGTCGAACTTCCAGGAATAACCGCAGAGGGAGATACTGTAAAAGGCTTCTTGACATTGGAAGAAGTTGGTGGCATCTGTAAGAAGTTATCTACTATCACTGGTAACGATCCAGTGAAGGTTGCTATCTAAGGCCATAAATACAGTAAGAAGGATTACTGTATGCCTAGACTAAGTTTATATCGCCCAAATCGTCAAAACGATTACAAATTTATTGACCGCACTGTTATGGAAATGTATCAGGTTGGCGGTGTTGATATGTTTATTCACAAATATCTTGGACCAACACCACATGGTGATGATAGCTCAAGTGTAAGCGGCGGCACACAAGATGCCACACAGCCTGCTTATAGCAGTGAGTCTCCACTGTTCATTGAAGATTTGTTTCTATTAGAAAACAGAGACAGAAAGTATGACGATGATGTATACCAGATGCGTGGAGTATACAATGCACAAGACATTGACTTTGATCTAAGCCAATTTGGTTTATTTCTCAACAACGACACACTGTTTATTACTTTTCATTATAACTTTATGATTGACACACTTGGTCGTAAACTTATGAGTGGTGATGTATTAGAGCTTCCAAACCTAAAAGACTACAATCCATTAGACAGTGGTATTGCACGTGCTATTCCAAAATACTACGTAATACAAGATGCAGCTTTTGCCAGTGAAGGATTTTCACAAACTTGGTTACCGCACTTGTGGCGTGTGAAAGCAACGCCACTTGTAAGTGCTCAAGAGTATTATGATATACTTAAAAAGCCGTTTGAAGAGAAAAACATTTGGGACAACGGAAACTACTATCCAAAAGGCAGTATAGTACTAAGTGGAGACACATACTATAAGGCAATAGATGATGTAGATCCTGGTGTCGAGATTACTGATACCACAAAGTGGGAAGAGTTTACACCTCTTACAGAACAAGAAACCTTTTCCACTATGGTTAAGGATAGAGAAATAAACGATGCTATTCTTACACAAGCAGAATATGAAGTACCTTATAGTGGTTATGATAGTGTAAAATTTTACATTGTACCAACCAACGAAGATGGAAAACCAGCAGATCCAAACAGCTACACAGTTGACAACACAGGAATAACAGTCGACACAACCAATGTTGATGTTGATGGACAACCACAAAGCCCAAGAGCAAATGGTTACACACTTGGATATCTAACTGGCGATGGTATTGCACCAAACGGATTACCGGTTACACCAGGCACAAGTTTCCCACAAGGCGCACAAGAAGGTGACTTTGCACTACGTTTAGACTATTACCCAAATAGACTTTTTCGCTACAGTGGTTCAAGATGGGTTAAGTATGAAGACGATGTGAGGACTAATTTGACACCAGGTGATAAAGAAAAAGCAGTTGCAAACTATGGAAATGTTAAATCTCAAACACAACGTAGCAGTTTTGTAAACAACACAAATAAAACAGATACAGAGGATCGTGGACAGATCGACGAAAGACAACCACTTAGTAAGATACTCAAACCGCAGGCCGACAACTAATGTTAGAATTTATAATATTTGGAATAGTAGATAATGCTATAATGATTCTTGGTGCAATGACTGGACTAAGTGTTGAAAAGTATCTACCACCAGCATTTCAAAAAGGCATTGGTACAGTGGTTGGAGCAGGTTTAGGCAACGCTCTCAGTGACTTCTTAGGTGGTGCAAGTACTGCTAGTTGGGACCTTGCAATTGGTACTGCACTTGGTTGTTTAATTGGACTTGTTTTTATTCCTATCTTTAGATACATAGCAAACTGGAGAAAAGCATAATGCAACAGTTTTTTTATGATGAACAGATACGCAGGTTCTTATTGCAGTTTACTAGGGTATTTTCAAACTTTCAAGTAGAATACGGCAGAACAGAAGACAATTCACAAAAAGCATTGTATAGAGTGCCTGTACGTTACGGCGACGCTACAAGACAAGCACAAACAATTATACAACAAAACAGTGCAAACAGTTTGCCAGCAACACCACTGATGACATTTCATGTAACAAATTTAAACTATGCACGTGATAGAATACAAGAACCTTATTTTGTACAAAAGCAAAATGTAAGACAACGTTATTGGGATACCGAATCAGAATCCTACGAAACCACACAAGGCAATGCATTTACAATTGAAAAAATGATGCCTGTTCCATTTGATTTAGAAGTTAACTTAGACATATGGACATCAAATACCAATCAAAAATTGCAATTACTAGAACAGTTGTTAACACTGTTTAACCCAAGTTTAGAAATACAAAGCACAGAAAACTTTATAGACTGGACCAGTTTAAGTGTTATGTACTTAGAACAAGTTACATGGAGCTCACGTTCTATCCCCCAGGGCACAGACGATCCTATTGACATTGCTACACTAAGATTTGTAATGCCAATCTATATTTCGCCACCAGCAAAGGTTAAAAAACTTGGTGTGGTAGAAAAAATTGTTGCTAGTGTATTTGACGGCAACGGCGATATGGCAGAAGCCATTTTTGATAGTGATCTACTACTAGGCACCAGACAAAAATTTACACCCTTCAATTATCAAACCTTACTAATTAGCAACAAACTACAAGTATTAGAAACCAAAGCAGTAGTCACAAACAACGCAGGTGTACAGGTTCCAACTGCACCACCTAGCAACTTATTATGGCATACTGTAGTTGATTTATACGGTGCACTACGTAATGGTATAAGCCAAGTTAGATTAGACAATCCATATGATGACTCAATTATTGTTGGTACTGTATCCTATGATCCAACTGATGATAGATTTTTACTTTTTACCGTAGATGCTGATACTATTCCTGCTAACACACTTGATGCAGTAAATGCTATTGTTGATCCACAAGCAAAAGGTCCTAACACTATAAACGGTTTACCCGCGGCAGCCGCTGGCCAAAGATATTTGTTTATCAACGATACAGGTAGTGGTAGTACAACAGATCCAGGATTTGCACAAGCATGGAGAGGCACTGACGGTTCAACACTTGTAGCAAATACAAACGATATAGTAGAATATGATGGTACAAGATGGAACATTGCATTTGATTCTAGTAATGAAAGCAATGTACAATATGTAAGCAACCTTACTACTAGTGTTCAATACAGATGGGCTGCAGGCGAATGGTTAAAGAGCTATGAAGGCTTATACACAGAAGGTAACTGGAGTTTAGTTCTTTGATCAATGCAGTTGGTGTATGGTTCTACAGTATTAGTACCAATAGATATTTGTATCTACTTCGTAACGACAATAAAAATCCAGGATGTTGGGGATTGCCAGGTGGTAAAGTTGATAGTGGAGAAAATCTTACTGATGCAATACAACGCGAATGTTTAGAAGAGATTGGAATATGGCCTGAGATTGTAAAACTTGTTCCAATAGAAAAATTTACCAGTGCAGATAATCATTTTAGTTATCATACATTTTTTTGTCTTATTAATAACGAATTTACACCAATACTTAATAACGAACATCACGGTTACAGTTGGATTAAATCTGGTGTGTGGCCAAAACCTTTACATCCAGGTTTATGGACAACAATAAATTTTGATGAAATATTACTTAAAATTGATACTATAAAAAAGTTTCAAATATCACAATATGAAATGAACTCTGCGTAACGCATTTGATTGAAGTTTGCGTTTTTCCTCCACATATCATGGGCACTAGCTCCATCTGATACATAGTAAAAAATTACACTAGGATAATCACCAATTACTTTGTTCACAGATTTGACTTTCTTTTCGTCTGGCTGATTAAATTTGTCTTGTGCATCTGCACCAATTAAAAAAACTTCTTTATGACCGTCAAAACAAGCAAGCCACATAGCAACTGCAAGACTTTTTCCCCGTACACCATAAGGCACAAGATAAAACTCACCTGGATCATCTATACAGTTACGTGCATGACTGTATACACTTACTTTCTCTTGATACTTTGCTTCTTTGATTTCTGCTAATTTTTCTTTATCAAATTCAACATAAAAATCGCATTGCATTTCTCGCCAGCAGTCTTCAGATCCATAAGTTTGCAAACGTTTACGTCCTAGATGCCAACCAGCATGTTGTTCAATTTTTGTTTGTAGGTCCAGTTTGCCGTTGAACTTAGTATTGTAACGACTAGAACCATTTCCAATCACTGCGGCTCTGCCTGATATATGTTGGTTATCAATTGGATTACTAATCCATTCACGTTCCTGATGCTTTTTACCGCCAGAAATCTTATGTTCTACAATAACAAACTCGCCATCGTATTCAAGTCGATACCGTTCAGGCATTACATACGCCCTACAAGTACTTCTATTATTCCCGGACCTTCATCAGTTTTGTCTTCTATTGCTTTGCCGATTGCACTTCCAGAAGGTGGATTGTGTATGTCTCTATGTGCTTCTGCGTGTCCTGGTGTTGAACTGCTCACTAATATATCGCCTTTGTTAATGGTTCCTACAACTTTGCAAGGTACTCTTCCTAGTAAAGCAATACTTACACCATTTTCCAGACCACTGTTCATTAAATAGGCTGGGTCAGTTGATACTACGCCTGCAATTGCAACGCTTCGAGGTCTTTTGGTTTGTGTAACTTCTTCAGTTCCTCCAAGCTCAACTACTGTGCCTGCTTCATAATCTGCATCAGCAGTGTAACGTTCAGCCAAGTCAGCATATTTTGCACTGCTAGACAAACCTGTAATATTTGTACAGGCCAAGGTTTCACTACTTGGATTAAAAGTAAGGGTACCACCATCATATTTTACAGCAGTCAAAGCACCACTTGTTGTAGCGGCAAAGTATAAGTTAAATGCAGTATTAGAACTGTTATCCTGTGACACTGTAGCACCTGCGGCCGCAAAACTTAGATTGCCACTAGCATCGGTAACCAATGCTTGTCCACTTGTGCCATCTGCACTAGGTAAAGTAAAAATTAAATTTGAAGCGACTGTGCCAGGTGATTTAAATCCTACATAGTTTGAACTATCTGAGTCGCCAAGTCTTATTTCTGCTTGTGCATTAAGTGTAAGATTGCTTATACCAGTTTCTTTCAATAAAGCAAAGCCACCAGCAGTACTACCATCGTGTACCCTAAGAGTATCTAAGGTTGTATCAACACTAAGTTCACCAGCAGTACCTGTGAAGTTGTTGTTTTGTGTAGTTGTTCCACGTCTAAATTGCAGTACGGTTGGCATTCTGTTCTCCTAACAGTGTATTTATTAACTTAATACACCTAAATCTGTTGGCGATAATGTTGATCCCACAGGATCCATCATAGTGTATATTTGTCCAAGGCTTACTCCAAATGCATCTGTTGCACCAGATACAAACGGTGATTCTACACTGCCTGTTTGATCAAATTGTTTTGCCAAATCAAAGTTACCTTCACTACTTGGTAATGGTGTAACTGTACAATTTGGAAATGATGATCCTCCTTCGCCGCCTCCAGATTGATCAACAAATGATAATGTGCCACTTCCGTTTGTTTGTAATACTTGCCCGCTCGAACCATCTGCTGGTAATGTGTAGGTTACGTTTGTAGTTACTGTACCAGGTGCTTTGAATCCTATATAATTGCTACTATCAGTATCATATAGTAATAATGAGCTTGCATCTTCTATTGACACATTGCCTGTTAAAGTTGATGTGCCGGCAACGGTTAAGTTTGTGCCGTTTATTAATTGTAAACTGTCAGACCTTAGTCTCATGTTAATATTATTTGAACCTGCTTTTCTGTTTGCAAATTCTATAATACCGTCTTCTGAGCCATCACTTGCGTCTTGTATTTTTCCTGTGATTTTTGCATATACAACTTCTTGGTCGGCATCATTTTCGCCTTTAAACTTCAACTGTCCTAAGTAATCTGCATCTGCTGGTGATGCACTGTTGCGTTTCATTGTAATGACTGGACCAGCACTGTTTGAATCTTCAGTGGTGGTTATTAACAAACTATCATCTGTTGTTGTATTAGTAAAAGTGGCAGTTGTCAACGCAGGAGTTAAACTTGGTGTGATTGTTAGTGTATCAGTACTATCGTTAGTTGTTAATGCTACGTTGGTTCCGGCGACCAGTGTGAGTGTATCTCCAATCTGATCTGCTACAATACTGTTTTGACCTGACACTGCAAACGTACCATATGCGGCATTACCAGCTCGAACAAATGTCATTGTGGTTGAGCCAACTGTGATCGGATCGTCTGTTGTCAACTTCCACTGTGTATCAGCGTAGGTAGTACCTTCGGTGATCATTATTATTGTGCCGGCTTTTATTTCGCCGGTTGCATCTGCATCTAAACTTCTTGCCCAAGTTCCGTTTGAACCTGCACCTACTGTGGTTACATAGTAGATTCCGTTTTCACTGCCTGTGGTTTGTGCAGTAACTAATACTCTGTCTCTTAGTGCTAGACTTGTTCCGTCAACTGTAGCTGGAGCACCGCCACTGAGTGTAACGTTAGCAACTGTAACTGCTCTAGCAGTTTGCTTGTAATCTATATCTTGTAGTTGATGGGCACGAGGCCTAGTTAATCCCATTGTGTATCCTTATATGAACGTATTTATCAGAAAATGTATTCAAAAAAATAGCACCCGAAGGTGCTATTCTTAAATTTGTTTATGATTTACATCATTAATGCTAGTACCTCGATAACAGCATCTCCACCTTCGTTGGATTCGATTGCTTTACCAATCACTGTACCAATTGCTGGACTGTTGTTTGCCATTGCTCTACCATTTCCTGCACTAACCATTAAGTCACCAGCCGCTACTGCGCCTGTTACTTTAGTTGGTACACGTCCTGCTATTGCTAATGCAGTACCTTCTTGATCACCGTTCATCAAGTAACCAGGATTTGTAGAAACAATACCTGCTACTGCATGATGATTTGCATCGCCACATTCTGCAACTTTGCCTTCACCTGCAAAACATACAACTGTACCTGCTTCAATTTCTGCATCTGAAGCATACATCTCAGCCAAGTCAGCGTATTTTGCTGTAGAAGCAAGAGTAGTTGTATTAGTAACTGCTAATGTTTCTGTACTAGGATTAAAGGTTAAAGTATTACCATCATATAGAACTGCTGTCAATGCACCAGAAGTTGTTGGGGCAAAGTATAAGTTGAATGCAGTATTAGAAGCGGTATCTTGTGATACTGTAGCACCCGCTGCTGCGAATGATAAGTTACCACTTGAGTCTGTTACCAGTGCTTGTCCACTTGTACCATCAGCAGTTGGCATTCTAAATGCAACACTGTTTGATGTTAACACAAGTCTTGAAGCATTTGAGGCAATACTTTCAGCGGCATCGTTAAACTGTATTGCTCTAGTGCTGTTAAGTAATATACCTGTGTCTGCAACGTGAGTTAATGTTACGTCTTGATCTGCACCCATTTGTATTGTACTTGCATCTGCAAGGAACAAGTCTGCCCACTCTAATGTTGCTGATCCAAGTGCACCACCGTCAGCAGCTGATGGTGTAAGTGCTCCTGTTATTGCAACTCGAGCTGCTCCATCTACTGCTTCAATAACAGCAGTTGTATCAGAGTTTGCAAGAGATGTAATAGTTGTTGTAGTAGTAATTTTTCTAACTTCAATTGCATCACCTGATAGCGGAGCTTCAGTAAATGTTAATGTTGTACCGGATACAGCATAAGCAGTTGTTGGTAACTGTACCACACCGTTTATGGATACTATACAACTTGCAGTTGTTTGTGCTTCACTGAGTGTAAATGCTACAGTTGAATTATCACCTGCAAATGCCTGTGTTGCAATAACTGTAAAGTCACTACCAGCTGTTGTCCAAGCTGCTGAATCATAGAATTCAAACGCATCAATGGATGTATTAAAACGTATCATACCAGTTGCGGCAGTTGGTCTTTGTGCAGTTGTTCCAACCGGAATCAGTATCGAATCTGTACTAGAAACTTTAAGTGTTGCACCTGTTGTTGCAGTTGCAGTTCCAATTAATACAGTGTCTGAACCAGCATCTGTTCTAAACAAGTTTGCATCGCCGTTACCTTCAACAACAAAGTCTAAGTCTGCTGATGCTTGGTTAACAGTAATTGCTGCACCTGATGAGTCAATGTCGTTACCACTTATGGTAAGTCCACTGTCTGATGTATATGAAACAGAACTTAATGCACCTGAAAAGTCACCAATAGCACCGGTTACGTTACCTGCTATTACGTTTCCTGCACCAGTTGTAACGTTACCACTTGTAGTAAGTGTTGTTACACTTGCAATAGCACCTGATGTGATAGTTGCAACGCCGTCTGTTATTGTAGCACCTTGTACTGTACCAGTAGCAGTAAAACTGTCACCGTTAGCAACACCAATATTTGGAGTTGTTAGGTTGGCACTTGTCTTAACAATAACTGCATCGCCTGATATAGCAGTTGTTACATCATCAACGTTGACACTTAATGTATCACCTGTTTTTGCTAAACCAGCACCTGCAGTAATTTGACCAGCACCTGAGAACTGTGTAAAGTTAATTGCAGTAGTACCCATTGTTACCGGAGCGTTTGTTGTACAAACAAAACCGTTATCAGCGTTAGTAGTACCTTCTTCAACAAATACGAATGCACCTGGAATTTCACTAGCTGGTGAACCATCCATGTCGCCTGCTCTTGTTAGTACGAAAGCTGCACCTACTGCACCAATTGATGTACAAACATAGATACCGTTTTGTAAAGCGGCTGCTTGGTTCTGAACAAGTAGTCTTTCACCGGCTACCATGGTAACACCGTCAATTGCGGCTAATACACCGTTTGCGTCAGCTGTTAATGTAGCACCGACACCAGATGTACCGTTGTCGTATGTCACTGCTGGTAATACAGCAGTTGTAGCGGCAACAACTGATTCTTTGATGTCTAAGCCTTCAGCAACTGAGTCAACATATGCTTTGTTGGCTGCGTCTGTAGTAGCAGTTGGAGTAGCAACTCCACTAACTCTTTTACCTGACACTGCAACAGTACCTGTTCCTGTTGGAACAATTGTTACTGTATCGTCTGTACCTGTAGCAGTAATTGTTATTGCGGCACCTTCTACGTCTGGAGTACTAACTTTTGTAGTTCCTGTAACAGTACCTGAAAATGTACCGTTTACTGCACTAGTGAGAGAACCTGAAGCAAGACTTGCAACACCATCTGTTAGTGTAGCACCTTGTATTGTTCCTGAACCAGTTACGTTTACTAGTCCTGAAGTAATACTTCCTGATGCCATTGTAGCAGTACCATCTGTGATAGATCCACCTTTTACTTCACCAACTGCTGTAACTTTTGCACCAGTGGTTATGTTACCACCTGCTACGTTTCCAGTTGCAGTAATTGTTGTAACTGCTGATATGGAACTTCCTGCATTTATTGCACCAGAAGCATTCAATGTAGTTGTTACGTTACCTGATGGAGCAAGGTTAACCATTGTGATGTCTTTGAACTGTGAATCAACTAAACTTGCTAGTGTGATTGCAGTACCTGTACCATCGTCTGTTGTTAGACCTGCTTTAAATGTATCGTCTGTTTCGTCAAAAATCCATGCAACGTTGTTTGAATCTCCACGCTCTCCAATAAAACCAATGTCCTTTGATGGTACACCAGTTTCGTTTTTAGCAAGAAGAATTACCGGATCTTCAATCACTGTGTTAACTGTATCCAACGCTGTGGTTGTTCCGTTAACGGTTAAGTTTCCTGTGACAGTAAGGTTACTACCATAGGTTAAGTCTGCTGCCAGTTTACCTGCGGTAATCGATGCATCAACTAACTTAGCCGACGCGACAATCGTTGCATCCGTAATCTGGTTATTTTTAATTCTTGTAATAGGCATGTTGTGTTTTCTCCGCTTTCTTAAGAAAAATTATTTCCAAAGTGCTACGGTCATTTGCCACCGACACACTCTTATGATAATATTTACCGGTGGGTGTAATTTTTAATCTATGGTGAAAAAGAAGGTTTAAGGGTATAACAGACTAGATCTTAGGCCGCCGAAATTGTTCCATCAAAGCGAACTTGTTGCCAGTTTGAACCGTTATATACGGCCAAGCAAGGTGCCCCACCATTGCCATTGCTGACATAAATCAATTGTCCAGCGGCTTTGTTACTGAGTGCATTTGCCTGTGCAACTGTGTATATTGGCAATTGTAAACTGTGTACTGTTGCAAATTGTGCGACTCCATTTGCATCAACCTCAATAAAATCACCTGTGCCGTTTGTGATGCTGGTTACAGTAGTTAACGTACTAATACTACGTACTTCAATAGCATCGCCAGCAGATGGTGCTTCTGTAAAAGTCAATGTTGTGCTTGACACTGCATAAGCAGTTGTTGGTGTTTGCACTGTACCATTTATACTAACAATAACACTTGCAGTAGTAGCCGCGGCGTTAAGTGTAAATGCAACTGTTGAATTATCACCTGAGAAACTTTGACTTGTGATACTGTCATTTGAACCAACTGTTGACCATGCAGAGCCATTATAAACTTCTACGCCAGTGGTTGTGGTATTGAATCTCAAATCTCCAGCAGTTGGAGTTGTTGGTCTTTGTGCAGTGGTTCCTACTGAAATGTTCAGAGCAGTTGTATTATTAATTTCAACTGTGCCTTGTCCGGTTGTGGTGAATCCTATATCACTTCCGGCATTATTAGTACTGAAAGTTGTATCAGTAACAGTTAGGTTTCCAATACCAGTTCCGCCGCCTACACCAAATGGTCCAACGTATCTAGCACCAACAATATAAACTGCTTTACCGGTAATGCCAGCCGCAATTTGACTAGGAATATTAGCGCCGTTAAAGTTAAGCACACCCGCTTGATAATCAAAGAACCATCCATCTTCGTTACCTGAGCCTGCTTGGAATAGCTGTGTTCCGCCTGTTTGTGGATCAGTTGATCCTGTGTCATCAACATAAACTTTTACCAAATAAGTTGATCCAAATTCAGTTGGTATCCAATCAGTGGCATTTGTTTTCCATGTTTGGTTGTCCGGAGCAGTTAAATCTTCTGTACACTCAACAGTTGCACTACCGCCTACGGCATCTTGATATATTTGTACAATAGAACTAGTAGCGGCTGGTTTTACACCAGGTATACTACCTGAACTTTGCCATACTTTATCCCCACGCATCAACAGTGGTGATGGAATACTTTCGTTGAACGCTTCTTTGTTAGCCGGGGGTGCAGTTTTTGCAACTCCGAATCCTAGTTTCTTCCATAAGAAGTCAACTTTGGTGCTATCTGCTAATGCCATTAGGTTTGTACTCCTACGCTAACGCTGGTAAGAGTTTGGCCACTTGCTAATGCAATACGCACTAGTATATTATTTCCTGTTGCATTTGAACTGTTTGCACTTCCTAGTGTCATTGTGTACGCACTGCTCAAAGCACTGCCGGTTGGTATTACGTCTGCACCAGTTAATGCACATCCGTTTCCGCCGTTACCGCCATTGCCTGTGTCTGCACCTGGAACTCCAGCACCTGCGTACTGTGTAGTGCCTTCTACCCATCCATTGAGTGTACTTGCACTATCAATAGCAGTTCCTGGACTAGCAATCCATAAGCCTGTAATACCAGTTGAACTGTTCAAAGTTATATCAAAGTTAGCAACTGTTGCTCGTCTAAAAGCAAAGGTAAGATACTGTGTGCCAGATCTATTTGTATTCAAATCTGGACCGGCTGGCAAGTATCCACTGCTTAAATTTGTTGTAAAATGTTTGACTGTTCCCCAACGTACTATTGCTTCTGTTGTTCCTGCAACTGTGGCCGCACCTGTAAATGCGTTTGCGGTATAAAAGTTCGTTGCACTATTATAACTTGGAGTGTCTGCGGCACTGCCAAATCCTGTTACACGCTTTCCATCATCATCAAACACGCTTCCAAGTGCATCTGCTACTGGAATGTTTTCTTCGTCAAATCCAGTTAAACTTGCACTATAAACCTGTATGTACTTGTTGGTAAGGTTAACAACACTACTTGAACCGTTAACATTGAACATTTGTGCATCAAGATAACCTACTGCTCTTGCACTTCCATTTATGCTGACAATAATAGCACCTAGTGTATATGCACTGCCTACGCCTGTACTAGCATTTGGAATACCACCGGTAAGATATGTTGGTGAACCATCAATATCACCATATGTTTTTGTCTGTGTGTTAATAAGACTGCCCGATGTGCTTTCTGCAAGTGTTCCTGTTGTTGCCTGCCAAGGGTTAGTCATATTTCTATATGTTTGTCCGACAAAGTTTGTTACTGTTAAACCCGTAATAGTAACTGCTGGTGATCCTGTGTTGTAATAAGGCACACCTGAAATATATCTATAGGTTCCTGCAGTGCTTTCTGCTATTGTTGCACTGCCTTGTCCAACAGTTGGCACACTGGTCATGTCATCTTTTACAAATCCAACTGTGTTCGTACCGCCGGCAGTTGAGTGTATTAGACTTGTATCATTGTATCCTACACTTATTCCGCTGGTTGCCTTTGATACACGTGCATCAAATACTTTTGCAAATCCTGTTGGATATGTGCTGGCACTGATTTCGTTGTGTGCATCACCGTCGTTAACCACAACCAAGTCTGTGTAAGTTCCTGCGCCATCTCCGCCAGCAGTAAATGTTACTGCTCCACTTGCACTATTGTTAAATGTTGCAGTTAGTGTTCCTGAAATTGCAGTGTTTGCATCAGTCACTGTGCTTGTAACAATTGGATCAGCAGTTGTGTAACGTGTTACACTACTACCATTTGCAGGTATGTTGCCACTACTTCTATCAGTCGCTCCTGCCGCCAATAGTGGAGAAGTGCCTTGGCTACCTGTTGACATACTAAGTGTTTTTGAACTTAGTGCTCCAGGTGCAGCTGGATTGGCTTTTATTGTAATAAAATTTGTTTTTGTTTCTGTGTCAGTTTGTGCAATCGTATCTGGTGTACCTGATGACACCAATGCTACTGTAAAACTTGCTACACTACCATAACTGTTTGTTATGTTGGCCGCTCCTGGTGTACCTGCTCCGGTTGTGATATCACCAGTTGTGTTGCCATCTCCAAACGTAAAATTTGTTGTTGTAACGTTTTGACTTGTGTTTTGAAATGTAACTAATCCTCGATCAGTTTCTACTCCTGATCTATAGTCTGTAAACAAGTAACCGTCTTGTGCATCATCGCCTGTTCTATCACTGACTGTTACTAACGTACCTGTGAAGATACTGCGTATGTCTGGTTCAACTGCTATAGCAATGTTGGCAGCATTGAATGGACTGCTTGAGTGTCCTGTTAGAGTAGATAGTTGAACTGCATAAGTTGCGGTGGTACCAGCGGCTTGTTGTCCACTGCTCAATGCGAACGTATGATTTAGAGTTGATCCTGGATTACCCGCTACACCTGATTGTATATTGACAGTGTTTACATTACCATCGCCCCACGTCCATCTGTATTTTTGACCACTACCAAATATCGCAGTTGTTCCAGGATCGGTAGCAGTACTGTTTGTAAATTGTACAACACCACCTGAAGTTGCTTCTTGGTTAACCACACGAACTACGTTGGCACTTGATAGAGTTGTTTGTGGAGTAAACACACTTATAACAGTCGGTGCACTTGTTACTGATACAGGACTAGCACCAGCAGTATTTGATACACCGGTAAGCACAATGTTGTATTGTGTGTCTCCACCTGTGTTGTTATATGTATTACTTACAGTTGTAAAATCTGTTGCCGGTTGTACGTTTGCACCTTGTCCCCAACTTAGATCAAAACTGGTTGTAACAAACTGACTTGTGTTTGTTATAGTTGCAGTAGCACCTGTGTCTATTGTGCTATCATCAAGTGTAAAACTTGGTATAGGCGTTGGAGTAAACAATGTAATATAATTTGTTCTTGTAAAACTGTCAGCACTTCCTTTTGCACCAGCGGATATGTCACCTCCATGTGTTCCGTTTGTATTTTTAGCAGTAAAACTTACTGTAAATTGTCCACCAGAGGCATTGTTATATGTATGTGATGGATTTTGCGAAGTTGAAGTATTGCCATCACCAAAGTTCCATTCAAAACCATTTGCATTTCCAATAAATGTACCAGTGAAGTTCACAGTTGTTGGCGAAGGTCCGCTGGTTGGTGTGCCTACAAAACTTGCTTGTCCAACATATTTGTTATTTGCAATGTTTAAGGCAACTTGGTTGAGATCGTCGATACCAGTTGTTACCTTTGTTGTGGTTGTCCAACCGTCATATGCAACGTCTGGTCCAGATATATTGCCATCAGCTGGTGTGCCAAGATTTATTGTATTACCTTGTACGGATGCTATGTTTGCACCAGTTGTCCAACTTAACGTGCCGCTACCGTTTGTTGTAAGTACCTGCCCATTGCTTCCGCCAGTGATTGTAACGGCAGTCATTGCACCTAAATTTACTGCACTGCCACTTAAATTTAACGTGCTTTCAGACGTCAATGCGTTTCCAGCAAGTGTCAGATTTGCAATTTTAGCCGTACCCGGAGCATGTAAAGGTTGTGCAGGTGTAGCCGTTCCAATACCCACACGATTGTTGGTCACATCAATGAACAATGTGCTAGTGTCGACTGCTAGATTGGTTGTTCTTTCAAGATTGTCTGCGAGTGCTTTACCGGTGACTCTTGCAATGGCCATTAATTACTATCCTTAAACTTTGCAGTATTTATCGCAGTTGTTAAGGCGTGTTGCCAACACCGTGTATTACGTTGATAGGTTCAGCGGCTAATGGTGCAGAACTAAAGGTAATGTCGTTGCCACTGCCTGTAATGGTATAAACACCAGTTGGTTGTTGGTAGATATTTGAAACAAAAACAATTACCTGATCGGCTGCACTTGCGGCAGTGCTTAGTGTAAATGTAAGTGTTGAGTTGTCGCCAGTGAAACTGTCTACAGTTATGTTGGCTTCACCCGAGTTTGCTATTGCAGTATATTGTGAGCCATTAAAAAATTCTAAATTGTTATTGCTGGTGTTATATCTAAAAACGCCAAATACTGGATTTGCAGGACGTTCAGCAGTAGTCCCGCCGGGAACAACAACTCCAGCTTCTCCACTTTGGATTATTCTATTTTTTAGAAATGTGCCTGCCATCCTAGATAGCCGTAAATGATACTACTGAATTTATTCCAGAGGCTGAACTCGCAATAACTTGAATTGTATCGCCATTTGCAAGCAGTAGTTTTTCGCCACCTGTGTATAATTGATAACTGTCAGTGGCTGCAATACTCAGTGTTTTTGCAACTAAGTTTGTTGTGGTTAAACTATCTCCGCTTGGTATTACATGAATATCAACAGTTAATGCACCAGCAGTTTCATTTGTTAATTGCATATAAGTGATTGCAGTATTGTTGGTACTTGTGTATACTGTTGTGGCACTGTTTGATACGGCAGTTGTTTGTATTGTCATTTGTTTTCCTTAAAATATAATTCCAAAAACAATAGCCTTGCTTTTGCTTACTAGTTCATCTGTTGTTGTATCGTCTACAAAGTAAACGCCTGTTCCGCCACTTCCAGCAATCCCGCCATGTAACACCGTGGTATTTGTTACTGCACCTGGAGCGGCACTGTCTTTGAGTTGTAATCCTGTGCTGATATTTACATTTCCGGTTAGGTTCAACTGACTAGTGTCTGTAAATGTCATATTTGCACTAGCACCAAATGCACCCGAATTGTTGAACTGTACTTGTGTATTTGCTCCTGCAACTGATCCAGATACAGCAGTTCCAATTTCACTCCAAGTACCAGTTTCACCAGTGCTACCTGTGCTTGTGCTTAGTTCCCATTTATTGTCATTGGTATTATAACGAATGCCAGCAAATGTTGTAGCTGTTTTATGTGTTAACAATCCAGCATTACTTGCATAAGTTGAAGTGTTACTCATGTTAACCATAACAAAAGGATCTTTTACATCCAATTGTTCTGTATTGATATATGTAACGTTACCGTTGACAGTTAGGTTACCGTCAATTTCTGTGTTACTGGCAATATGAACCATATCAGTCGCATTTATGGTTTCAATATAATAGTCGCCGTCAATTCTTTTCTTTGTGTTCATAATGGGCCTCTAGCAGTATTTACCATCTCTAGAAAGCTCTGCATACTGATTATTTTCATGTTGTTAATTTTACCAAACTGTTTTACAAATGCACTTTCTACGCCCTCTACTCTATAAAACTGTCTGTTTGGATAGTCTTCTGTAAGTTTTACAAGTTGATTTATCCAGTTGCCAGCGTATGTTGGTGGATCAAGTTCTTTTTTATAAAACTGTGTATCAACATAAACATTATTAAACATTCCGTTTGTTGTGCCTAAATCCATGCCAATTAGATAAATGTCACTGTGTCCATCAATACATGCAAGAGCTGCCGCATTTGGTCCGCTACTAAATCCTTTGTATTCGTTAGTTAAATGCTTACCACCTAAATCAACTATAGGTTTGCGTGTGTGAAATCTATGCTTTTGTGCATAGCCACTTTGTTGAATACTATCTGCAATTGGTCTATCTGTTGCAACTAAGCAATCTGGAGTAAAGGTTTTGCATAACCAATTGCATCCATAGGTAGCACCCAATGGCGATAACTTTGTCAAATCAACCGACAGTCTACTTTTGCCATTTCCTAGAATAAATGCAGTACTCATAAAAAACCCTCACTGTACTTAATACAGTAAGGGTTTGGTTAGTTAAAAAGTAACTATTAACCTAGTGAAGCATTCTCAATTTGTACTAGATCACGTGTGTTTGGTGATGCAGATGAACCTGATCCACCAATAACAACTGTGTCATCTAGTTGATTAAAAAAGTTTAACAACACTACACCACCTGAAAAAGATATCCCGTGTTTGTTACTAAAACGCTTTAGACGAACTGCTGATGATCCAATATCAGTATATGACACTGTCATATCACCTACTGCAAGAGCTGAATCGTTAACATTTGCTAATGTGCATATTCCACATTCAGCAACAGTTCCTGATGAACCAGCAGCCGAAGCAGCTTCTACAGTAAAAATAGCTCCGTTTGAGACAAATCCGTCTCCGGGCATTCCCATCGCATTCCAATCAGTATCACCAACTGACACAATTCTTACTATGCTACCAACTACTGCGTTTGCAGGGTCAATTGCACTTGCGTCTAGTCTTGACACAAGATACTTTGACGCACCTTTTTGTCTTACTATAAAACCGTCACCTTCAGCAGTAATACTTCCGCCACCTGGTCTAATTCTTGTTGTTGTTACTGGAAAGTCATAGTCACTTGTACTAATGTTTCCACCAACTACACCATAGAACAATTCTCCTGCTGGAGTTGGCGTCATTCCAATTAACGGTCCTGGATTGTTAAATCCAGCATCCTGTGTATCGGATATTTTTATTTTTAACGGTCTTCCCATTTGTTTTCTCCTTATAAAGTTCCCGTTCTAGCGGGTACGCAGTTGTGTCTGCATAAACACATTATTGTGCAACTGTATTTATAGGATCAAACGTTTTACGCCAGTCTGTACCACGTATTCGATCGACTTTATCAAATTGTTCAAGAGTTGTACCTGCATAGTTATAAGATATGTAATGGTCTTCTGGAAGTGTTACCTTTGCCCAGTCCACTACATGTTTATGTGTATGTCTGTTTAGATGTGATATTGTAATGTTAACTGCAAAGTCTACACTTTCAGGCGCATTTTGCACAATCCATTTTACATTACTATCAACTTTAGTCCATTTTGCTGGCCAACGAAGATATTCAAAGTGTTCTCCAACTCCGTCAATGCTGAAACAGATGGATATACGTTTATAATACGAACATGTATTTAGAAACTCTAAACTTGGTTTCACTGTGCCGTTAAAGTGTATGTGAAATCTCATATCCGTGTTTTTAAATTTTTCTAATACCTCATGTGTCGATTTGTGTAGTATTGGCTCGCCGCCGCCAATTATAATGTGTTTGAGACCGGTAAAGTCTAAATCATCAACTGTTTGATTAAAGGCATACGACTCAACAGGCAATTTTTTTAATGCTTGCCAACGTGTACTGGCATGTTCGTCGCAAGTTGAACAAGCAAGATTACAAATTTTGCCAGGATCAAATGTTGCACATGTAGGATCTTTTGAGTTTATGTTCAGTATCATGATGTATTTATAGTCAAAAAAATAGCACCCGAAGGTGCTATTTTTAATAAAGTTAAGTGTATATTATGAGAATGATAAGTTGCTAACTGCAATTTCACCCACATAGTCACCGGCATTACCAAATGAACTTGCAGTGTTTGATAACTCGATATATCCATATCTAGTCATGAAACTTACTACTGGCTCAAATGTTGACGGATCTAATACAACGCCAGAACTCATTAGCGGTACGTATGGACAGTAGAATGCTGGAGCGTCAGTTTCTGATGCACCTTTGTATCCTACTAATACTGCTTGAGCGTCTGATGCATATGAATCACAGAATACTCTCATTGTACCGTTTAATGTACCTACAAACTTTGTGTTTGTTGGTGCTTCAAAAGTACCTTCTGTTGTTCTAGCAAATGCTGAAGTTGTAGCTGATTGTAACACTGTTAATGAAGCTGGTGAAACAACTGCATAGTTACCTGCACCACGTCTTGTACGTTGTGCAATTAAGTTAGCTGTTCTGTTTATTAACACTGCTAAAGCGGCATGCTCATCACCAACGAAAGTAGCAGTACCTGATACTGCAGCCTGGTTGTATGTGAATTCAGTTGCGGCTAATGTACGTAGAGATAATAGAATCTCTTGATCGATCTCAGCAGTAATCTCTTGAGCTAATGCTGCCATGATTTCTGCTTCTACATCGATACCGTGCATTGCTTGTGCATCTTGAGCTGCTTCAAAAGTCCAACGAGCTGACAATTTACGTGTCTTTGCTTCTACAGGTTGCTTTAAGATCTGTACAGAAATTTTGTTACCTGCTGTACCTTCAAGTACTGCTGTGTTTCCACCACCGTAACCAGTTGCGGTTCCAGCGTTGTTAGAATATGCAGTTGCAATCTTGAATGGTGATAATGCTTCTTCGCCAGCAGTTGTTGATGTTGCGGCTAGGGAGTTATCAGTCATTGAGTCTGCATAACGTACTCTAAGTGTGTGAATTTGACCAACTGGTCCAGTCATAGGCTGAACACCAACTAATTCGTTAGCAATAACAGTAGGCATAACCCTTCTTATTACAGGTAAAATAACTCTGTTTAGAGTTGCAATGTTACCTGATGCAGTTGATCCCGCTGTTGCGTTCTCAGCTAAGTGTTTGCGAGTGTTTTCTAAGATAACACCCATTGTTGAGCGACGAGCACCTTGTAATCCTTCTAGGAGGGCTTCTTTGGTCTCACCCCAACGGCTTTCTAGTAGTTCTTGTGACATTTATATGTCTCCTTTTTAGTTTAAAGCCCTGCTAGGCGCTTCAAGGCAATGACGTTGCTATCAGCATCGTCAGTTGCTTTATCGACAACCTTCGCAGATTTATTACCAGTTTGTTCAGTTAAATTTGAGGCTTTCTTAGTTCCTTTAGTTTCACTGATTACTGCTGGCAAATATTTTTCAAAAGCGTTCTTCAATCTAGATGTCTGAACGTTTTCAAGTAAGTTAGTCATAATTTCTCTCTTCTCATCATTAAGAGGAGATAGAAGCTCATCCAATGTAGCATCACGCTCATTGGCTTCCTTTATGACTTTGATTTCGTTATTTTTTCTCTCAACAAGTGCTTTCGCTTTGTCTTGAGTTTGGATGGCTTCTGCCAACTGTTTATCTTGTTTAGCAATTTTTGCATTAAGTTTACGTACTTCCTCATTTTCATTTAAATGTGTAGCACCAAACTCTGTTGCATATGCTTCGAAGATTCGACGACCAAAATTGTTCTCACGAGCAATTTGGATGTCTTCTTTAAGTTGACCCATTTCAGCCTTAAGATGCGTGGATACAGTTGAAGCCATCTTCTTAGCAGATTCTTTTACAAACTTGCTCTTTAGATTATCAAGTTTATTACGTGCATTTGATACAAGTCTAACCTTAGTTTCCACTAAGTCTTTCTTGTCTGCAGCAAATTCCTTGATCTCTTCAGCTAAAGCACCAACAACAAATGATTCTAATTTCTCAAAACCTGTTTTTGATACCTTACGATCTGTGCGTAGTTCTTTTAACTCTTCTGAAAGTTGTTTTACTAAAAAGCCGTTAAACTTATCAGCATTTTCTTTCATCTTGTTATGAAACTTAACACGATCACCAGCAAGTGCTTTCTTCTCCTCGTTAAGAGCAGCGATTTCACTTGCCAAGCCTTCTGTAACCATTTTATCTAGGGCGTCTACCATCACAGTCTTATCATGCTCATAGCGTTGTGCAAACTCCTCACGAAGTTCACTACGTACTGTCTCTTTGGCCTCTACCATTTTTGCTTCCCATTGTTCAGCAATAGCAGTACGAGTGTCCTCATTGACGAGATCGCTATCTAATAGTGGTTTAATAGCATCTAACATGCGATTCTCCTAAATTTTTAGGTCTCTGATAAGACGAGAAACTTCGTCTTTCAGGTACTTTTGTATTTTGCCGTCTTTCCCAGACTCACGAGCCATTTCTAAAATGTGATGTCCATGTTTCATGTTCATCAGTCCTTCATAAATTGCTTTTGGATAAGCATTTGGAGCACTGGGTTGTGCGACCACGTCTACAGTTACTATTTCAAAGTCACTGACACGTCCGTTATGTGGATCAACGTTACCCGATCCACGACTCGAAACGCCCAATCTCACACCAGACTGAAGCATAGTTTTCACTAGCTCGCCCATTGGAGTTGGGAGAATTTTTAGTTTTCCATAACCATTAGGTCCATCCATCCACATACTTTCTATCATGTGGCATACACGGTCTAAATTAATTTTGAGGTCATCTGGATGATCTACTTCGCCAAGAACGCTTGTAGTTTTGATTTGTTCGTTCAGTGTGTCAACTGCTTCTGCAATTTGACTTACTGGATAAACACGTTCGTTGGCATTTTTGACGTCACCTTGTATGCAGATGCCCTCCATATAGAGATTCTTACCGTCTTTGCCCTCAACGATTTGCATCTTTGCAGCTTCAAAAGTAAGGTCTTCTCTTAGGTATAGCTGTCCCATATACTTGGTTCCTCGCTAGATTAGTCTATAACACTTTTGGTGTTAACACCAGAAGCTTGTGCTAGTTCAGGCTTTGGAGCTGGCTTAACGTCTGGCTTTGTAGTTCCGTCCATGTCACCAAATTTTGGAGTTGGGCGGCCTTCTTTGCCTTTGTTACCATCATCAAAGTTTACTGGATGTGCATCCATTCCCTTTTGACCTGAGTTTGCAGCTACCGGACTTTTACTAGCTGGTGATGTAGTTACTGGCTTTGGTGCTGGAACTAAATCTACGTTCTCATTAAAGCCTTCAACTTCGACGTTAACATCAATTGGCTCGTCCATTTTGTCTTGCATAGCATCAATCTCGTCCTGCTCCATGTCAGTGTCGCTATCAATGTCTGAGATTTCATCCTGCTCGCCTTCGATGTCGTCTGTGTTGTCATCAACTTGACCCATTAGCTCTTCGAATTCACCCATTAGTTCGTCTAATTTGTCTTCGATATTTACTACACGGTCTTCTAACTCTTCTTCGCCGTTGTCATCATCAACGTCGATGTCGATCATTTCGATTTCTTCTTCATCATCTTCCATTCTAACGCCTTGCTCTTCAGCTTCGACTTCGTCAATGAGTTCGTCAACCTGTGATCCGCCTAATTCTTCTGATTCATCAATTGGTCCATCGCCTTTACGCTTGCCGAAGTCTCCTCTTGAATCATCTCTACGACCTTTTTTAGAAACATCCTTGTCAGCTATTTTACCATCTTTGGCAGCTTCTGACTCGTCTTCTCTATCGTCGTAACCTTGTTTCTTTTCTGTAATTTCTTCTTCTGACATAATCTCTTCGTATATGTCTCTTGACTTCTCAACAACTATGTCGTGGAAAAGTGCCTTTGCATTCTTTTCGTCATCATTGATAACGAATTCAATTAATTGCTCAAATTTGTTCATGTGAAAATTTTCCTTCTAAGTATTGGGCTCAGTATAGTACTTACAAGAAAGTTAAAAAACTAGTAGTTTATAGGGGTAAAATGGGTATAAAATGAAACTTTAATAAAGATAAGCCTACAATTGCGGAGGAGGTGGAGCAAACTGTGCTTGTATCTTTTTAAGTTCTTCAGTTTTTTCATAGTTACGCATATCATACATCTTACGCAACTTTGATATTTGCTTTAGCGTAAGTTTAGTCTTGCGTAGCTCTCCAAGCTCGGGAACACTGTTGTCAGCTTCTTGGTCTTGGTAATCTTCGTCTGATTGATCGTGATCATAAAATTCAAATAGTTTCATAATAGTATTTATACCGGAGGCGCTTCTGCAGGAACATCAACATTTACATCAATCTCTTCACCGCCTAGTGCTGGATCCATTGCTTCTTCGCCGGCTACTGCGTCTCCCATTTCTACATCACCTTCAAAATCACCTGGACTTACTCCAACAGTACGTAAATCACTGCCAGTTGGTTCTACATCAACTGGTTGTCCAGTTTCTTGTTCCCACTGCTCTGTGTTCTCTTGTAGTTCGTCTTCAGTTAATCCTAAGTAACGTTTCATAAGAAAACGTTTACTCATATAAGGCAACTGTTCTAATGCACTGAATGCTTGAATTCTTGTTGTATCTAGTTCTGCTTGTCTGTAACTTGCAAAGTTTTGTGGAGGATTAAATTTTATTGAAAACAGTCCACTGTCAATGTTGAAGCCTCTCCAACGCATGAACATTTTAAATTCATCATCAAGTTTAAGGATAACTTGTCTTTGTAATCTTTCACAGTACTGATTGAATCTAAATTCTTGTATAAGTGCAGTACCAACACGCCCGTCGTTCATTGGGCGATCTGAATCATCTGGACCTGTAGGCAAGTACGAACTTGGTACACGCAGTCCTCTACACATCTTATTGTTAAAGTATTTTAGATCGTCAATCTGTCCTAGGTTCTCACCACCTGGTAATGTTTCTACTTTTGAACCCCTACCTTCAGCAGTTTGTGGAAAGAAGTAATCTTCGTTAATACTAAGTGGATTGTACATAGTGTCCATAGTCGTAGCACCTTGTCCACCTTGTGCAGACGGAATACGTCTTTGGTGCACTTCATTTTTTACACGCTCAACAAACTGCATAGCAAGATGTGATGGCATGTTACCTACGTCGATGTAAAACACTCTACGCTCTGGAGCACGTTGTACTCTGTATATCAGTATAGCATCTTCAAGCAGTTCTTTTTGCTTGAACACTTTGAATATCATCTCCAGCACACTTTGACTGAAAGGCCAGTAAAAGTCTAAACCTTCACTAAGTCCTAGGTGCACAACATTCTTTGCATCAATCACAGTTTCGTTGATAGTGTGTTCAAATCTACTGCCAGTGCTGGGTTGGTTAGGAAGATTGTAGTTTGCTCCGCCACCCATGGCTCCGCCGCCACCAGTACCATTTATTTGACCAGCATTACCTGCACCATAGTCAGTGGTGTTTTTAGCAGTGATACTTAGGTTTTCAAAGTTTGGATTGATATCTCTAATTACATATTGTTCTGGACGTTTACCATCATTCTCGTTTACAATCACTCGTACAACTTTGGCCATGTCAACCCAGTACATTTCAAATGTTTCTGGATCACGTACAAACACTTGATCTCCGTATTTTAACACATTACGAAACATCTTAAACACACGTTGGTCAAGTTTGTTAAGTTTTGTCCACTGTTTTAATTGTGTACGTATTATTTCTATTTCGTTGTTTGTCGGAGTATCTGTGTATTGTACTTCAAAAGGTGTGTTGTTGCTTTCGTTTTCTTGTGTTGAAAATTCAGCAAGTATATCTAAACATGCATTTACTTCACTGTCAGTATCCATATTCTCATACTGATTATAGCGTTCTATTCTATTAGGATGTCCTGTGTATACTTCGGGTAAATGACTTTGATAGTTTTTAAATCCAAATTCGCCATTGGAACCAGTTCCGTAACTAGGCCCGCGTTGTGTTTGTCCGCTTATTGGACTAAGTTGTCCGCCGGTGTTTCCGACTGCTTTAAAGTATTTTTTCCAAGACATATAAGTTCCAATGTGCTTTTGTTATAGTGTATTTATCACTATCTATGTGCAGCCTGTAATAATTCGGTCTGTATGTTTACGCTACGGGCCATTGTGGTTGCAATTGCATCCAGTCTGTTTAACTGTGCTTCTGCTAGATTATTAGTTGTATTTCCGGCCATAGCTTGTGAAGCTCCATCTATTTGGTTGCCAGTACCGCCAAGTGCAGATACCGATCCGCCTAAGTCCATAGCATTATACCCGCCAGCCGGACCTGCGTTTGGAACTATGTTTCCATTCATGCCACTCATTAGCAATTCAGGCCCGTCTTCGCCGACTATATATGATTTGCCTGCTTGTACTGGTCCTCCGACTGCTTTTTTTGGTATGTTGGGATTTTTGTTAAACAAACTACCCAACCATGAGTCGTCATCAAAGTCAAACATATCCTGCCCAAGACCTTCTTTACCAGCAAAGAATCCACCTAAACCTCCACCGACTCCGCCAATTAATGCACCAGCAATCGCACCAAGACTAGAGGTAAGAGGTGCTAGAGGTCCGCCTATTAAACCTAGAGCTGCACCTGCAGCCGCACCTGCGGCTGCTCCGCCTAATGCTCCACCGCCTGTGGTGACTGCAACGTCACCTGTTTCTACAGTGTCTTTTGCTCCTACACCTGTTAAATTTCTTGCATATGCTTCTGCACCCATGCTAATCATCTTGTTGATTTCAACCATGGCTGCAGTCATACCTTCTGCCACTGTAGTTGCTGCGGTTCCCATAGCTGGCAACGCACTTAAAGTAATCTTGTTTACTTCTGTTGCAAAATTACGCATTGCTATTTGTCCGTCAACCAAACCTTGTGTAGCTGCATCTTGAGGGTCTAATGACGCTTTGGTCATTTCACCCATTTTTGCTATTTCAGCAGTGGTCGGTACTACACGTTTGTTTGCTTCTAACATGCCTAATGCAATAGTATCAAACGCAGTACCTGCACCAACTATTTTGGCTAATGCACCAGGACCGCCCATGGCTTCGACACGGTCTTTCATTCCTCGATTTATTTCAGCAGTTGCTTCGGCAGCTGATATTTGTCCTTTTTGCAAGGCAGCTACTGCTTGTTGTCCTCGCTCTCCTGCGGCTAATAAAAATCCTTGTGCTTCATCAGTAAGAGCGTTTCCAGCCATGATGTCTTGGAAACCTTTACCAATGGCTTCATTTTGTTTTGTGAGCTGAGCGGCTGCAAGTTCGACATTTCTACCAGCCTTTTGTCCAATTCGTTCATTTAAATCTTGTACAGCACCGTTGAAACGTGCATTACGTAATTGTCCTTGTAGTTCTTTCTCTGCTTCGTCAACACTGACACCTGTTAATCTTGCAAGTGTACTAAGTTCTTTTGCATAGTTTGCTGAACCTTGTGCTAATTCAGCACTGCTCATTTGATCTACTCTTGCAGTTCTTGCTTGTAATTTCAAATAGTTTGCAGTCATTTCGTTCTGTTGCTTGGCGCCAATTCCCATTGCTTCTAGTTCACGTCTAAACGGTGTCATTGCTTTGCTTATATTAGCAAATCTGTCTACACCGGTAGTTGCAGTTCCAAAAGCAAACGCTAGTCCTTCAGAACTATTTTTTGTTACATCTGCAAAGTCTTTAAAACTAATGCCAGCACCAATTGCTTGATTGGCAAGTGAGGTCATTCCGTCAGCACCAAGAGCACCTGACTGTGCAACCATTCTAAATGCACTGCCAGCGTTATCAAGTTGCGATGTTACTTGTTTTCCTATCTGTGCCGCTACATCAGCAGTTGCTTCTGCTAGAGCCGCGGCTGCCTTGCCAGCACCACTTACAAGACCGCCAATTACGCCACCTAGCACAGGAAGGCCTTTCAGTGCCTCACCGAGGCTATCAGTTACACCACCAACTGCCTTTCCAGCAGTCTTTAAAACACCAGCAGTTAAATCAATTGAACCATTGAGGCTTGAAAAACTTTCTTGTTGTTCTTGTACTGATGCTGCCGCTGCTATTGTACTTGACGCAAAGTTACCAAGATTTCTTACTGTGCCGCCTAACGCACCTGCAAATCTTGCTGCACCTTTGGTGTTTTTGTACGTTTCATCTGTTTGTATTTTTTGTGCATCAGTTTGAGCCTTAGAACCTTTTGAAATTTTTTGCAATGCTTTATCAAGTCTATCGACCTCTTTTGGATCAACAGTTTTGTTGTTTTTCATCTCAAGTTGTAAAGCCTGTATAGCTCTGGTAAGTTCTTCGATGGTTTGGTCGTCTGCCATTAATTAAAAGCCCGTTTTTTTGCCGTATAAGTACATTATCAACTGTATTTATGTAGGAAAAAACATGGAAGTAAAACAAGAGAATCCACTTGCGAAACATTTTAGGCAACCAGCGATTTATATTAAATTACCAACTGGCGGTGCATGGAATGATGAAACAAGTATAAAGACTACTCCAAACCAAGAATACGCAGTTTATCCAATGACTGCACTTGATGAGATAAGTTACAGAACTGCTGATGCACTGTTCAACGGTTCAGCAGTAGCAGATGTAATAAAAAGTTGTATTCCAGATATTATTGATCCATGGCAGATAAGCACTGCTGATCTTGACACACTACTAATATCAATACGCATTGCAAGTTTTGGTCATGAAATGGATTTCACAAGTAAATGTCCAAAGTGTGAGGAAACAAACGACTTTGCAATAGATTTAAGACAAATATTAGAGCAGATCAAAATGCCGGATTTCAGCGAACCAGTCACTAACGGTGACATCACAATTTACTTCAAGCCGTTATCTTACAAAGATCAAAACGACAATAACTCACAACAGTTTCAAGATCAAAAAATGTTAGAATCACTGCCAACTGCGGAGATTCCCGAAGCTGAAAAAATAGAAGCACTAAGGCAGGCATTTACAAACATTAGTGTTCTCACACTAAATGCAATATCTGATAGTATTGCTATGATAAAGAGTGGTGATGATGTTGTAGTTGACAAAGAATTCATCAAAGAATATCTACAGAATTGCGACAATAAAGCATTTGATAAGATACGAAAGAAGATCGAAAGTATAAAAGAAAGTCAAGAAATCAAACCATTGCTTATTGTATGTGCTGATTGTAAACACGAATACAATACACCTTTCACACTGAATGTTGCAAATTTTTTCGTATAAGGCTCTTAACGTCTACACCTGAACAAATTGAAAAGATAATCTCAGATATGGACAACGAAGTTAAGAGCCTGAAGCAAGACTTGTTAAAAATGTGTTGGTTTATGCGTGGCGGAGTTACCTATCAAGAAATTGTAAGTATGAGTGGCCCTGAACGTGAAATGATGGGTAAACTAATTAAAGAAAACTTAGAAACTGCAAAGAAAACCGGACAACCGTTTTGGTAATAGATCAAGTAAAAGCAGACATTGAACAGTGGTTGGTTAACTTTGTTGAAGTTCCGCACCCTGCATTAGGCAACTTTCCGCCTTGTCCTTTTGCCCGGCAAGCAAGACTACGCAACAAGTATGATGTTAGACTCGGAGATGATCTCGAACGTGATTTGTTTCTGTTTGCTAAGAAAAAATACTTAGGCAAAAATGATGTGGTCATATATGCTTATCCTCCCGAGCAATATGATGATGCATACTTTAATTTTGTTGTTGATGTTGTTAACACTTCAAAAGGATTTACTAAACGTAATCTTTTGGCACTTGCTGACCACCCAGACACTGTTGAAGAACAAAATGGTGTGTGCTTTAACATGGGTAAATATGCACTTGTACTCATACAAGATAAAACAAAACTTCAGGACCATGCACGTATGTTAGCTCACCGAGGATACTATGATGATTGGGACGAAGAATATCTGCAAGAAATATTTGCACACAGAAAAGACCCAAGAAAATGATATACGCAAGAATTAACCTAAGCGAAACTAACTATGAAGTTATACCTGAATACAAGAAAGTAAAACTTCCTCCAATAGTTCCAAACACACTAGAAGCAATCTATAATGCCTATTGTATTCATAAAAAGTTTAAAAGTGTTATGCCAATATTCGACGAAGAATACTATGACGAAAAAAATGAAGTATTTGGGTACTATGACAAGGAAGAAAAACTGGTTGCATTCAGTCTGTTTCGATGTTATAATAGTAAGAACGTTGAAGCAGTACAATTTGCTTGGGACTATGCAAACCCAGGATTGCGTTTAGGCATACGCAGTTTAAAAAACGAATGTGCAATATATAAAAAACGCGGTTTTGACTTTTTGTACTTAGGTCAAGCAGATGATTACAAAACAAAAATTGACGGATTTGAAATACTAGGAGGAAGATTATAATGAACGTTTACACAGTTTATGCCGATGTAAAAGAAGGTATAGATGCACGAACTTTTGTTGCTAACATGAAGCTTTTCCTAGATAAATTACCCACTATGCATGCCTACAGAATCACAAGAATGAAGCTAGGATTCCGTTCAATGGACTTGCCAGAGTTTAGAATTGATATGGAATTTGAAACCATGCAGGCACTGGATGATGCTATGAGTCATGTGGTAGCAAACGTAGATGATATTGAAACAGAACACGTAGGTTTCAATCAATGGGTAGATGTAGAAACCATACAACACTTTCTCTACAGAGACTATCCAGACTAACACCAGCCATTAGAATAATCTTCTAACATAACCTGCCGTATACGCAGTCGTTGTAGATCAGTGGGTCCTGCTCGCATGGTGTTGTCACGGCGATGATGTGTGTCCAATGCTGGCACACCAAGTATTCCTGCTATCTTATGTACATGTTTATAATTGTAGATATGTGTGTAGACAGCTCTGTTGGAACCAAGTCGTGCAGTGTTTGTTTCGCAGTGATCTGCTACGTTTGGATTTTGTCGATACACTGCAATGTCTTTGAGAAAGTTGGTTAGACTAGGTGATTTAATCCACAAATTTTTATTTGCCGGATTGCTCATGGTATGATAGAAACCACTTACAAACTTATCAATAGGATCACGCCACAGTGCTATGCGTATGTCTGCGTCTAGAAGCTCTGACTCAAACTCCTCAAATGATCTAGCCTTATTGTACACACCAGGTGCTTCGTTTTGAAAGTTTTGATAGAACTGTTCTTCTTTAGGATCAGCATTCCATAATGCTTGTGCTACATAACTCAACATAGTCGTAGTACTACATTTATGATTACGCACTATTGCTATAGTTCTATTATTGTGCTTAAACTTTATCAATCCCATATGCTTATTTAATAAGATGTCTAAAGACATCTATTGCTTCGCTTTGCTTCAGCAATATTTTTATTACGAGTGTAACGAAGTAATCAGTTATCATCTAGATAGTTTAGTCATACTTGCCCTACTACGGGCAAGTGAACTGAAAAGATGTCATCATCTGAGTTATCCAGTCATTTGAATAAAGAGATTTACATTACTGTATCAGGGGCGGTTGTGCTGTACCCCTTACTCTAGCCTTGTCTCACAACGGAGCGTTTGGTATACCCCTTCAAACAAAGTATACAAACGTATGGGTTGTATCTGTTTCACAGAGCCCATGTCATTCTAGCCTTAAGTTAGCCTTATCCTTTGACGCACCAGTTCTGTCGGCTACAACTCGCGTTGGCAGACCTCAAGGTGGATCGAGGTTCCTCGATCAAACGATGTCATATTAGCTTGGGAAATTTAAAAAGTTGCTCTGAGCATTGCTCTAGTAGTGCCTGTGTCATACTTGTTTATGACAATATAATCTGGGGGTTTAATTTACTCTTTTAATATGCCTTTTTGGTGTACACGGACCCGTATGTGCCCATTATACCATTGTTTTGATTCTAGTACTTTGTGTGTGAATTGTTCTCTTGCTTCAATGTAACTGAGTTCACTTTTACTGCTACACCAAAACATGATTTCACGTTTAAACTTGTCTTTTCCTAATAGTTCCACATCTGCAGTAAGTTCATCACTACTTCCATAATAGTCTCGCCAATCGCTTTCAACTGTATACCTACGTTTGTTTGTTCTTCCCTTCAGAGGCTTCTTACTGCGTTTAAACTGAGTAAGTTTCTTGCCAATGTACTTTCTATCATTGGTAGTATTTGTTATCAAATATACAAACCCTATGAACTCTGCAGGAATTTCAGTTACTTCTTTATTTTTGTATAGCCATGTCATCAGTTTGTTTCATAGCCAACTGCATAATTTTCATCTACTACTTCGGCCCTGCATTTGAGACTGCACTCAACCCAGGTGTCCTTGTGCATACTGTCAAAAAACTTTTGCCACAGATCGTGATTAAGTACTTCTTCAAAACTCAAACCGTTTTTTATATTTAGAATCTGTCTATATTTCTCAAAAAAACTTTCTTTGTACACACTGGTTTTGTTACCATAACTCATTGCATCATAAGGGAAACTAGTCCAACTGCATGGATGCAATGTGCCTTCTGCATTTACATACATGCCTCTATTGCCAATCTTACAAAGAGGTACAATGCCGTTTATAGGTTTTGTATGCAAATATTTTTGCAAATTTGTTGTCATATAATGTTCTGTATTTTGTATTCTATTTTTTAATTTTTGAATGTGTCTTTCATATCTATCTGTTTTGCTTATGTACTCATTGCGTGGTTCTAGTGTATCCTTACCATAAGCACCATCATATTTGCTACTGAACTTTGTGCTTTTGGTCCATTGTATACTGTCGCATCCATTTTGCTTTGCTAGGTCAATGATAGCACTGGTATGATCTTGATTAAAAGCAAAGTATATGGCTGCCCAGTTTACAAATGCCGAGGACTTATGCCCCATAATACGCATACCCTCCATGATGCTTTTGAAATTATTGTTTACTCTATACAAGTTGTTGCTTTCTTGATCATAACCATCCACACTAAAGTTTATGGTATCATATTCGTTGCTGATATCTGCAAATTGTTCCCACCAGGTAGAAGTTTTATAACTTCCATTTGTGATTGTGTACACATGGCAAGTTGGTTTGATAGTTTTGATATATTCTACAATTTTTAAATAATCTTTACAATAGATACTGTCACCAACATCACCGCACATGGTAAAACGTTGTACGTACTCGCTGATAAAATCAGCAGTAAAAGCACTCTGAAATTGTTCCAAACTTAGTTCTTTGTTTAGCCAAGGAGTATCGGGCATTTCTGTTCTAGGACATCTTGGACACTTCAAACTGCATTTACTGCTAGGTTCAATATGCCAATGATAAAATTGCCAACCGTACTTGTTATACATAAACTGTTATTTCCTTTAGATAAGAATACTTAATTGCACAACCAATTGCTTGTGCAACTTTTTCAGCTGGTAGTTTATCACATTCTATATGATCAATCATTGGTGTATCTACTGGCCCTGGACTTACCAAATGTACTCGACAGTCGGAGTCCTCTTGTGCAATCTGACGAAATGTGTTTTTTAAATCGTTCTTATGAACTCTATATTCCCACGGCTCGTTGTCTTTACTGCGTTCAAGACGTGGATAATCTGTTATGTAACTTCCTATGTTTACAATAATATTTGGTTTGTTTCTCCATTCGCGATACAAACGTTCAAGCAGTCTACGTTGTGCCCTGTCTTCATAGGCATTATTAATTAAAACGGTGCAATTTTTTGCCACAATATCTGCAACTATTTCGTCAGACGATTGTATGTTCCATCCATTGGATCTGCTATATCCAAAAATTGTGTCGTTATTGAAGTGTTCGACACATGCTTTGCCGATGCCACTGGTGTGTCCGGTGATTGCTATATTAGTCATGCTATGTCTATATCCGTACTATAACTTGTGAAGCCGTTTTCCTTAACAACTTTAAGCAAGTTATTTACACGCCCTGCTAGTTCATCTTTGTGTGATACAAGCCAAATGCTTTTGCTACGCTCTCTTGCCATTTTCTTAAGCAATGCAAGTGCAGCCTCAACTCCTGATGTATCCATACCTGAATCAATCATCTCATCAATGAACAGTAAGTTGATTGCACCATACAAGCTCTCCCATACGTCACGGAAAGCCCAACTCATACTGATAATTAGCCTGTTTCTCTCACCTCTACTTAGGTTGTCAAAGTCTAAATCTCTGCCAAGTTCTTGTATTTCAACAGTTAAATCGTTCTGGAATATAACTGTGTGTGGTAATCCTATTCTATCTAAATAGTGTGTGAGTCTTGAATTCAAATAACTTAAATTTTGATCAATAATACGTTTACGCACAAAACTGTCTTTGTTTGTTAGGAGTTTCAGTAGAAAGTCTTGATGATCGTATAGTCTAGTAAGGTCATTTAGTTTGTCATAACTTATTTCAGTGGCAGCAGTGGTCTGCATTTCTACTATTTGATCAACGTAAGGATCGGCTTCTGCACGCTTGCTTTGTAACTGTGTTTCAAGTGAGGATAAAGTTGATCTATGATTGTGTGCATCAGACACGCTATCATAAAAAACTCTTGGTCTCGCTGGAACTTCCGTTTTATCTGCCTTGAGTGCAGAGATTCCTTCCTGTATTTCTCTAAGGAAATCACTTGCCCCATTGTATTCCTCCTGTGCTTTAGCCACATGTTGTTGATGTGTTTCCATATGATCAACACTCTGTCCGCAACTGCCACAAGTGCCTGATTCTAAACTGTCTAGTGCTTTTTTAGTTCTAGTAACGTCTTTTTCTGCTCTGCCAACCTGTGCAGTTAGTGCGGCAATGTCTTTTTGTAATTGTGTTTGTGTATTGTTAAGTTCAGTCCACGTTAGGAGGTCATCCTGAGCGGCTAATTCTGCATCAATATCAACATGTGCAAGATCCTCAATAGCAGTTTCAAACTTTTTTACGTCTTCTGCTTTCTTGTTCATCCACAGTGTTTGTCTACGTTTAAGTGCTTGTACTTGTTCACCAATTTTGTCGTTAGCAGTTTGCAATGCTTTGATTGTCATTTCTTCCTGCTTGATATCATCACGTGTGCGTTTGCTAAGTTCTTTGATCTTGTCAGCACGTTCACTGAGTTGTGTTATTCCTAGCAGTTGCTCGATTATCTCTCTTTGATCGTTTTGTTTTAGACTCAAAAACGGTTCAGTGTATGTGTTTAATGCTACCAAGTGTTTGAACATAGTATGACTCATGCTCAACAGTTTTAGTATAGCACCTTGTGTTTCTCTACTATCACCTTGTGCATAGTCATCTGCTTCTTGTTCGCTGTCATTGATATAAAACTTTAGTACATTGGGCTTGCGTCCACGTTCTATACGATAGCATTGTTCACCAACACAAAAATCTAAACTAACCATCATTCCTTTTGAATTGGTCTTGTTTATGAGATTGTCACGACGTATGTTTGTGAGTGCCTCGCCATAGAGTGCATAACTTAATGCGTTTATGATTGTGGTCTTACCAGTTCCGTTACGTGAACCATCACCACCTAAGTCGATGTTCTCACCAAGTACCAGCGTGAGGTCTTGTCGGTCAAAGTTAATTGCTTGGGTAGCATTACCCACACTCATAAAGTTTTTAACCGTAAGGTCTTTAATTTGAATCATATTGTTTTACTATAATCTTCTAAGGTTTTTGCCAATGTTTGACCTTGTCTTGTCAAGTAATATTGTACATAATCAAAGCAAATAAGTCTACCGTTTAGGTTTAAAAAGTTTATAATTCTGTCATATTGTTTATAATAGTTTGTTTGATCAAACAAACTACCAAAAGGTATCTCAAGGACACGAGGATTATCAGACAGTGTTTGATTAAGAGTGCTTTGCCCTGGATCTAGATCACCTAACTTTTTCTGTGCAAGTGCATGTAAGATATTATTGCCTCTTTCATCATGCGGTAAAATGCGTATTACTTTTGCTTTTGAGAATGTATCTAGTATTAAATTTACACTTGTATCGCGCCACATATGTGTACCAAAGATCACTTGATCAAGCAAACTGTAATTTAAATTTCTTTTGCCAAGACTTTCAGCAACATGATAGAAAAATGTATCATCAAATTTATAGTGATCAAATTGATCCATAAACTCATAGTCTGTAGTATACATATGAACCTTACCGTTGTCTGCAATGCCATAGTATTCACAACCAGTACGTAGATAGTGTTTATCCACTATCGATATAAGCAAGTCGCCTGAGGATCCTGCTGGGTATACAACAAATATGCATGGATCGTCTTTAGTAAAGTCAACACAGTCTATAAAGTTTCTGCTTTCTAATGCCTCATTTTTTGGCACAAGCATTACAGACTCCTATAGATTTCTAATAACAATTTGTTATCGTAGAATTCACTATCAATGTTTATGATTTGTTCTGTAACAATTTGGTCAACACTTTCAAACTTGATGTCGCCTGGTTGCATTTCTTCTTCCAATGCACTGCGTTTGTTAGGTATAAGTGCCATCTCACGCAGTTTGTACTTGGTTGCAAACTGTTCTTTGATGTAGTTTGCTTCTTCGTAGGATATTTCTATGTCTAAGTTTACTCTAACATGCATGTTTGGTTTTAGTATTGTGTCAGCATAGTCAATTACCTGTGAAAGGTCCAACACTTTGTACAATGGTTGATCTGGCCAAGCAATGTACTCTGGCTCTTTGCCCCATTCAAGTATCATGCAACCACGTTGATCATCACCTGCATCTGAAAAGTTGTGCGGAAATGCATTGCCAATGTAGTTGATGTTGTTTTTCTGTTGACGTAAATGAAAGTGTCCACTAAACACTGTGCCATACTGTTGGAAGTGTTCTGATTTTATCTCTCCGTGATCAGGCATTTCAACCATAGCATTCATCTTAAAGTGCGGCAGTTCAAAGTGTCCAAACATATACTGAGCACTTGCAGTTTTAATCTGCTTGTGATCATCTCCAACCAGCCAAGGAACAAGTATCACATCATCCTGTTCAAACCAGTCGTTGCATATTTTCAAGTTTGGTATGTGCTTTGCCCATTCAAAACTGTAGATATCACGTTTGTCTCTATAGTACAAGTCGTGATTGCCAGTTATAAAGTAGGTTATGTCAAAACTACGTGAAAGATTTTCTAATGCTCTTAGACTGTGGCTCATGGTTTGCAAACTTAAACTTGCTCTATGATGATGCCAGTCTCCCATGAAGATAGCAGTTTCACAGTTGTGTATTTTGCCTTGTTGTACTGCCCATTCTACAAAGTTTTCACAGTCCTGATTGTGCATGATGCTATTGCTTTTCATGCCAAAGTGGATGTCTGTGAACACTAGAGCTTTCTTAAACAAACCCATATATGTGTCCTATTTTTTAGCGGCTTCTGCTGGTTGTAGTTTTTTTGCATCTGGTGAATTGTTAAACTGTCTTGTCCAACTTGGGTTCAACCCGTTTTGCTCTAGTATGTCATCGCGTATGTTTTGATTTTTCTTTTCAATGTTTAAGACTCTGGTAAAACTGTTTGTGATAGTAGCAGTGTAGTATGCAAATGGATTTTGGCTCTTGCTTTCATCAAACTGTAGTCCAATTTGACTCAGTTGTAGCAATGCTTGTCCACGCATTTCTTCATTGTATGTGTATCCGCGCCAGTTTGATCTAGTAGCATAACGTTCACACAATTTTATAAACATGTGTGCAAGTTTGTCAGTCATCTTACCATGGTCTTTTGAGAAGTGCCCGTTCTCCATACCACCAACCCAGTGCGATTTACCTACAATATACGGCACTTTGTTCTCATCAATCATGTAGTGCCAAAAAGGAGGAAAGTTAAGTTTTACGTAGTTGAGATCTTGTTCAACATCACTCATCAGTTCTTGCAATCCATCATCTTCGACATCAACGTCATCCATTTCGAGGAGTTCTTCTAGTTTGCTTTTTTTCTTTTCTTGTGCTTTGGTCAGTTTCTTTGGCACCATTGGAATATGATCCCAACAAATTACTCTGAACACAAGTTCTTGGTTGTTTAGTTTTGTTGGATCGAGTATTTCGCCAGTTAGTCTTTTGATTCTATCTGCTTTGTTGCGTCTTGCTTCTGCAACACTACGCTGATTGATCTTGTCAACACTAGGCACAATAATATCATACTGTGCAAATTCTCTTTCTAAGTAAGAACAGTAGGTATTCTTGCTTTTCCAAATTTCTTTTAGTATATCTCTGTTGTTTAGATAGTTTACTTTTCTAGGTGCTTTCACCGGTGGCATATGATTCTCCTTAGCCTAATAACTTGCTTATTATACAACATTACTTATCAGAAGTCAATCATTAACTACGCACTTTTTGGTAAGCATAAATAAGACTAGAGGAGTATACATGGCATATTCACAGGCAAAAGCTGACAGAATGAATCAACTTGCACAGCAGTATCCTAAAGCACCTATTGGTACTTTAGCAACGTTGGCTAATATACCTGTAAGTGAATTGGGTAACTATACCAATGATAGTGTAGGCACACGTGCAAGTAATGCAAACTTTGGCAGAGTAACCAGCGAAGAGTCTCAGAATATTCAATCAACTGATACGGCACGTAACACTCCTGGATCAGGAACTGCATTTCAAGGTGGCGGTACTATTGCTGAACAGGCATTTGGCAAGCGACCTCAACCGGATCCGTTTCCAGCGGCTCCACCACCAAGACCAGTACAGGCACAAGATAGTGATGTAGATTTTACAGATGCGTATGGTGAAAATTTTAGACAAGCAACACCAATTCCTACACCAGTTGTGCAACCACAAGATGATGATGTTGAATTTGCTGATGCATACGGAGAAAGTTTTCGAGAAGTTACGCCAATTCCAACAGACACACGTTTTCCGACTAGTAGGACATCAGAGCTTACGCAGAACACAGTTGACCCTGGATTGGCAAATGCCCTACGTGATCAAGAGCGTAGAGCAATCGAAGCTAGTAATGCATTTGAGGAGCCACCAGCACCGTCACCATATCCTGCACCTCCACCGCCACGTCCAGTAGAAAGTTTTGATGCACCTGTAGATGATTTCAGTGGTTATCCAATTACACAAGTTGATGACTTTAGTGGACCTACTAGAAATATTACACAGGTTGATGACTTTGCCGAATATCGTCCACCAGTTACAGAAGTAGATGACTTTGCAGAATTTCAAAGTCCAAATCAAGTAAACCAATTTGGAGTAGATGATTTTGGTGATCCAGAAGCGGCACAATTTGATGCCTTTGGTGATCCACTTAGAGCTCCAGCAGATGTAAATGACTTTGAGGAATATGGCGACTTTATCGATGAACCAGGAGCAGACTTTGATGCATTTGGCAATCCAGTTACTCCAATAGTTGAAAACGATGGAACAAATTTAGTTGGCGATGATCCAGTTGCTGACATTGGCGACGGCGCAGAAGGTGATGGCATTGACGGAGTTGAGCAGGCAGCTATATCACAACAAGAACAAGCCGCTATTAACGCAATGGCATTAAAACAAAAGGCACAACAACAACAAACAATTAGTCAGATGCGTGAAGCATCAGGTGTTAAAAACGCAGATGGTGATTGGCGTGTTAAGCTCCGATTAGCTCCGCAGGCAACTTACTTGTACAAAGATCCTAATCCAGGTATACTTGCTCCATTAGCAGTTACAGATGGAATTATATTTCCTTATACGCCAACAATAGATGTGCAGTACAGGGCAGAATACACAAATTACTCGCCAACACACAGTAATTACATGCATTACTTTTACAAAGGTTCTAGTGTGCAAACGGTGCAACTACAAGCAGAATTTACTGCACAAGATACTGTCGAAGCAGAATACCTACTAGCATGTATACACTTTTTAAAAAGTTGTAGTAAAATGTTTTATGGGCAAGATGCACAAAGAGGATCTCCACCACCATTAATATATCTTACTGGATTAGGCGAATATCAATTTAACGAAGCACCATGTGCGATAACAGAATTTAACTACAACCTGCCAAACGATGTTAACTACATACGGGCAAGGAGTAGACATATAACAAGAGATGATGCACTTCAATTTCAAAAGCCATTGGCAAGTTCGACAACAAATGGAAATTTTAGTGCGTTAAACAGGCTAAAAACAGCAGTAACAAATGCTTTAAACGGAAATACTGAACCATTACAAGTCGGTGCTCAACCATTTAAACCAGCACCAGGTAACCTGGGTACAAAAGGTGCAACCTATGTGCCAACTAAGTTGGCAATGACCATTAACTTATTACCAATTGTTAGCAGACAACAGGTCAGTCAGCAATTTAGTCTCAAAGAATATGCAAATGGTAACTTAATTAAAAGAGGAATGTGGTAATGGCTGAAATAGAATATGGTTCAAATAGCATGTACTTTGACACTCCTATAGTACAAAATCAATACCTTGGTGTTATGGTTGATCGCCCAATACCAAAATTAATTGATGATCTAAGTTTTACCATTAACGAAACATATAATCTACGTCCTGATGTATTAGCATTTGACTTATATGGCGATGCCGCACTTTGGTGGGTATTTGCACAACGTAATCCAAATCAATTACAAGACCCGTTGTTTGATTTTGTCACTGGTACAACAATCTACCTACCACAAGAGTCTACACTAAAATCAGTATTAGGCGTCTAATATGGCAAATCCGGCAGAGATCAACAGCGCCAGACTAAGTCAGCAACTTGAGATCAATCGTCAAAAGCTCGCAGTTAAAAGTTTGCAACAACAAGCTCGCACAGGAGCAAAGTGGAGCAATATTCAAGATGACTGGGATACCAGTGATGAAAGCGTTAAACTTACACGTAGCACATTGCAAAATCTAAACGGACAAAACGAAGGATTTAAGAACAAACCAGGCTATGTTACTACAAAGGTTAAACTCACTAGAAATATTACAGAAACAAATGTGCTTGTAAACGATCTTCAAGTTGTAAAGGAAACAACAATTAAAAACGAAAACTCGTTTGAGGTAACCAACAACTTGCCAAGAACTAGTGCTGGCACTATTGTTTCTAACGATGCTATTGCAGTTGAAAACACTGGTCGATTCACAACACCTATCGAAGGTAATAATTTATTCCTTGACGACACTGTAGTGAAACCAGTTGTAGCAAGTCTAAATAAACCTACTAATGCAAGGTCAGCAAGTCTAAGTGGACTCGAAGATCAACAGTTAGGAGATGCCAAAGGGTCAGGATCAACTAGCACAGTTGGCGGCGGAAATACAGTCCGTAAAATTACTGCTACACAAAATCAAAATAGTGTACAAGCAACAGGACAAGATATACAGAGGGCAACTGATGATGATTCAACCACTGTAGTGTCAAATAGCGTTGGTACTGCTAGTCAAGTGGTTGAAGGACGAACAGAAGTCGCAGCTGAATTTATGCAAACTATCACACCATCTCCAAACAAATTAGCAGGATTAGCAAGCCAAACATATGCCATATCGATATACCTAATGAACACTGATGAGTATACACAGCTATTAGGCAGTGATAGTAAAGTTTTACCAACAGATCAACTGATAGTACAAAGTGGTGGAGCACCAGTGGGCCAACGTAACAAATTTTTTGATCTTGATTTTTACATCGAGAACTTAGAATTACTTACAACAATTGGAACACAAGGTACTGGTTCCCCTCACAATGTTGTAAAGCTATCGTTTGAGATACTAGAAACAAATGGCATTACGTTTCTTGAAAGACTTAGGCAAGCAGTTTGGGAGCATACCGGCGACAGATCACAAACCATTAATGGACAAAACTATCTTATGGTGATCAGATTTTATGGTTACGATGATCAAGGTAATTTAGTAAGTAGTGCACCTGGACAAGAACCAAAACCAGAACAAACAAGTGATCCAAATGCGTTGGTTGAAAAGTTTATTCCGTTTCAAATAAACCAATTAAGATACAAAATTGCTTCTGAAGCAGTGATGTACACTATTGAGGCAACACCAACAATCATGACAGTTGGCTATAGTACTGCACGAGGCACAATCCCATTTAATTTTCAACTTAGTGCAGTTGATGTTCAAACCTTGTTAAATGGCGATACAGAAATACAAACAACTCAAAGACAAATTACAGACACTGACGATGACGAAGCCATGGAAGTTTCTGAACGTGCTCCGCCTGCAAAAAAAATTGGCTTAAAAGGAGCAACTATAACACAAGGACTGGCTACTGCTCTAAATGAACATCAACAGTTGTTAGCAGAAAAAACTCCTGGTATGATTCCAGACAAGTACACAATTGAATTAGAAGACGTTGCTGGACTAAAAGATGCAAAAATGCGTAAGCAAGGCACTGTTGACAAACGTAGATCCCCACTGCAAGACAATCCAGATCCAAATCAAAAACTTAACCAAAAGAAGCAGAACTTTGATACAGATACTAAAAATTACAGTATAAATGCTGGTACACAGATTGTGCAGTTGATTGATCAAGTGATGAAGAATAGTACCTATGTAACTGCTCAACAAACAGTTGCGTTTGATGAAATAAGCAAAAAGGAAATTAAAAACACTCCAGTTAAAACTGTACAATGGTATAGAATTACACAAACTGCAACTCCTACAGAGTATGATCCTGTGCGTCAAGATTATGCATATGACATACACTACAAGATATCAAGGTACCAGATTAACACTCCACGTTCACCATACTTTCCGCCTGCAATGTACAGAGGTGTACACAAGTTGTACAACTATTGGTTTACAGGACAAAACACAGAAGTAATAAACTTTGAAGTAGAGGCAAATACCAACTATCTTTCTCCTATTAGCAACAGTGGACTTGCTAACAATACAATCAATGCAAGGTTTGCTGAAAAACAGTTTTTTCAAACAAGTGCTGAAGAAAGCACACAAGGTGGACAAGGTGAAAGTACATTGCCAGCGGCACAACTTGCTTCTCGATTGTATTCTCCAGCTGATGTAGCAAAAACAAATATAGAAATAATAGGCGATCCAGACTGGATTACACAAAGTGAATTGTTCTATACAGAATCAAATCTTAAACCATTTGAGCGTGACGGAAGTTGTAACATGAGAGCCAGTGAAGTACTGTTTGAATTGAGATTCAATCGTCCAACAGACTATGATTTGCCAACTGGGTTGACACCAGTGTTTAAAAACAATACAGGGTCAAGTGCTATTACTGGTGAAGTTAATCTTCCTGAAGAAAGTATTGTGTTTATGGCACAAAAAATTACCAATAAGTTTCAAAATGGAAAGTTTACACAGGAGATACTAGGCACTCTACGAGACTTTGCTACTGCCATTGACAGTCCAGAAATGAAAAAAGAAGAGTCCAACAAAGTTGAAAAAGTTGCAACACCAGTTGCTCGACCAAGTGGTGTGCGTAGCACAAAGAAAGAACCAGTGCCAACATACGATGATGCAGTGCAACGTAGAGCAAGAGGACTAGGTGTTGCGAATAATTCAGCACCGACAGGTGTAAATGAACGTCCTGACTATATTACAGGCAGTGGTAGGCCTAGTGGTTTAAAGCCAACTGAGAACCAAGGCAGTAAAGTAGCACCTACGCAAAACTACGATGATGCAATTATGCGTAACAAAAGAATTGCCACTATGCAAAATGCTAGTACTAACTATGTAGACCCAATAGTAAACAAGGCAAACTGGCAACCAAAAGTACCACCAAAGCCTGCTTCAAATGTTATAAGCGACGATGCAGGAGGCAACAACGGTTTTCAAGGATCGTTGTTGAAACGCAAGAATCAACTTGCCTTAGAAAGATCAAAACGCAGAGTAGCGGCAGGTGCTAAAGTACAAAGCAGTAGTGGAGGCGGTGTAAGAACAGACTCCGCATTTAGATAGGTAGGATATGGCAGAAAATTATCAACGCAGTGTAGGAACTCCAAGGGCTTATAAAGAAACCAAAGGTGGTATTCCTGCTCCTTCAGGACCATATATAGGTGAAGTGGTTAACAATGTAGACCCCACAAGAAGTGGGCGTGTACAGGTGTATTTAGAATACCTTGCAGGACCAGATAAAAACAACAAAGATTTATGGCGAACTGTAAGTTACATCACACCTTACTATGGTTTTACACAACAGAGTGCACCACAACCAACAGGCCCTGGAAGTTTTGTTGGAAACAATCACAGTTATGGATTTTGGGGAACACCACCAGATTTAGGTACAAAAGTAATTTGCTTTTTTGTAGACGGTGATCCTACACAAGGTTACTATCTCGGAATGCCAATTGAACCAGGACTTAATCACATGGTACCTGCAATTGGTGCCAGTGAAAAATATGTCGATGACAGTAATTCACCATTGTTTGCAAACAAACAAAAATTGCCAGTGGTTGAAATAAACAACAGTAACAAAGCCATTGCAGAAAATCCAAGATTTTTTGAAGAAACAAAACCAGTGCATAGTGTCCTTGCTGGACAAATGTTGTCACAAGGTGTCATAGCTGATCCACTGCTTGGACCTATAACATCAAACAGTCAAAGAGAGTCACCGAGTAATTGTTTTGGTATCAGTACTCCAGGAAGACCAGTATACTCAGGTGGACTAACAGATGCACAGTTACAACAAAAGATAAACAGTTCAACACTACAAGCAAATGAAGTTAATGTGATTGGCCGTAAAGGTGGGCATAGTATCGTAATGGATGATGGAAGTCAATCCAACGAAGATAATTTAATTCGATTACGTACCAGTGCAGGTCATCAAATAATGATGAACGATACACCCGACGGGCAAACAATACATATTATGCATGCTAATGGGCAATCATGGGTTGAACTAGGCAAAGAAGGCACCATAGATGTATATGCTTCAAACAGTTTAAACATAAGAAGTGCTGGTGAAATCAATATGCATGCTGACAGAAATATTAATATTAACAGCGAAAATGGCAGTATAAACATGAATGCTAAAGGTTCAATGAGTTTAGAAAGTTCTAGTTTAAACCTAACAGGAACAAACAGTTTACTCGCCTACAGTAAAAGCATGATAGGCTTAAAAAGTGATTCGTCATTGATGCTAAAAAGCAACACTGGCAGTTGGGGAGCAGGCTCAGGACTTACACTAGAAGCAGGATGTATAAAACTAAACAGCGGATCAGCTCCAGATGTCCCTAAAGCACAAGAAATTCCAAAACGTAGGTTACCTGACACTGCATTTAGTCCTCAACAAGGATGGATACCAGAACCAGCCGCAATTGAAACTATAGTGACACGTGCTCCGACACACGAACCTTATGCTGAGCGTGGCACAGGTGTAAACGCAACCACTAATTTGGCCAGCACAAGTGAAACGGTACCATTGGATAAAAAAACACAAGACGCAGTTGATAACACAGAAAAAACAGAAATTAAAAAGATTGAAAAAGGCGACTACGAAGCACAAGAGTCAGCAAAAAGTAATGTTGGAAAGATTGCTCCAGAAAAAGTTACCGGTATGTTGGCACAAGCAAGTAAAGAAGTGCCACAAGGATTCAATGAAATATCAAACACAGTTGGTGTTGGAAAATTTGGCTTCAGTGCTCCAGAGCTTGAAACTGCAGGATTCTTAAAACCAGGTACTAGTGACTTCTTCCTCAAAGATGCTACTTCAGACCTAAACACTGTGTTAAGCAGTTCGAGTGTGTGGAGCGGAAATCAAGGCATAAACGGAGTAAGCGACTTTTTAAACAATGAAGCAATACAAGACCTGACCAAAACAGATTTGTTTACCAAAGGACTTAACAGTTTACAAAATGCAGGAATAGTTACAGGTTTAGAAAATGAAGCTGACCTAGCGGGACTAGTGAGCGGTGCGAGTAAATTTGGAGTAGACGCAGTCAAGAAATGGACACAAGGCAGTGCAATACTAGGCAAAACTTTTAACGGTGCCAATAGCGGAAATATCACTGCAGGACAAATGAATGAATTAGTTAAGGGCGGGCAGTATGCAGTCAATCTTACCACACAAAAAATCAGCAGTGAAATACAAGGTTTTACAACTGGTACACTTGGCACAACTGGCACTGTGATAAGAAAAGAAATAGATACAGCAGTACAGTCAGTTATTGCTAGTCAAAAAGTCACTGGAATAGAAACATAAATACGGTATGACAACAGTAATCGGATATAGCACAGTAGGTAGATATAAAAATTATACCCTTACTGATTTTGAACTCATTAAGGTAGACTTATTGAATGCACTAAACATCAGACAAGGCGAAATGCCTGGCAGACCTGATGTTGGAACTAGTATGTGGAGTCTTATATTTGAACCACAAAGTGCCCAAACATCAAAAGCAATTATCAATGAATTACAGCGTGTAGTTGCTCAAGATCCAAGAATAGAAATATCAGACATTAATGTATTTGCACAGGAAAATGGATTTTTATGTGAACTTGAAGTGCAAACTATTGCCGGACAAGATGCAAATAGTTTAACTGTGTTCTTTGACAATCAAACACAACGAGCCGCGTTCTCAGACGTCTAGTATAAACTACGTAGTTTATTTTAATGATAAATACTAGGTAAGGAAATACATATGGCTAAAACTACAAGACAAACTAGTATATTTGGCGTTGAGGATTGGAAGAGAATTTACCAAACTTACCGTGAAGCAGACTTTCAAAGTTATGATTTTGAAACACTGCGTAAAAGTTTTATAGATTATATACGTCTATACTACCCAGAAAGTTTTAATGACTATATTGAGTCAAGTGAATTTATAGCACTGCTTGATGTTATGGCATTTATGGGACAAGCAGGTAGTTTTAGAAATGATCTAAACACTAGAGAGAACTTCATTGACACTGCTGAAAGACGTGACAGTGTCAATAGATTAGCAGAACTAGTAAGTTACACACCAAAGCGTAATACTGCGGCATCGGGCTTTTTAAAAGTACAAAGTATAAGCACCACAGAAGGCGTCATTGACTTTACTGGTGTAAATCTTTCAAACGTAACAGTAAACTGGAATGACACTACAAACGCAAACTGGCTAGAACAGTTTACAGTGATAGTAAATGCGGCTTTAGATAATAGTCAACGTTTTGGTCGTCCTGGAAACAGTCAGACAATATTAGGCGTACAGACCGATGAATATGCACTTAACCTGATACAAGGGTTTTTACCAGTCATACCATTTACCAGTACAGTAAACGGAACATCAATGGGATTTGAGGCAGTATGTGCTACAACACAAGATGAAACATTTGTGTACGAGCCATCACCAGCTCCAAATGGTGCTTTTAATATTTTATATAGAAATGATAAACAAGGATATGCTAGTGCAAACACTGGCTATTTCTTCTTGTTCAAGCAAGGAAGTCTACAAGACTTAGATTTTAACTTGGGCGAGCGTATAAGCAACAGAGTTGTAAACGTAAACATAGAAGGTATTAACAATGAGGACACATGGTTGTACCAACTTGATTCTCAAGGAAATATTACCAATGAATGGGACTATGTCGAAAACATTTACTCAGGCGCAGTTGAAGAACTAACTCCAGAACAACGTCGGTACTTTACAATAAGTTCTCGAACAAATGATCAAATCAATTTAAACTTTGGAGATGGTGTGTTCAGTAGCATACCAGTTGGCAGTTTTAGAACTTATGTCCGTGCCAGTAACGGATTAAGTTATATTATCAATCAAGATGAGATGCAAAACGTAACCATCTCAATTGGCTATGTAAGTCGTACAGGTAGGAATGAAACACTTACTTTTACATGTGCATTAACTCAACCAGTGAGCAATGCCGCCAACAGAGAAAATATTAACGATATAAAACAACGTGCTCCTGCAAGATATTACACACAAAACAGAATGGTTAACGGAGAAGACTACAACAATTTTCCATATACACTTTATTCAACTATAATCAAGTCCAAGGCTGTTAATCGTAGCTCAATTGGTACTAGTAGATATTTGGATCTTGTAGATATCACTGGAAAATATTCAAGCACAAATGTTTTTGCTAGTGATGGATTAATATACGAAAACACCGCAGTACCTAGTTTTACTTTCACATTTGTTGACCAAAATGATATTACAGATGTAATTGTAAATCAAGTCGAGCCGGTATTAGCAAGTCGTGGTATGCAAGAGTTTTATTATGAAAACTTTACTCGACCAGACCTAGCAGTATTGAATTTAGACTGGAGTCAAAGCACAACCAGCAACAACGAAACCACAGGATTTTTTAGATTTGTCGCTAGCGGAGCGCCTGCACCGGTAGGACCGCAAGCAAGTGATAACAAAAAGTATATTGCACAAGGTGGATTAGTTAAATTTACACCTCCTGCAGGACAATATTTTACTGCTACGAATAGGTTAGCAGTTGGATCGCCAACGTTGCCTGGAGATAAAACAGTGTTATGGGCAACTGTAACTGCATTAGAACTTGACGGGACAAATCAAGGAGTCGGCAATAATGCAGATGGCACCGGACCTGTCACGCTAAACAATTTTATTCCTACTAACGCAGTACCAACTGAAGTTATTCCAAACTTTATTACAGATTTGCCAACTGCAATTGAAACCACAATGCGTGAAAACATTGAGTTATATAGAAATTTTGGGTTAGGATATGATAATCTAACAAGTACTTGGTATGTGATTACTAGCACTAATATCAACAACGCAATAACATTTAGTTTAACATATGCACAGAATACATCAGGCACAGGACTGGATAATTCCTGGCTGGTTGATTTTACAACTGATGGAGTTACATATACAGTTAGCTCAAGAAGCCTACAACGCTTTTGGGCCAGTGTGTTAGAAACAAGATTCTTCTATGATGGCACACAGAAAGTATATGATCCAAAAACCGGAACAGTTATAAATGACTTTATAAATGTGCTTAAAACAAACAACAAACCAGATTCAAGTACAACATTGAACAGTGATGAAGTATTAGACATTATTGATCAACCTGTTGAAACTGATGGCTTTGTCGATGACTTTAGAGTGAGAATAAGTTACAAAGATTCAGACAATGATGGAATACCAGACAATCCAGACTACTTTACAGATCTTGTTGCTCCGACAGTGAATCCTAATAACAAAAGAATCTACTTGCAACAAACAGTTGACTTTGACAATTTAGAAAGATATTTGCCTCTCGCCTCTGGTGTAGTAATAGGAACGATTGCAACCAAAGATGCAATTGAACTTGTAAAAAGCGAGTATGCTGATAAACAAGTATTTTATGCATACACCGATAAAAAGTTTTATCAGCTCACAGTTGATTATGAAGGTTTACGAACAATTACAGAGGTAACGGGTTATGATACCTATGTTGGCAGACAAGGATTATATTTTCAATATCGTCATAACGCTCCATTAAGCAGACGTATTGATCCTGGAACAACAAATATTATTGACCTATATCTTGTAACACAATCTTATTATATTGCTTATCAAAATTACATACGTGATAGTACAGGCACTGTTACAGAACCAGCAAAGCCTACAATAGATGAGTTAACAACCAGTTATAGTACACTAGATCAGTACAAGATGATAAGTGACAATATTATTTTGAATAGTATAACCTTTAAGCCACTATTTGGAACAAAGGCGTCAGTTGAACTACAAGCAACTATCAAGTGTGTGAAAAACACTGCAAGTACTGCTAGTGTAAGTGAAATTAAAAGTCAAGTTGTAAGTGCAATGAACACCTATTTTACAATAGAAAACTGGGATTTTGGTGATACGTTTTTCTTTAGTGAGCTTAGTGCATATCTGCATGATAGACTGGGAAGTATTATAAGTTCAGTGGTGTTAGTACCAACTGATCCTCTTAAATCGTTTGGAGATTTATATGAAATACGTAGTCAAGCAAATGAAATATTTGTAAATGCTGCCACAGTTAATGATGTCCAAGTAATTGATGCACTAACAGGTAGCCAGTTAAGAACTGCACCAAATAGCGGAGTAGTCTAGTATGGCTAAGCGTATACGCTCAGAAGATTTCTTACCAGAAATATTTCAAACACCTGCTAACAAGCAGTTGTTACGTAGTACACTGGATCAACTTACACAAAATCCAAAACTTAAACCTACTGAAGGTTACATTGGGCGTAAGATTGGCCCTGGCGTCACTGCATCAGACAGTTATGTGCTTGAGCCGACAACAACACGTAGCAATTATCAATTGGAACCGGGAGTTGTACAAACAAACGACAACGGTACTGAAGTTTTAAACACTATTACCTATCCGGGTATAATTGACAGTTTACAATTACAAGGTGCAAATACTACACGGCATGACAGATTATTTGACAGTGAATATTATAGTTTTGATCCAATGGTTGATTTTGACAAATATGTCAACTTTGGACAGTATTACTGGGTACCAGCTGGTCCTGATAGTGTAAGTGTATTTGCAAATGCAATTCCTATACGTGCGGACTATGATGTAAAATATGTAAACACAGGTTATACATTTTCAGGATATGCAGGCACGTTACCTACAATTAATCTTGCTAGGCAAGGTGAGTATAATTTTAACGTAAGCGATAGTGGGCGTAATTTTTGGATTCAAAGTCAACCTGGTACAAGCGGTGTCCTATCACAACAACCAAACCAAAGCTCAAGAGAAGTATTAGGTGTAACAAACAACGGCGATGACTTTGGCACAGTGACATTTAACGTTCCAAGTAATACTGCACAAAATTTTTATTTTACACTTGCTGATATCGGAAGCACAGATTTACTCGAAGACACATTACAGTTCAATCAAATTAACAATGTGTTTGTTGATGTGTTTTTAGAAGAGCATGGCGGCATTGACGGCATCACTGACTTACAAGATCGTACACTTATTATTACCACTGATACTGACACTGGTTGGGAAATACTTACTCCGTTTGATGATACATTGTTTGACCAAGACGACCCTGGTATACCTAATCCAGGCTTTGACAATAGTGTAGCGTTGGCAACTGACCCAGAGCGTTATGTGCAATGGAGAATAAGTTACAACTATGAAAATCCAACACGTCCTTTTATGGAACTTACAAAAGTACAAGACATTGCAAATCTAAGCAAAAGCATTATCAACTATGGTACAGACTATGCTGGCGTAACTTTTTACAAAAATGCTGATGGTGTATTTGAAAGACAACCTCTTATCACTGCAAACTTAGATATACTTTACTATCAAGATGCAAGTGATGAATTAAATTTTGGCATAATAAGATTAGTTGATCAAGCAAACATTTCAGATTTGAATGTTGACGAAGATATTGTTGGAAAGAAAACGTATACGTCACCAAACGGAGTTATTTTTACTAATGGATTGAAAGTTGAATTCACAGGACAAATTGTTCCTGCAAGTTACGAAGGAAATCAATATTATGTAGAAGGTGTTGGAACTGCAATTGAATTACTTCCAGTAACTGATTTTGTAACTCCTGAAACCTATACTATAAGTGCAAGTGTTCCTTTTGACAGTTTATCCTTTGACGAAGGTGGATATGATGCAACTTCTAATGCTCCTACTGCACAAGATTATATGTTAATAAACAGAGCTAGTCTTGATCAAAATGCATGGAGTCGTGGCAACAGATGGTTTCACATAGATGTATTAAGTGCTACTGCAACATATAACAATGTTGCCTTGGACATAGATAACAATGCTAGAGCCAAACGACCAATACTTGAATTTAGAAAAAGTTTAAAATTATTCAACTATGGAACCCTAGCAACAGAGCCAGTTGATATTATTGATTTTACACAAACAAACGCTTTTCAAAATGTCAACGGAAGCATAGGTTACAGTGTTGATGGATACACACTTATACAAGGCTCAAGAATTATATTTGCCAATGATAGTGATCCACAAGTTAAAAATAAAATCTATACTGTAAATTTTGTAGACTTTGAAGACAGTAGTGTAAAGACAATTGATCTACAGGCTGCTAGTCTAACATCACCAGAAGTACCAACAAACACAAATGTTGTTGTGCTAAGTGGTACTACTGAACAAGGAAAAAGTTATTGGTTCAACGGAACAACATGGGTAAGTGGGCAACAAAAAACTGATACAAATCAACCACCACTTTTTGATGTATACGATGCAAACGGTTATAGTCTCAGTGATACATCAGTGTATCCTAGTACAACATTTATAGGAACAAAAATATTCAGTTACGCAGTTGGAACTGGCGCCACTGACACCATTATTGAACAACCTTTGAAATATTTTTCAATCAGTAATGTTGGAGATATTGTATTTGATAATAACTTATATACAGATACATTTACCTACGTAAAAAATGCAACAAGTTCAACACAAAAAATTGACACAGGTATTATTCGACAGTACGATACAATATCAACTTTTGATAAGTTACTTGGATGGCAAACACATTTTGATACAAGTGTACAACGCCAAAGTTTTACTTTTGATTATGCAGGTATTCCGTTAGTTTTAGATGTGCCAGTTATTACAGATACTGCAAAAATACCTGTAAAAGTTTTTGTTGACGGACAGTTTGTACTTGCAAACACATATACCTATACTACCAATACAGACAACGTCACTGTAATTACTTTCAATGCAAATGTTGTAGGACAACCTGCTACTGAGCCTGCAACAGGTGCAGTGGTTGAAATTCAAGTTATAAGCAACAGTGCAAGTACAATTGGTTTTTATACTATTCCTAGTAACTTAGAATCAAACGCTTTGAACAAGAACAGTGAAAATTTTACACTTGGAACTGTACGTACACACTATGAAAGTATTTGTCAAAACTTAGAAGAGTTTAGTGGTAAGATACACGGATCAAATAATGTACGTGATCTTGGCAATGTTGTACCATATGGCAATTTAATATTACAACAAAGTGCGCCACTAACAATGACTACTCCGTTTATTAACGGCAGAGAGTTTGAGTACTTCCGTGCATTAGAATTTAACAGTCAAGAATATGCAAAAACTAAAAACAAAATTTTAGATTTTGTTGCAAATAACGATTGGTCAGGTAAAACTACTGCAACCATATTAGACACTACCTTACTATCTGTAAACGCCGGAAAGACTGCAAATGCACCATTTTATTGGACTGATGCAATTCCAAGTGGTAACGAATTTGAAACAACAACATATACTTTTAGTCCTATATCAACATATGTGTTTGACACTCTTTACAGTTATGATTTTACAAGTGCCAATTACAACGGCATATTAGTTTATCTCACTCCAAAAAGCACTGGCATACAAACTATATTAGTTGGAGATGGTGACGAATACACAGTAGCCACCGATGGTCCTCGTATTACAATTAACAGTGAAAAGATCACGCTGGAAAATGATGATATTATTACCATTCGCGAATATACTGCAACTTATGGAAGTTATATTCCAGCCACTCCGAGTATGCTTGGACTTTACCCAGTGTATCTTCCGCAATCGTTTGTGGACAACACTTATGTGACTCCTACAACTGTTATTCAAGGTCATGATGGAAGTTTAACCGTTGCTTGGGAAACTGGCGATTACAGAAACGATGTATTACTTGAATTAGAAAAACGTATCTACAACAATATTAAAATTAGTGTTGCTGAAAAGTACGATCCACCGTTAAGATCTAGCGATGTCATACCTGGACAGTTCAGAACAACGGCGTACACGCTTACAGAAATAAACAACATATTAAACACCAGTTTCCTTGCATGGGTTGGTGCTAACCGTGTGCCATATAAAGATCAAACATATAATGCTGATGATCAGTTTACATGGAATTATAGTAACAGTCAAAACAGACTAGATGGAGATCCACTGTTAGGGTTCTGGAGAGGCATATATTTTGATCTCTATGACACTGATAGTCCACATACACGTCCATGGGAAATGGTAGGACTTAGTGTTGAGCCAAGTTGGTGGAATACTAGATATGGTCCAGCACCCTATACAAGTGGTAACACTGTATTATGGGACGATATGGCAAAAGGAATTATTGCATACCCAACAGGTAATGTTGTAGTAGAAGATTTTGTTCGTCCACAATTGCTCGAGTGTTTACCAACAGATTCACAAGGTAATCTTGTAAGTCCAATGCAAAGTATTGTTGGTAGTTACGATTCAGGCAGTTTTGTAAAAAGTTGGATAGCAGGTGATTATGCTCCAACACAGACTGCGTGGAGAAGAAGTAGTAATTATCCCTTTGCAATACAGAGATTATTAGCACTTACAGAACCAGCAAAATATTTTAGTTTGTTTGCTGACAGAGACCTATACAAATACAACACAGATTACAATCAATATTTGTACAACGATAGATTTAGAATTGAATCATCAGAACTTGTAATTTATGGCAACGGAACCAGTAAGAATAGTTACATAAATTTTGTTGTAGACTACAATAGAGTAACAGGTATAGATAGCACTGTTGTGGTTACAGACAAACTGGCTAATCTTGATGTTAGATTATGCTATAGAATGGCTAGTTTTAGTGATAAGTCATACCTAAAGATTTTTAGCGAAAAGTCATCGCCAAATAGTTTAAACAGTAGTTTGCTTTTACCAGATGAGAGTTACAATTTATTTTTATATAAAAATCCTAGTTTTGCTGAAATACAATTTAGTGCAGTAACAGTACAAAGAACAAGTGCAGGATATTCAGTATCAGGTTACTCAACAACAAAGCCATATTTTGAAATACTACAAAGTGTTCCAACTGGCAAATTTACTAGTATAGACGTAAATGGACAACAGAGCAGAATTAATAATTCTTATAGCGACAATGTTGTGCAAGTGCCTTATGGATATACTTTTACAAGCACTAATGCAGTTGTAGATTTCCTTAGCAGTTACGGAGCATTATTACAAAAGCAAGGATTGCAATTTGATAGCCAAGTTAATGATACAATTGTTAACTGGACACAGATGGCAAGAGAGTTTTTATACTGGGTAGGGCAAAGCTGGACAGTCGGTAGTTTAATCAATCTCAATCCTGGTGCAGATATACTAAAGTTACAACGTGACTTTGCAGTTGTTGAAAGTTTAAACAATGAAAACATAAACGACATTATGCTTGATCAAAACTTTGAGCCTCTGTTTGGTAAGGACTATGCAGTAGAACGCTTGGACAACGAACTTAAACTTATAGGACTAAACAATCAAACATTTAGTTTTCTGAATGCAAGATATACGTCCTACGAACACATTATTGTATTTGATAATGTAAGTATTTTTAATGATTTAATTTATAATCCAGTCACTGGAGCAAGGCAGAACAGACTGTTGTTAAACGGCAACACTGTTTTTGATTGGAACGGTACACTTGATGCACAAGGATTTATTCTTAACCAAGATAATATCAAAGAATGGGTAGCAAATCAGTCTTACACAAAAGGACAGATTGTGTTGTACAAAGAAGCATACTGGAGTGCAACAAGATTGTTGTCACCAAATCCAGAATTTGTGTTTGCTGATTGGATCAAGAGTGACTACGATAAGATACAAACTGGATTATTGCCTAACATTGCAACTAAAGCAGATGCACTACGTGAAAACTATGATATCAACACTGCAAATTTAGAAAGCGATGCAACGTTACTAGGATTAGGACTAATTGGTTTCCGTCCAAGACAGTATATGCAGAACCTAAACTTAGATGACATTTCGCAAGCAGGATTGTATTCACAGTTTCTAGGTACAAAAGGCACATTAGGTGCAGCGGAACAATTTAAATCTGCTAACCTCGGCAAAGAAGAAGCTGAATATGACATACGAGAGAACTGGGCAATACAACGTGGCATTTATGGAGCTAATGCAAATAGAAGTTACTTTGAGTTAAGATTAGACGAAAGCAAACTTCTTGGAAATCCAAGCACTGTTGCAGTTATAGACCCAGGTGAGATAACCACTGCAAATCAAGAAATATTATTAGAAAATATTTGGAAACAAAGTTATAAAATTACCAATAAGAATATACTGCCAACAGTTGGTACAATCCCTGATGATGTAGCACTTCCTACTGCAGGGTATGTAAACTATGATGATGTAGATATAAAAGTCTTTAACTTTGATGACTTAACCAATATTGCGGCTAATCTTGAAAACATTGCTATCGGAACAAACATATGGGTAGCAAAAGCAAATTCATATGATTGGAACATTTATAGAAACAACTTAGTTAATGCACTGGTCACAACTGTAGTTGATAACCTAAACGGTACTTGTACATTTACATTTGATACAAATCATAATTTGCTAACAGGCACTAGACTCGTTATAAAGTATTTTGACGTTGCAGTTGACGGTGCTTATATTATAGAAAGTGTTCCAAGTTTAAAGACTATCACAGTAACACTTAGTTTGCCTGGAGAAACAACTTCTCTTACAGGAATCGGATTGACACTTGCTCTTGAAAGTGTGAGATTTGCACAAGCAAGTGATGTTGTGAATTCAACATTTGCAAATGCAATAGTGCCAGGCAACCAAGCATGGGTTGACGATTACGGTGATGGCAACTGGGCAGTACTACAAAAAATAAATCCATTTGGTACCGCTACTGAATTAGATGCTGACACTCCGATACTTAATGACCTATATGGTACAACAGTTCAACAAGGAGTTACAGGTGGACTAGCAATTGGTGCACCAGGATATGCAAGCGGAAAAGGTGCCGTATACTGTTACAATAAATCAGACACTGATACATACAAAGAAAACACAATTATGACACCTACTGCCGCTGGATTTGTAGGCACAGGCACAAGTTTAAGTGTTGGAACTATCGAACGTATAGTTGCAGGAGCACCTGCAAGTGATAGTAATAAAGGTTATGCAGTCGGTATAAGAAGAAACAGTAGTAACGGCGAATATTCGCAGACACAATTGTTTAACACAGGAACAAATGATGTAGACAACTTTGGACAAGACGTTGCAGTAAGTGCAGATGAGCGTTGGTTGTACGTAAGTGCTCCAACAGCCACTGTTAGTGGCGATTATGTTTGGGCATATCAACAAGTTGGTGTGCAAAGTCAAACACTTAAATTTACTGGCGATGCTACAACAACAGATTTTATTATTACAGGAACAATTGTTGTCAGTGCGGTAAATGCAACTGCACAAACACAAATAGCAGTAACCAGAAACAATGTATCACAAACTGCTGGTAGTGATTATACAGTACAAACAAGTGGCACAAATCAAGTTGTAAGATTTGGAACTGCACCAAATGAGAATGATACTATTGTAATAACAAGACGTCAAGGTGTAACTTACCTACCTTCAGGATCAACTACGGCTTTTAGCACTGCTACCTTATTCACAGTCAATGACATTTACAGTTTTGCAGTTTACTATAATGGTGCGTTGTTGCGTCCAATACACGATTATACATTTGCCGGCAATACTGTAACGTTGCTAGTAGCAATTAGCTCTGGCACACTACTAATTGATGCAAAAACATATTGGGATTTTGTAAAAACTATTAACACCGGTGGTAGTGTTGGTGACTTACCTGGGCAAAGCATATCCACTACAACAGATGGTAGACAAGTTATCATTGGAGCACCTGGTGCTGAAGTTACTGTTGGATCTACCACAACAACTGATGCTGGTAAGGTGTACATTTATGACAGAAGTGTAGAGCGTTTCCAAGTTCAAACTGCATCAACAACCACACAAAGTTTTACAACATCTGACACACCCGAAGGCACACCAGCAGTAACAGTAAACGGAACATACCTAGTACCAACTGCACAAAATAACAATGCAGAATTTAGTTTTAGCGGTACTACAATAACAATTGGAACTGCAACAAATCCGTACACACTTAATGTTGGTGACATTGTTGAGATCGAAACTAACAACTTTAGATTGGTTCAAACTATTAATTCGCCAACAGTAGGTGAAGCATACAATTTTGGTCAAGTGGTAGACATGTGTAGTACAAATTGTAGTCTATATATTGCAGAACCAAATGATAGTACAATCACAGAACAAGGCGGAAGTGTTGATAGGTGGATTAATCAATCCAGATTGTTTGGAACCATTACTGGTACTGTAACTAACCCAGTTTTAACTGCCACTGATAGTATAAGAATAAACAATTATTTTGTGACCTTAACTGGAACCACAGTTGCTAGTTTAGTAACTGATATCACCACTGCAGATTTGCCAAACATTAAGGCAACCGAAGTCAGTGGAGCATTACAAATTACACTTGTTGATGTACAAGCAGGTGAAGCATTTATAAAACTACAAGTAGCACCAGGAGCAGGAACTGCGTTTGCAGATTTAGGACTCGCTCAAATGGTATTTGCACAAACTATTGTATCTCCGGTAGCACAACAGTTTGGGCATTTTGGACAAAGCCTTAAAATTGATAGCACTGCAACAACCTTAGTTGTTGGTGCTCCAGATGCTACTGCTAACTTGCCAACCACGTTTGATAGCAATACAACATATTTTGATAGTAAAAGCACACTGCTAATTGATCCTTTAGAGGAATCAGGCGTAGCATATACCTATAACTTTTTAAACGCCGCCAATGCAAGTGCAACCAATACAGGCAAGTTTGTTTTTGGACAACAGATTTACGATACAAGCATGGTAAGTTTTGATAAGTTTGGTAGTGCAGTTGATTATTATGCCGGAGTATTATTAGTCGGAGCACCAAACGATGATTTAAATGATAGTTCCGGTGATTATGGAAGAGTAACACAACTTGTTAATGCAAACAAAGAAAGTGCATGGAAAATTGTTTACAATCAGCAACCAATGGTCAACAGTGCTCTGCTTAACAGTGTGTTTACATATGATAAAGTAAGTAACGAAGTAGATACATATTTAGATTTCATTGATCCACTACAAGGTAAAATACTAGGAGCGGCGAGTGCTAATATAAACTATCAAGGTGGTATTGATCCTGCAGCCTACAACACTGGCACAGTAAACAATTTTGGTTCGCAGTGGAGAGATGAGTACTTAGGACACTTTTGGTGGGATTTAAGCACAGTTAGATTCATTGATTATCATCAAGACACTATAGAATACAAAGCAAGACGTTGGGGACAACTGTTTCCAGGTTCGTCAGTTGATGTCTATCAATGGACTAAGAACAGTGTTGCACCAGCAAACTACACAGGACCAGGCACAGTTTATACAACTGATAGTTACGTTGTAACCAGCGAGCTTGATAGTGCAGGAACATTTGTTTCAAATTATTATTATTGGGTCAAAGGATTATCTGCAGTTCCAACTGGCAAAACACTTAGTTCAAATGCTATTACACAATACATATCTGATCCGAGATCAAGTGGCGTATCATACAGTGCGGCATTAAGTCAAAACACAATTGGTTTATACAATGTACGTACACAATTGGTTGGGACAGACACTATACTGCACGTTGAATTTGATAAACTAGAAAACACTGATGCAGTACACAGTGAATATGATTTAATCACTGACAATGATCCTAACAGTTTCTTAGGCACAGGACTTTACAGAAAGTTTTTAGATAGTTATTGTGGAGTTGATACACTTGGTAACAATGTGCCAGATCCTACTTTGAGCCCTGCTGACAAATATGGTGTAAGTTTCCGTCCAAGACAAAGTTTCTTTATAGATAGATTTCTTGCACTTGAAAATTATATGACACGTGCAAATAGGATAATGAAACTGTATCCTATATCAGAAGACAAAAGTTTTAAATTACTAAACAGTTCAGATCCAGAACCAACAAGCGTAAGTGGTTTGTGGGATAAACGTGTGTTAACCTATGCAGAACTTACGTATCAAGATCTAAATCAAGTAGCAGTTGGTTATAACTATTTGGTAGCAAGTGACAGTACCCAAGAAGGACTATGGACAATATATACTGTAATTGCTGGACCTAGTTTACAGTTAGCAAGAGTACAAAACTATGATACACAACTATATTGGAGTTATGTAGATTGGAATGGCTTAAATGCTGATGGAACAACCTACAGTAGTGCAAATGCTAGTGCTTACGAAGTAGAAGTGTATAGTAATCTACTTGCACTCGAAGATGTGCCAAATCAATCATGGGCTACCGTTGAATCAAACAGTTTTGGAAAGAAAGAAGTCTATCAGTATAGCACAACAACTGGTGAGTGGACAAGAGTTTTCTTAGAAGATGGAACCATTGCAGTTGACAAAACAATTTGGGATTATTCAGTTGGAAATTTTGGCTTTGATGTTGAAGCATTTGATGCACAAAGATTTGCACAAGCGCCTGATGTTGAAACAAGACAAATACTTAAAGCATTAAACGAAGAAATTTTTGTAAACGAACTAAAGATATTCAGGAACGAACTTCTAATACTTACATTTGAATTTATTATGAGTGAACAACCTGCTCCAGACTGGTTGATTAAGACATCACTGATTGATGTCAATCATAAAATACGTGACCTAATAGAATATCCAATTTTTAGAAGAGACAATCAGGATTTTGTAAGTCAATACATAGAAGAAGTAAAACCATATCATGTACAAGTTAGAGAATTTAACTTACGCTATGAAGGCGAGGATACTTACAACGGTAGTATTACAGACTTTGATCTTCCTGCATATTATGATGCATTGCGAAATCAATTTGTTTCGCCTATACTAGATGATAGCGAATTTCCAACATCACTAAGTGCAGTACCAAGTACTTCTAGCGTATGGACTACATTTCCATGGAGCCAATGGTACAACAATTATAAACTTATTGTAAAAGAAGTTAAAGTTCTAAATGGCGGAAGTGGTTACACTGTACCTCCGCAAGTGGTAGTGACAGGTGATGCAACGACACAAGCAACAATGACTGCAACTGTAAACACTGCTGGTGTAGTAACCGGAATTACCGTAGACACTCTAGGAAGTGGTTATATAACTACGCCAACATTAACAATATCAGGTGGCAACGGAACAGGCGCAACTGCGGTAGTGGTGTTAGAACCACAACAGGTACGTGACTTTAAAACAACAGTCAAGTATGACAGAATTACATACACCAGTCAAGTGTTAGATTGGACTGCAAGTACTGTATACACTGCTGGTCAATTAATTCGATATCCGGTACCAACACTTGGAGTTGTAAACGTTAGTTTGCCAGAAGTTTATAGTGTAAATTTTAATTTTACAAGTGGCACAGTATTTGATCCTGACAACTATACTAAAGTTGATCAATCAACACTAGATGGTGCAGACAGAACTATTGGATTATATACTCCAGAGCCAAATGAACCAGGACGTGAACTAGCACAAGTGATGACAGGTATAGACTATCCTGGCGTACAAGTTCAAGGTCCAAACTTTAATCAGAATACTGGATATGATGTTGGAAACTTTGACATAAATCCATTTGATAACATAGATTTTGGTCCAGAAGGATTACCAACATATGATCCTGCAATACTTGACGTCATTTACGAAAGTGAATTTACAGACACATACTTAGGTGTCCGTGCAACAGACATTAATGTAGTAGGTGGCGCTTTTATAGATACCTATAGTTCACATGCTCCTGAAGAACTTATACCTGGAAGCGAATTTGACACACTTGATCTAAAAGTTTACACACGTCCAGGCAGTGATTGGAGCAGTGACGGACACGGCTTTAACATTGCAACAATAAATGTTGTGTTTAACGGAGCCGGAACAACACTTGATTTTACAAGTGCAATGCTACATCCAGTTGGCATAGAAGTAATTGATATTACAAGTGGACAAAGCATTACAAACACTGCATACACAATTGACTGGGTAAACAAAGTAGTTACACTCGGTGCAACTATGCCAAGTGCAATTGGAAGTAATATTGCAATTAAGATTTATGGCCTAGGTGGCGGTTCACAGATTTACAAAGAAAGCATTGTTGGAAGTGATATTACTAGTAATGTTGCAACCATTCCAGTAGTGTTCTCTGAGATTAACCAAATGGTAATTTTTGTTAATGGTACAATAATATCAGACTATGCGTTTGCCGCTAGTGGTAGTTTTGCTACTGCAATTACATTTACAAGCACATATGGTGCTAGTGATTGGATTACTTTTGGTGTACTAGGAGCAACAACACCTGTACAATATTCATGGAGCACTCCATTAGTACAGTATATCACATACGATGGTTCAAGTTTACTCGATCCACTAACAAACAGTTTAGGTGGTACAAACCAGGCAAACATGGTTGTACAACGTGAAGGATTAAGACTTCGTCCGCCAGAAGGTATTGAATACACCGGTGATGGTTCAAGTGCAGGTCCTTATTACATAAGCACCACTGGCATCAGTAATCAAGGTTTAGTTGCAGATAATGATCTATTGGTTTATGTTGATAATGTAAGGAAAAATTTAGCAGTCGATTGGAACCTAAGTGCATGGGATGGATCAAGCGATAGATATGTTGAATTTACAACTGCTAGTATGCCTCCTGCTAATAGTGATATTAAGATTTTCACAACAACTGAAGCAGATTATATTTTACTTGGCGATCAGTTAGATTTACGTGTTAGTGCTGCCGCTAACGCAACATTCGCAGTGTACACCTACAATGATACTGCTCAACAAAACATACTTACAAAAGTATTTGTTGGACCAACTACTACAGGTATTACAACAGGAGTTGCATACGACGAAGATGCTTATGATGCAAGTGAATTTGATGAAACTGTTGGTACAACCATTGATACAAACAACTTTGCACTTGGCAGACTTGTAGACAGTCCTGAAAGACTTATAGTTACATTAAACGGAACATTTATTAGTCAATCAGAATATGATTTAACCACAGGCACTGATAACAAAACCACATTGGTATTGGATAGAAATGTTATTAATGCTGCCGACGTGTTAGCAGTAACTATGTTTACAAACACAGTGGTTCCAAACAGCTTAAACTTTAGAATCTTTCAAGACATGTTAGGCAATCAAAAGTTGCTAAGAATGAATACGCAAAATACAACACAACTTGCACAAGATCTTGCAATTGACGATATAGAAATTCATCTACAAGATGCAAGTAAACTTAGCGAGCCTGATTTAGATAACAATATTTTTGGACAACTTATGGTTGGTGGTGAACGAATTACATACAGAGTGAGAGACTTAGGCAATAATACTGTTAGCGATCTCAGACGTGGTACTGCAGGCACAGGAGTCTATGCACATGCAACAGGAACCAGTGTAAGCGACGTGGGCCCAGGAGAGCAACTTCCTGCAACATATCAACAAAAAACAACAACTGATAAAACAAATGTTGGTGATGGTACAACTACTAGATTTACAACAAGTATAATAGTACCAACTGGCTTAGACAGTACAGAACTTGCTGAATCAATTACAGTCACAGTTGCTGGTACAGTGCTTGTACCAGACACAGATTACACAATCACTGCAACAGATAGTGCGTTTACAGAAGTAACACTTACAACACCACCACTTGCAAATGTGGAAGTTTGGTTCAGTCAAGTTACTGCTAAAGTAATGTACGCACAAGGTAGTGGTACTGCAAGTAACGGCATTCCGTTACAAGATCAAACAACACCAGCAGTAACATTCTTAAAGAGTTAAACTGGTAGTTAATGAATAAGGTAAATACAGTATGGAACAAGAAACAAAAAATGAGGCCATAGTGGATCAAGAAGAAAAACGTCCAAACGAAGCAGGACAACTTGCTATCAGTGGGCATATTAAGATATTTGATCCTAATAGCGGTGAAGTTATTGTTGACAAACGAAATGCTATACACTATGAAAATATAAGTCAAAGTATAGCAAATAGTTTAGCAAATAAAACTATTGGCCAAATTTATAGTATGAGTTTTGGCAACGGCGGTAGCAGTGTTGATCCTACAGGAGTGATTACCTACTTGCCACCAAACACAACAGGACAGAATGCTAACTTGTACAATCCAACCTACTCAAAAGTAGTAGACGATAACAGTGCAAGTAACACTGACACTAGCAGTAATAACCTTACTATAACACATACAACAGGTAAAGTTTATTCAGATATACTTGTTAGTTGTCTGTTAGATTATGGCGAGCCATCAGGGCAACAAGCATTTGATAATTCAACAGATTTCAACGGTGATTATGTATTTGATGAACTAGGATTAAAAACTTGGAACGGAAGTGCAACTGACCTTAGATTGATAACACATGTTATCTTTCACCCAGTTCAAAAATCATTGAACAGACAGATACAAATTGATTATACAGTTCGTATACAAACATTAACTAATCTTAGTGCAACATAAATACACTTAGAAAACGGAGTAAAACAAAATGTCATATACCATTAACTTAACAGATGGTACAATTTTTGCAGTAGTTGCGGATGGTACTATCAACACAGATTCGAGTCAGGTACTAGTCGGAAAAAACTACGCTGGTTACGGTGAATTCTTAGACGAGAACTTCATACGTTTACTTGAAAATGCGGCAAATACATCAGCACCAGGAGCACCGTTAACAGGTCAACTTTGGTACGATAAAACAAACAATGTGATGAAAGTGTACAACGGAACAACTTTTAAGGTTATTTCGGCTGCGACTGCATCCACTAGCCAACCAACTTCAAATATAGCTGGTGACTTATGGTTTGATACAACAAACGACCAACTTAAAGTTTATAATGGATCCACTTTTATTACTATTGGTCCAAGTTTTACAAGTGGCGAAGGAACATCAGGTGCTATTGTAACAACTATTACAGATAACGTTGCAAGTGATCACGTTGTGGTACAGATGTATGTAAACAACGTTATAGTTTCGATATTCTCAAAAGATGCTACATTTACTCCGGCAGTAGCTATTTCAGGATTTGCTACTATTGGTCCAGGTTTGAATATGAGTACAACAGTATCAAACGCAGTGTTTAACGGAACCGCAACAAATGCTGATACACTAGATACACTCAATTCAACAAGTTTTATGAGATCAGATGCGGCCACAAGCAATAACACAAGTATCAGTGTGTTATCAGACACAGGATTATTTGTTGGTGCAGATAGTGATGCTAAAATTTCAGTTTCAGGAACTGATGTCACTATAGCCAACCAAACATCAGACGGTGATACTATATTAACAGTAAACGATGGTGGAGTTACTACAACAGTGATTCAACTTGATGGAGCAACTGCAACTGTAGGCGTAAGAGATATAACAAATTTACAAGCAGATGGTGTTGGAAACATTGGTACTGCTAGTGTAGGATTCAATACTGTTCATGCTAAAGCAACATCAGCACAATACGCTGATATGGCTGAGCGTTTTCATGCAGATGCAGAATACGCTCCAGGAACAATTGTTGAACTAGGCGGTGTAAACGAAGTTACACTTTGCGTAGAAGAATTAAGTTCTAAAGTATTTGGTGTTGTTTCGACACAACCAGCATACTTGATGAACGGCAATGCAGGGTCAAATGCTACGCATCCACCAATTGCGATGAGTGGAAGAGTGCCTGTAAACGTAATGGGATTTGTTACAAAAGGTGACAGACTTGTAAGTGCCGGAAACGGAACCGCAAGAGCTGCAAACTTAGATGAGATTACAAGTTTCAACGTAATTGGACGTGCTCTAGAAAGCAAAACAGACGAAGGAATTGGCAGTATAGAAGCTATTGTAAAAATAGTTTAATATTATAAATATGTAGGATATCCAGCTAATAGTATAACTATTAGCGTATCATTAGATACTAATACAAAGGAAATAAAAAGAGATGACATATACAGTAGGTTCAACCATTGTAGACGACGACTACAATATATTTGCAACGGGAAATGCCGCTGGCTCCGGTGATGACAGTGTAAACAATATTAATACTATATTGGGTACAGGAACTGGTGATAAAGGCTATGGGCAATCAACTACCTTGCCAGCAGTTAGTGCAGGTGGTACTGTAGCAGCCACAAACTGGGCAAACTTAGTAGCCAGAACTGCTACGCTCGCAGCACACCAAGGCATATCTATAACATCAATTACTCAGCCAAGTGCTGGAGATACAGTTGCGGTTTTTGCTGCTTTATCACAGAACATAACAGATGTAAATACTAACAGAAATTTTGCAGCCGCAGAAGGATCTGACTCATCTGTATCAACTACTTCAACTGCAGGTTGGAACAACAGTGCAACACTATCAAAAACATTTACGTTTGCAAGTGCAAATCAGTTGAGATACTTTTTTAATGCAGGTGGACAAATTCGTTTGTCATGGAGTAGATCAGGTGGTACAACCAGTGATCAAAACACATCATGGACAAACTTGTTAACTGCTTCAGGTACATTGGTACTCACTGGTGCAGCCGCAGCTAAAACTATTAACGGTGTTTCATACACAGGCCTAACAAAAATTGGTGGCTCAGGTTCACCTACTACACTTAATACAACAGAAGGTGCATACGCATTAGATGGTACACCATCATTGAACTTTAAACAGGTACCAAGTGCACCATATGGTTCAAACGAAATTGAAGTTTCATATAGCATATCGGGTAATGTAATAACAATTTACACAGACTTATCAGATGACTATGCTCCACCGGATCCAGCATCACCTGATAACATTGACGGAACATTAACACAGGTATCAACTGTACGTCCGCCAAGTACAGCACAACTAAGTGATACTTGGGGAACTGTTACACAAAACACACCAAGTTGGTCACAGACATAATTTTATAACAAATACTACAAACCCTAGTTTTTATTAACTAGGGTTTTTTTGTGGCTAAGTATTCGCATGCAAGATTTAGTCAAAAGAATACGCAAAAGATTTGATCATCAGCAAGCAAGGCTGGTGCTTAAAGAAACATATCAAGCAAAAATGATATTTGCACACAATGGCGGTATGTGGCGTGCTGGTCCAGAGCTTTTAAGTTTATGTGAAATTTGTGATGATACTGCAATACTACTAGACATATACGATACACCAGTACAAGTAAACACCGATGAACTACAAGTAATCGCCTTACAACTCTGGCAAGAACAGATGAATGCATGGCATGCTGAATATGAAGAAATGTCAAAACAAAGATGACGGTTGGTGCTTTATTATATGCATTCAACAGTGATATAAAATATACCAAAATTGCTTTAGAATGTGCAAATAGGATTCAAGAATATTTAGATATTCCTGTTAGTATTGTTACAGACACTGCCTTAAACAATAGTACATTTGACAAAGAAATTATAGTAAGTAAACCAGTAACAAAAAATTACAAATACTGGCAAGACACTGATAAAACCACACTGTGGCACAACGCTGGCAGAAGTGGAGCACTTGATGTTACACCTTATGAACGCACCTTACTGGTGGATATAGACTATATGATCAACAGTACTGTGCTTGAAAATTTACTTAACAGTACACAAAGTTTTTTTGCACACAAAAATGTTATGCCAGCAACCAAAAAAACAACTGTAGAAACATTTGGATTACACAAAAGCACAATGTGGTGGGCAACTGTAGTTGTATTTGATAAAAGCCAATTCTCAGAAGATGTGTTTGGAATGTGGCAAATGGTTGAACAAAATTATCAGCACTATGCAAATGCATTTCAATTTGATGGTCGTAAATTTAGAAATGATTATGCCCTAAGTATTGCACTCTTAGTTGCTAACGGAAATACTGTACCAGAGCATTGCGATATTCCATGGCCTCTTGTTAATGTTGAGCCTGCAGTTGAAGTCTCTTTAGACGAGGACCGGTGGTCCATTGACGGAAAATTTTATACACGTAACCAGGATCTACACATAATGGGCAAAAGTTATTTGGAGAATCTATATGCAATATGAAGCAGACAACGGCTACATCATACCTGCAACAGAAGAATATATTCAATGTGCTGAAACACTTGCAAAAAGCATACGCTATTGGCATCCAGATGTAAAAATATGTTTGCTTACTGATATTGAATATACCAATAGTCTATTTGATTTTGTAAAACAGTTGCCATGGGGAAACACCGGTGGTTGGTCAAACGATTGGCAAGTGTATCACGCTAGTCCATTTCATGAAACAGTAAAGTTAGAAGCAGACATGATACTCAGTGGACCGGTGGACCATTGGTGGACACATTATCGCAAGTTTCCTGTTTGGATCAGTACTGGATGTAGGAATCAATATAATAAAACTGCATACACAAGACACTATAGAAAAATATTTGATAAAAATAAACTTCCAGATGTCTATAATGCAATTACCTATTGGCGTGTTAGCAGAGAGTCACAAGAATTTTTTAAAAGTGTTAGACAGTGCTTTGAAAAATGGGATCAAGTAAAAACAGATATACAAGGAGCACAAGACGAAGTTGCAAATACTGATTTAATTTACGCACTGAATGCTGATGGTTATATTACTCCAGGATACGGCCCACAGATTGTACATTGTAAGCAAGAAGTGTTGCGTACATCGATCGAAGATTGGCATAAAGAACTTATATGGGAGATAGACAAAGGAGTATTTCGTATAAACGGTTACAATCAACATGGGTTTGTACACTATCATCAAAAACAACTTGCAGTAGAATTTGGCAAATATTATGCTTGCTGAAGACTTTATAAAATTAATAAACGCCAGTGCTGAACTTGTAAACAAACCGGTTGACTTCACATACAGATTGTACTATAATAAAGAAACTGGTGAACCCATTGCATATAGTATGGAAAAACTAAAAGGTGATTTTGTCACAGTTACAAAAGAGCAGTATACGGTAGGTAGATATGATGTTATTGTTAAAGATGATTGTCTTGTAAGTACAGCTAGTATACAATATCTAAGAAAATTAGTGCCCAGTGCTGATGGTATAGCATGTAATAAAACAAATGTTTTAATCTTAGATGAAACAAGTTCTACTAAGTGGAAACTTAAGACAAAGGAATTATTATGAAGTACATTATTATTGTGATATTAGGCTTAATATCATTTACTACACATGCTCAAGAAATACCAAAACCAATGCCGAAGCCAGAAAGAACACAATTATTATTAAACATGCAGGTTCCATGTAGTCAGCAAGGCATTGAGTATCTTTCAGATATAGTAAACGAACACGGCGAACAAGAGTTTGCAAGTGGAGTGTTTGCAATAAAACCAGTATCAAAGCCAGATTTGGTCACGGTTGATTTATTAATGTATGTCAATCCTAAAACAAGAACGTTTACAATCTTTAGCTATCAAAAAGTCGGTGACTACAATATTGCATGTGTGCTTGCCGGTGGTACAGATTTCACACCATTCTCAGGTGAGTATAGAAAGAATGATTGATGTTGCTGATTTAGATTGTATATACTTGAGCTATGACGAGCCCAAAAAAGAAGAATTTTGGGTAAAAATACGCAACATGGTTCCGTGGGCTAAACGTGTAGATGGAGTACATGGATCAGATGCGGCACACAAAGCGGCTGCTGACGCAAGCGATACAGAACGTTTTATACTAATTGATGGCGATAACTTGCCACAAGAAAGTTTTTTCAACGAAACGATCGAATACAAAACAGATCAGTACGAACAAGCAGTGTACAGATGGCGTGCCCGCAACGATATAAACGGACTTATGTATGGCAACGGAGGTATTAGCTCATGGACAAAAACGTTTGTACAAAACATGCGTACACACGAAGCAAGTGCGGGTGCAGATGAAACTGACGTAGAATTTTGCTTTGATGATCTATATTGGCCAATGTACAACTGCTATTCAACTACATATCCTGGAGAAAGTGCAAAACATGCTTTCCGTGCAGGCTTTAGAGAAGGCGTAAAGATGTGCCTTGATAAAGGTACCAAGCCCAGTGCAAGTGCGTTTAAAGAAAGTGTACATAATAGAAACTTAGATCATTTAACCATATGGCACAATATAGGTGCAGATACAGAACACGGACTATGGGCTATTGCAGGATCAAGACTTGGAACATATAAAACAATGTTGCAGAAGGATTGGAACTATAAAGACGTACAAGACTTTGCAAAGTTGGATGCTATATGGGAAGATGTAAAACATCTAGCACCTGGTGAATTAGTAAGTATCAAAGCCGATGATCTTGCTAGACAACTATCTTTACCAATGAATATCCTTACACCAGTACAAAGTAAGTTTTTTAAACATCATTATCGCAGTAATTGGCACAATCAAGATATTATGACACGCGAAATTGATGTGATACGGAGCCAAGAAGGATGGTAAAAGAACTTTTTGCTGATCTCAGCAAAGATTACAAATATACAATGAATGCAATGCCTCGTGGCAAAGATGAACAAAAATCAGTTTCTTTTGCCTGTAATTTGCCACATAAAGTAGTAAGCATCGATGACAACTTAAATTGCATACTTTGTATTTGCGATGGTTGGTTGCCTATACCTGTTGGACAAGTGCAAGACTTTACAAGTTTACCTGAGATTTTTTCAAGCCCAAAAGCAAAAATTTTGCAAGCTGATATTGATGCTAAAACCTATACATGGTGTGCAGTGCAAAATTGTGGAATTAAGCATCATAATGTTTTAAGATCTGATTATCAAGTGGTTATTAATATTGACAGGAGTTGTAATCTGCAATGTCCTAGCTGTCGGCGAGATAAATTTATGTTGACGTCTGGATCTCTGTATGATAAAAAAATAGCCGCGGCAAACCAAATACTTAACTGGTTGGATCAGCTTGACGAACCGATCGATATTGTAACAAGCGGTGATGGTGACCCTCTTGCAAGTCTTGTTATGCGTCCATTAATAAAAAATTGGAAGTTTAAACCAAAGCAGAAGATAACAATAAAAACAAACGGCATGTTAATAAAAAAACAATTGCAAAATACTGAAATGTTACGCAGTGCTCGTTTCAGTATTAGTGTTGATGCTGGCAGCAAAGATGTGTTTGAAAAAATTAGACTCGGCGGAAACTGGAAAATATTATTAGATAATTTTGACTTCTTAGTTAAAAACAAGAAACAAAAATTTACATTTTTAAATTTTACTCTACAAAAAGATAACTATCGTGATTTAGAAAACTTTGTGAAATTATGCGAACACTACCAATTTTGTGGCGCAGTGTCAAAACTTTGTGATTGGGGGACTTGGAATCTGCAAGATGTTTCACAACCAGATGAGTGGACTCAAAAAAACGGTTACTTTTATGAACATGATGTGTTACAATTAGAACATGCTAATTATAAAGAAGCCGCGTCAATTTGTACCCAGTTTTTAGATCATCCATTGGTATACATTGATACATCAGTGAGAGAAAAGTTGTATGAAGCAAAATAAAGGCGATGAGGTAAACAAAGATTTTAAATCTAAGTTTCTCAGTGATGCTGAAATAGCAAAACAAAAGCTGGATACAGTAAGTTCAAGTTTCTGTTTGGCTAAATGGAAACAACTTAGTTTGCATTTGACAACCGGTATGAACAACAGTTGTTATCATCCTCCACTGCACAGAGCTGATGCTGATGCTATCAAACTCGACCCCGGTGCATTACACAACACAGAACACAAGAAGCAACAACGTAAGATGATGCTAGAAGGCACACGCCCGCCAGAGTGTAGTTACTGTTGGGCAATGGAGGATAATGGCAAACTAAGTGACAGACACTATCGTTCTGGCGAGCCTTGGGCAATGAAGGACTTCGAAACTATAAAGAATGTTCCGTGGGATCAGAATATAGTTCCTAGTTATGTTGAAGTAGACTTTAACAGTGCTTGTAATCTTAGTTGTAGTTATTGTTCGCCGCAGTACAGTAGTAGTTGGATGAAAGAAACCACACGAGAAGGTGCATGGCCAACCTCAACACCACACAACGACCCTAGCCACTTTGTAGGAGAACGCAGACCAATACCCGCAAGAGAACACAATCCATATGTAGAAGCGTTTTGGGAATGGTGGCCCTCACTGTATCCAGAACTTGAACATTTTAGAATGACTGGTGGCGAACCAATGATGGATAAAAACACATATCGTGTATTTGATCATGTATTACAAAACCCATCACCAAAACTACATTTGAGTACTACATCTAACTTCAGTGTTGAAGAAAAACTTTGGCAAAAGTATAAGGCCTATGTAACAATGCTTTGTGAAAAATCAAGCACTGTAGAACATTTCATGCAGTATGTTAGTCTTGATGGAATGTTTGAACCAGCAGAATACATGCGGCATGGATTGGACTTTAATTTGCTTTGGGACAGAGTAAACCAGTTTCTTAATGATATTCCAGAACGTAACAGTATTACGTTTATTATTACAATGAACAATCTCAGTATCACCACACTTAAAAATTTATTTGCTGGCATACTAGGACTAAGGCAAATATACAGCAACACTTATCAACGTATATGGTTTGATACACCGGTGTTGCGTACACCTACTTGGCAAAGTTTGCAAATACTTCCTGAAAGTTATGTACATGAGTTAGAGCTTTGCAAGATGTGGATGGATGATAATTTGGAAAAACCAGAAAAACGTTTCAAAGGATTTAAAGATTACGAAGTAGCCAGACTAGACAGAGACATTGCTTGGATGCGTAACGGACAAAACTTAGATTCTAAGTATATACAACAAAACAAAGCAGACTTTTACAGATTCTTTAATGAGCATGATAGGCGCAGAGGTACAAACTTTTTAAAAACCTTTCCTGACATGAAAACATGGTGGAATGAGTGTAAATATTTGGCCGATAATTTTTAGAAATAATTATACATATGCCAAAACAACCCAACGAAACAGATTTAGATTATAAGCAAAGAGTATTGGACCCGCTTAGTTCAAGTATGTGCGGAGCCAAATGGTACAATGCAACCATATGGTTAGGCAGTGGCATGACCACTAGTTGTCATCATCCTCTTCCGCATAAAGTTAGTGTCGAAGATGTTATAGCAAATCCAAAAGCACTACACAATACACCACAGAAAAAAGAAGAACGTAGGCAAATGCAGTTTGGCGAGCGACCAAAGGGTTGCGAATACTGCTGGAAAGTAGAAGATATAGGGCGTAAAAATATTAGCGATAGAGTATACAAAAGCGTAATATACACTGATAATGAATTGCAGTGTGCCCATGCCACAGACCATAACGAAGATATAAATTTAAAAACACTTGAGATAGCATTTGATAGAACATGTCAACTGGCTTGTAGTTATTGTAACCCTGCATTCTCCACAACATGGGTCAAAGACATCAAGAAGCACGGGACATATACCAATTTAGAATCTGATGGAAGGAATCATTTTACACATCCACATGATAGTTCGCAACTGTATAAGTTCAACGAAACAAACCCTTACATTGAAGCATTTTTCAAGTGGTGGGAATCAGACTTGCATCATACACTTGATGAGTTACGAATAACTGGCGGTGAACCAATGATGAGTGGGCACTTATGGAAACTATTAGACTGGTTTAAAGAGAATAAAGGTGCAAGTAAAACACGTATTGCTATTAATAGTAACCTACAATGTAGTATTGAAGACATAGAAAAATTACTTGACAGGGCAGATAGTGCTCCGCTTGACATATATACTTCAAACGAAAGTCTTGGAAAACAAAGTGAATACATACGTGATGGATTAGACTGGGGTGTATGGTCTAGAAACTTACACATGCTTGCCAAGAGCAGAAAGATACGCGGTTTGCACAACATGTGTACTATTAATGCATTATGTTTGGAATCCCTTCCTGAGTTTCTCACGTATTTGTTGCATGTAAAAGAACAACACGGCAGAGATTTTCCTAGTTTCACACTTAACATATTGCGTTTTCCAAGTTTTCAAAGTGCATTAGCATTACCAGATGAGTTACGCACATACCACAAGGATAGACTACAACAGTGGTTTGATCAAAATGTCAACAACGATTTATTACACGAACATGAGATAAATCATACACAAAGATTATTAGACTATTTAGACGTGGTAAAAACGCCACATAGTGAGGCATTTGAGACTCCAAAACTACACAATGATTTTTGGCAATTTTACAATCAATACGATATACGTCGTAACAAAAACTTTGACAAAACATTTCCAAGCATGAAAGAATGGCACAATGAGTTACGACTATAACAGTAGCGATCCAATAAAGATAAAGTTAGATGATCTAGAAACACGTGAGCGTTTCCTACTAAGCGAAAGCAAAACATTTTGTATGTATCCTTGGATACATCTACACGCATATCCAACAGGCGAAGCATATCCTTGTTGTCATGCTGAAATGGGTGTAGGACAGGTAGGCAACTGTAAAACAAACACCATGACTGAAATATGGAATAGTGCAGAACAAAAGCAACTGCGTAAAGACATGCTAACAGAAACAGAGAACAGTGCATGCGGACGTTGTTACGAACAGGAGAAGTCAGGCTTCTTCTCAGGTAGACAAAGTGCAAACAAGCATCACGGACATCACATACACAGAACAAAAGACACCGCACCAGACGGTGCATACAACGACTTTCAAATGACCTATTGGGATATACGTTTTTCAAATCTTTGTAACCTGAGTTGCCGAAGTTGTGGACATATATTTTCAAGCAGTTGGTACAAAGATCAAACTGCACTTGCAGGTCCAGAATGGGCAAAAAACAATAATGTGTTAAACTATGCAGGGCGTTTTGAAACTGACATGATGGACCAACTAATGGAACATCTAGATCATGTTGAACAGATATACTTTGCTGGTGGCGAACCTTGCATGATGGATGAACACTATGTTATACTTGAAGAGCTTGAACGCAGAGGAAGGTTTGATGTAAGACTAATTTACAATACTAATTTTACACACGTAAAATTAAAAAACAGATTAGTATTTGACTACTGGAAAAAGTTTGACAGTGTTGCAGTTGGTGCTAGTTTAGATGCAATGGGTCCACGTGCTGAATACATACGCAAAGGCACCAAATGGAGTGTTGTTGAAGAGAACAGACGACAGATGATGGAGATTTGTCCTAAGGTTGATTTTTATATTTCACCTACGTTAAGCATAATGAATGCACTGCACATTCCTCACTTTCATAGAGAATGGGCTGGTAAAGGTTTGATACAAGCACAAGATCTTAATATAAACATACTTCAAGATCCAGACTATTACAGAATAGACATTGCACCACAAGAGTATAAAGATCAGATTATCTTAAAGTATGAAAAACATCTTGAATGGTTACGACCACTTGACCAATTAAACAGAGCAACTGTAGGGTTTGAAAGTGCAATACAATATCTTAAAACAGACAATACACATTTACTAGAAAAGTTTTGGCAAAAGACCAATCAACTTGACAGCATACGCAACGAAAATATACTTGATGTAATACCAGAACTTGGAGCATTAAAGTGAAGTTAGACATGCTGGCAGTGTCAGTTCCAGTTTTAGATTTACAATATCCACCAAGCAGTCCAGCAGTAATAAAAAGTTGTTTGGTTGAGGCTGGATTCTCATGCCATACTAGAGATTTAAATATTTTGTTATTGGACATTTGCGGTAGTAAAAATAAATTTCTCGATGTGCAATATAATTTTGAAAATGTTGGTCCAGATATAGTTCACACAGATGATCTTGTTCATGGTTTTTTTGACAACAACCATGATCTAATAAGGCAATGGCTTGACCAAAGTGTAAAATACATTGAAGAAATGAACCCTACTTGGCTTGGCATAAGTGTTTTTAGTTATAAAAGTCACAAGGCTTCATTGTTACTGTGTGCAGAGATAAAACGATTGCAATTGCCTATAAAGATTGTATTAGGAGGAAGAGGAGCAACTAGTTACGCTCTTGGTCCTGATCATAGTGAATTTAAAAGTAGAATGATCAACTTTTTTGGCAAGTACCCAGGCAAAAATTTTAGTGAATCCCTTTTAGAATACAAACTTATTGATAAGGTAATTCACGGAGATGGTGAACAAGCAATCATCGATCTAATGACTAAAAACACTGAAGATAACACACGAGGAAATATAGCAGATATTGACATTGAGAAAATACCATTTGTTGACTATGATGATTATGACATCAATGCTTATGATTATATAAACGACCCAATACTAGCAATCACTGGCAGTAAAGGTTGTGTCAGAAAATGCACATTCTGTGACATACCTGTATTGTGGCCTAAGTATAAGTTTCGTAGTGGCCAACACATAGCCGACGAAATGATACACTTGCAAGACAAACACGGAGTAAGAAAGTTTTATCTTACTGATAGTTTAGTAAATGGTTCAATGAAAGCATTTAAAGACTTTATAAGCACACTTGCTGAGCATAATGAAAACAATCCAAACCAAAGTATAAGATGGGTAGGACAATATATTACTCGTCCACCTAATCAAGGACTTACTGACCAGTATTATGATTTGCTTAAAAGTAGCGGTGCCGAAGGACTCACAATTGGTGCAGAAAGCGGAAGTGATAATGTGCGTAAACATATGAAGAAAAACTTTAAAACAGTTGATCTTGATACTGAGACTGCACAATTTGATAGAGTGGGTATAGTATGTGTGTTATTGTTTTTTAGTTGCTATCCAACAGAGACATGGGATGATTTTTTAGATACAGTTAATATGTTTATACGCTATCAAAAATATGCAGCCAGTGGTACAGTATATAAAATTACATTAGGTACACCATACACACATCATCCTGATACTCCTTTATGGGTAATGCAAAATGAAATTGGTTTACATTCTGAAAAGGGCAGTGATATATTATGGAGTTTAGAAAGTAACCCTGAACTGACCTATTACGAACGTGTGCGTAGAAGATTGATATTGCAAGAAGTAAGTATTGCACTACGTATGCCAATGAGTAGAAGCACTGCAGAATTAAATCAGTTGCGTGATAGCATCAAGTATCATCAAAAAAGTATTGAACGTTATTTTAAACTCACTGCAAAAATAAAAGTTTATACTGATCATTTTAATTTAACCGGCAAAGGCACAGTGCTTATGCCTCGGTTTATCCAAGAGCAAATTAAAAAACAGCTCGATGACAATCCTGAATACATACAACGTATAGAACAAATGCATCAAAATATAAACGATGATATACAATTTGATAATGATGCATATATGGAATTGAGAGACATGCTTGTAACATGTGCTAATAATCAACAAAGGAACCTGCATGAAAATTCCGCATGACAAATTTTGTGTATTGCCCTGGGTGAGCATTGAAACCTCACCAATAGGCACAGTACGACCTTGTTGTCTAGCCGTAGAGGAAATTACAAAAACCAATGGTGAAAAATTTCATCTATTAAACGATACACTAGACAAGGTACACCATAGCGATTATATGCAAAATCTGCGTAAACAATTTTTAGATGGAGAACAACCTGATACATGTAAACGTTGCTGGAGTGCAGAGGATAGTGGTATAACTTCAAAACGCCAACACTCCTTGAACAGACTGAAGCATCTTGTTACACATGACAATTGGACACAGGATGCAAAACCTCTAATCTTTATTGATTTCAAACTTGGCAATATATGCAATCTTAAATGCCGTATATGCGGTAGTTGGAGTAGTAGCACGTTTGCTACTGAAGAAGTAAAGTTTACAGGCAAAGGTGGATATCATCACCAGATGCTCAAAGATGGCAATTGGCCAAGACGTAATCAAAAGTTTTGGACTGAGATTGATAATCTTATGGATCAAATAAGATATTTAGAATTTACCGGCGGTGAACCTTTTATGATAGTAGAGCACTTTGATTTACTACGTAGATTGATTGATAAAGGTATTGCAGGCAATATTGAAATACACTACAACACAAATGGAACACACTTTCCTGAAGATGCTGAAGAGATCTGGAAACATTTCAAACTTATTGAGATAGCATTTAGTATTGATGATATCGGACCGAGATTTGAATATCAACGAGCAAACGCTATATGGACAGAAGTAAACACAAACTTAGATAGCTTTGAAGCAATGAGAGCTAGAAATACAAATATACAACTACAGGTTTGTAGTACAATAAGTGTGTATAATGTAATGTATTTACAAGGTCTGGCAAAATGGATAGATAATCGTAGTTTTGATTTTATCTATTGGAATATGTTGCATGAAGCATATTTTCATAGTATCAGTACATTGCCTGAACGTGCTAAAAAATTAGCAATTGAGCGACTTACAGAGGCAGATGTTGGCGAGCCACATAGAACTGAATTTAATAAGGCAATTGATTTTATTAACAACGGCGAAACAATGGATGGTATCATGCTACGAGAGACTATAAAGTCCGTAGATGCAAGACGCGAACAAAACTTACACACCGATCATCCAGAACTTGCAGAAGCAATAAACTATAAAGGACCAAACACATGATACTAGTTGTTATAGCATTAGAAGAAGAATTACCTGGATCATTACCCGCTGGTTATAAAAAACTAGTCACAGGTGTAGGAAAAGTAAATGCCAGTATTGCTCTTACTGCAGAATTGTGTTATAATGATAGATATAGCAAGATAATAAATTATGGTTCAGCAGGCGGTAGTAAAGAAATTAAAGGCGAACTGGTAGGCGTAAGTGCAGTTATTGAACGTGATATGGATTGTACTCCACTTGGCTTGCCACTGTATGTTTCACCAGGAGACGAAGAACAGATGATTGTTTGCCAAACAAAGCACGACAGTTTATTTGTTTGTGGCACAGGTGATAGTTTCAGCGTGCCACACATTAACTATCAAATATGCGAAATGGAAGCATATGCACTGGCAAAGGTTGCAACTAAATTTAAAGTGCCATTTGATTGTTACAAGTATATTTCAGATAGCGATGCAGATGGAGATGCACAGGGCGATGAATGGCGTGAAAATGTACACAAGGGTGCAGAATTGTTTAGAAAAACAATACTGGTTGAACAAGACTTACAGTTGGAGTGGGTCTGGTAAAAACAAATAGAGTTACTTAAAATGTTTTTTAAAATATCAAAACACATTGAATCAAATTTTCCATGTCATAAACAAATGGCCAATGGTGCATACTTTAATTCTGATCTTGGGTGGACAACACATACAATTGCCAATCATATAGTTTATTTTAAAGGCTATGTGCTAGAAAGAAAACCAATAGAAGACATTATTGAAGAACTAGTAGTAGATCCTACTCCTCGACATAAAGGTAACTTTGTAGCTATTATATGCAATGCAACAAACAGTACGATTACGCATAATGTATGCCGTTGTAGTCCTTTGCAATATATAGACAAAGAATGTGTTACTAACTTAGAAAAAAATCTACCTGGTGTCTGGGCCGATCAATATGTACAAATTAGCAGTGATTTAACAGTGACACGTATAAAAGGGTTTGACCCGTTCGTTGCCTCATATGACACACTAGAGTACACCGATGCACTTAATCAAATACACGAAATTTTAAATAATTCCTTTGAAATATTTCTTTCCAAAAACACACGGCCACTTAAAGTATTCCTTACAGGTGGTATCGATTCATTGACTTTATACACTTATATTAAATCTTTTACTAACAACTTTGAACTGGTAAAATGCAACTATCATAAATTTACAGAATTTTATGTAAAAAATATTTTTGCTATTAGAGATCATTGGGGATATATTAATTCACATAGTTGGGGGGAAGAACCTACTGCATTGCTTACTGGGGGTTGCGGTGATGAATACTTTCTACGAGGCCCAGCAACTTTAAATGCAATAGCTAGGTATCATAATTTTAGTGTTCTTGATTTAATGCGTAGTAATCCAGATTGTTACCATTTTGAATACTATCAAAGGCCTAAGAACGCAAAACTTTTTGGTGAATTAGATATTGACACAAACAATAAACAAGTAACAATAGATTGGGTACTTAACACACTTGCAAATGATCATCAGCACTGGCACATCGACGAAACACTATTTTTTAGTCCTATGCAAGATATTACGATTCCAAACATTATACTTAATATGCCACGACAGAATATAATTGATCATGTATTAGACTTGCGTATCAATAAAGACCTAATAGAAAAAATTAATCCAGATGATTTAAAATATTTGGCAAGTAGTAAAAATGTTGCAAGTTACACTGAAGATTACTTGAAACTTATGTGCGGATGAAACAAAGACCAGAAAACTTATGTATGGCCCCATGGACTCATACCTATCTAAGCCCTCAGACAGAACGTAGAATGTGTTGTGCATCACGCGAGCCTGCACAGAGCTTTGAACAGTATATTGATACTGACGCAGGCACAGGAACATACAATCCTCAAACACTAGAAGAACACTGGAACAGTGATCATATGCGTAGTGTTAGACGCAGAATGATGGCAGGTGAAAAACTTAGCGAGTGCGAAGTCTGTACAGACAAACTGCTAAACACAGATGTATATAGAACTTACTTTTGGCACTTGTTTCAACACAAATATGAAGATATCTGGCAAACCACCGACGAAACTGGATATACAACTATGAAACCTGTAAGTTGGGATTATAGATTTTCAAACTTGTGTAACTTTAAATGCAGAACCTGTGGTGATATGTTGAGTAGCAGTTGGGAAACAGAACAACGTAAACACAACATGGTTAACTTAGATAATCCAAAAAACAATTGGATGCGTCCAGAAGTGCGTAAAGAAATAAGCAAGTTTCAGGATACACAAATTGAAAAAGAGTTTTCAGATGCAGTTGAACAACATAGAGTTGAAGAAATCTATTGGGTAGGCGGCGAACCACTTATGTATGAACAACACTGGCGTTATATGAAACGTATAGTGGAACTTGGTGACGGCCCAAAGTTATATGCAAGATACAATACCAATCTAAGTAGAATAAAATACAAAGGTATACACTTAGGCCATGACATACTAAAAAATATACGTGACTGGCAAATATGTGCTAGTTTAGATGGTACAGGTGCAATCGGCGAATACATACGCACAGGCTTGAAGTATGATGAGTTTGTAGATAACTTCCGCACACTGTTACCAATGGCACGTAACAAACGCATGATGCGTTTAGATTATACATTGACACTGCCGGGTATGTTTGACATAAACAACATGCAGTTACTAGCAGATGAGCTAGATGTTGAAATACTTGCAAAAGTTATTTTTACTTTTACTCCAGACATTATAATGTCACCATTGGCGTTACCAAGAGACTTATTAGACCGTACAGTGAATCAAGCAGTAAGTAATTTGCAGTTAGGTAATGCATTACATGATGTGCTTTCTCAACTTAAAAAACGTCCAACTATACAAGAAATATATGGACAAGAACAATATGAGCAAGGCATGCGTAAAGGGAAAAAAAGAATACTTGACTTAGAACGAATTAGAAATGATTCGTATACAATGAGAGATATACTCGGTGATGATAAAGAAATAATGCAATGGTGGGACAGTATAGATGCTGGATAGGGTAGAAATATTACTGAGAAACAACATGGGTTTTGTTTTGCCAGTGCATTTTGATGTATATGATAACAGTTTAAGTCGCAAATGGTTAGATGCTTTTAACAGTATATTAGATAATAATTTACATTTAGAAAAAAACTATTGCTTTTTTGGATTTCCTGATAGTCCTAGAGACTTGCATCATTTAGCATACGAAATTAATCAAGTTATTGCAGGAATAAATGCTAGTTCTATAGATTACAACATAGATGATTTTTTCAGTGCTGATAATATGGTTGAAAAAAACTACAGTACACGTGCTGGTAAAGATATCATTGAAGTAAATCATGAAAAGTTTAATCAACTACATTTATATTTTGAGGATACACAAGGTGTTAGTGGAGCAATGAGCAAACATTACGAAAGTGCTGATGCAGAGACACGTTGGTATATTAGACAACTCAATTTGTTGTGTCACGAAGCAGAATGCCTTGTTCTTAGTTTAGGTAGACAACAAACTACTCCAGAATGGGTCCGCCCTAGTAATGTAATGTGTTGGCTACATGCTCCGCGTTTTGTATTAGAAGAAGAGGATTATAAACTGTTTGGCATTGACACAATTGCACGTGACCCTGGCGGGGTATACGTAGGTGTAAACAAAGCAGTTGGCAAGCATCATTATGAAGTGTTCAGTGATGAAGGCGGTGATAGCAGAATAGATGAACTGACTACAACAACACTTAAACCGCAGACTGAGGCCGCTGGAGACTTTGACATAGAATGGGGTAAAGCAACAAAAGATCAGAAGTTTATGCAAACAAAACTAAACAATTTTCGAACATGGTTAGTTGCTAATAACTTTGATCCTGACGATCCTAGTCTAACAATAGGACATCCAAAAATCGGCCAAGTAGACATGCAACATACTTTTGGGACAGATGATTTTGTAGTAATGCTAACAAAATTATCAAAGCATCTCGATGTGTTTAGTATTAAAACAAGCAAAAGTTACGCTGAGTACGACTATACATGGGAAGATAGCAAAAGACTACAGGTACCACTATTATGATTGAAGCTACTCCGTATCTAACCTGGGAATATTCAGACGATCCAGAAATACAGTACCTTGAATGTCCAGCACCTACACCTATGCGTAACCATATGCCAAAATGGTTTAAGGATCTAAAAGCAAAAAGTCAAAAAGTAGTAACTGGTGACGAACACAGGGCAGTGTTTGCAGAAAACAAAACAATACGCAACTGTTTAGGTTTTAGAGGAATAGCAAATATAGGTTATACAATTCCATTACCAGAAGACTTAGATGGTTATGATACTTATTTCGCTAGAGGTAGAGTATCAGCACCAATGATTGAAGGCACACTATTTGGTAACAAAGGAGATAAACCTTGGGCAAGTGATGATAATAGTTTATATGAATATAGGTTTAAGATACTCAACTATCCTTGGCGTGCTAAAATGGATAAAGGATGGCGACTGCTTGTACTTCCGTACCTACTAGACTGGAACAACGACTGGAACGAGTTTTCGGGTACTGTTGAACCAAACTATGATGTTCAACACGGAACACAGATTGGAAGCAGTTTAAAATGGACAACCCCCATTGATCCTGAGTATAATTACTATAACTTAGAAACTGTGATTGCTTATAAGCGTTCGGTATCAAAGATAAACAAAGGTACTTTAACTTTTTGTGCAGTTCCATTATTTGATCCAGAACTACTTGACAAACAAACAGAAGGCGTGTATAATGATAACATGGATTAATAATCTTATTAATAAGATTAAACTAGAGGTACGATATCGTAAGAAACTTAAACAACTACGGAAAAAGGACCCGTATGTTTACAAATGATGTACTTAACAAAGTTAGAACTGATATTGAATCATGGACAGTAAATTTTGTGGAAGCAAGTAATGAATTTTATGGAGACAAGTTTCCTGTTTGTCCTTATGCCAGACAGGCAAGAATAAAAGGCGAAACAACCTATGCAATATATCCTGGAGGGAATTTAAAACAGTTTATACAACACAGTGTTAATTTACTACTAGACAATGATAAACTCAAACAGATGCTTATAGTAATGCCACCGCGTGCAAAATACATATTTGGTATAAACAGAATGATACACAATATAAACAAAAGAATTATACCACTTAACTATTTTGCAATGAAAGGAAGTGCCAATGGAGCAACTAGCCATTATCCAGGCATAGGCGGCGAGTATCAGTTAATAGGCTTGAACACACTAGATAAAGTTCTAGAAGGCGTAAAATACCTAAAAAAGAAAGGTTATTACAAAAACTGGAGCAAAAAACATTACAATGATATAGTTATAAGAAGGCAAGAAATGTATACCAAATACGGCGACAAAGATATAAAAGCATTCTACGACCGGATTAACTTTCCTGGCAAATATCATTGCTCTGACGTTGTTGAATATTACAATGGCAACAGGTATATAAACTTTATTGAGAGATATATCAAAGGAGCCAAAACAGTTCTTGATGCTGGGTGTGGCACAGGTTTTATTACAAATAATTTTGCATATAGAAATTCTGACATTCACTTTACCTCAGTAGACTTTGCAAAAAGTATTGATTGGGCACAAGAAGTAAGTGCAGAACTAGAATTGCAAAATACCAAATTTATTAAACAAGACCTCAATGATTACAAAAGTAAAAAAAGTTATCGTGTTGTACTATGTCAAGGAGTCTTGCATCATATACCAAACTATGCACAGGTATTAAAAAACTTACAATCAATGGTTGCTAAAGACGGTTTGTTTATTATCGGGCTGTATCACCCATGGGGAAAGAAGTTACAAAAACTTCTACCTATAAAATACGATAGTAGAGTATTTGAAGAAGATCAAGAAGCAAATCCTTTTGAAACATCGTTTACAAAAACACAAACAGTAAGCATGTTTAAAGGATTTCAGTTGATAGATAGTTATCCAAGTGCGTTTTTTAATTGGCGTAATGGCGGATTAATTGTGTATGTTTTCAGAAAGGTACAAAAATGAAATGGATTAGAAATCTTATCAGTAAGATCAAACTAGAAATACGATACAGAAAAAAACTTAAAGAACTACGGAAGAGGGATCCTTTTATATACAAATGAGTTATATTTTTACATCAGAGTCAGTGAGCGAAGGCCATCCTGACAAAATAGCAGATCAAATATCAGATGCATTAGTCGATGCTGGTTTGCAAGCCGGTGACGAAACCACACGTGTTGCAGTAGAAACAATGGTAACAACAAACTATGTTGTACTAGCAGGCGAAGTAAAAAACTTCAACGTCACTGATGAACAAGTTGAACAAATTATAAGAGACAAAGTTAAAGAAATTGGCTACGAGCAAGAAGGCTTTCATTGGGATAAACTGACAGTTGATAATAAAACAATTAACAACCAGTTGCATTCTCAAAGTTCAGACATTGCTCTAGGCACAGATGATTTTGGTGCAGGTGATCAAGGGCTCATGTTTGGTTACGCATGCAATGAGAATGATGCGTACCTGCCGGCACCAATTTACTATTCACATGAAATATTAAAAAATATAAAATCCAAACGAACCGACGGGTACAAGTACCTTGGTCCAGATGCTAAGAGTCAAGTTAGTGTAGAGTATGACGGCGGTAAGGTAAAACGTATTGATCAAGTTGTTGTAAGTCAACAACACAAAGATGAAAGTTTTTATGAACCATCACGTATGGCTACAAGATCAGCATGCGAAGAAGTACTAGGAGATTTAATAGATGACAAGACTATATTCCATCTTAATCCAACTGGCAATTTTGTCATTGGTGGTCCTGATGGTGATGCTGGCGTTACAGGACGCAAAATTATCGTTGATACCTATGGCGGCTTTGCTCCTCATGGTGGCGGTGCTTTCTCAGGAAAAGATCCTACAAAAGTAGATAGATCGGCTGCCTATATGGCACGTTGGTTAGCAAAGAATGTTGTAGCAGACGACATGGCTGACTGGTGTCAAATACAGATATCATATGCTATTGGAGTAAAAGAACCTACCAGCATCTACATAGATTCAAATGGACACAATAGAAGTATACAAAAGTTTATTCGTGACAACATTGATCTTACACCAAAAGGTATAATTGATAGATTTGATATGTTTAATTTTTATAACTACAGTGCAAATTGCACATACGGACACTTTGGCAACAAAGATGTACCTTGGGAACGTATAGGTTGGTAAATGAAGATACTAGGAGTAAGTGCTGGCTTTCATGATGCCGCATTAACAGTTATGCATAATCATAATGTATTGTTTGCAGGGCATGCAGAACGTTACAGCAAGATCAAAAACGATAGTACTATTCCAGTAAGTCTACAACAAAAGGCAAAAGAATACGGACCGTTTGATAAGATAGTCTACTACGAAAAGCCACATCTGAGACAACTGCGTAAAATTAAAAGTGGAGAGAGTTGGGGAGGTGCTTGGCGTACACGCACTGAACTAGAACAAACTATACCTTACATAATGGAAAACACCAAAGCAGAAATTAGCAGTGTTGGACATCATCTATCGCATGCGGCCGCAGGCTTTCAAACATCACCATTTGATGACGCAACAGTTGTGGTAATAGATGCCATTGGTGAAACAGATACCGTCAGCATATATCATGCATACTATAATGGTGCATGCCTAGCAGGTGAACATGCTAAGGCAAATTACAAACTGTTATACAAACAATCATATCCTCACAGTATTGGTATGTTCTACAGTGCAGTAACCAAACGTTGCGGACTGAAGCCAATGGATGAAGAGTACATCACAATGGGCATGGCTGCTTACGGCGATGCTGACAAGGCATACAATACATTAAAACGTGCAACTGTGCGATTTACAGATATTCCTCTGTTTCAAGAAAACCTACACATAGGTATTGATGATGTTGGGTTTGCAGCCGACGTTTACGCAGAAGACATAGCCGCCGCAGGACAACAGTTATGCGAAGAAATGGTTATGGGTGTGATGCGTAGAGCAAAGGCTCTTGGCACTAGTAAAAATCTTGTGTACATGGGCGGAGTTGCACTTAACTGTGTTATTAATCGACGATTGGGTGAACTGTTTAACAAAATATGGATAATGCCCAACCCAGGAGATGCAGGAAGCAGTTTAGGTGCGGCAGCTTATGCATACGGTAGAGACATAAACTTTACAACACCTTATCTGGGCTCAAATATAGCAGGTGAATACCCAGTAGACGAACTGTTGAAAGAATTAGAAACAAATAAAATTGTTGGAGTTGCAAATGGACGTGCAGAATTTGGTCCAAGAGCACTGGGCAATAGAAGTTTGTTAGCAGATCCTCGTGGCGCAGATATCAAGGACCGTGTGAATGAAATAAAACGTAGACAAAAGTTTAGACCTTTTGCTCCTGTGATACTTGAAGAGCATGTACATGACTATTTTGCAATGCCTCTTTATCAACCCACAAGTCGTTACATGCAGGTGGTTGCACGTTGTACAAAACCTGATCTGTTTCCGGCTATCATACATGTTGACGGTACATCAAGAGTACAAACAGTTCCAGACAATGACTCTGGTATCAGGCAATTGTTGAGTGCATGGTATAGAAAGACAGGTTGTCCTATGTTGTTAAATACTAGCCTTAACATAAGAGGCGAGCCGATGGTTGATGACAGGTCTGATGCTAATCGCTTTGAAAAAGAATACGGCGTAACAGTATGCAGTTAGAAGAAAATGAACTAAGACAACGTGTGATTGAATCATTACAAAAAGTCTACGATCCAGAAATGCCCAGTGTAAGTGTATACGACTTAGGCTTGATATACAAACTTGAAATAGATGGCGATAGGTGTATGGTAGAACACACACTTACATCAATGGCATGTCCTTTTGCTGATCAAATCTGTAATGACATTGAACAAGCAATGATCAATACTGAAGGTGTGCGTGCTATAGATAGACAGTTGGTATTTGAACCGCAGTTTACAATGGAAATGGTTCCAGAAGAAACCAAATTAATTATGGGTTGGTACTAATGGATACAAGACTAATATTTGGCTTACTTGCTTTGCCTGTACTTGCTTATATTGCATACTATGTTGGTTTAGAACTTTGGTGCTATGCGTATGGACTACTATATTAAAGATAAGTTTCCAAACCACCTTTTCGTCTAATGTCTTGTGTGCAACAACTCACTCCGCCGTCCCAGAAATAACTGTGTCTTAGTTCTGAAATAATTGGATTTATTCTGTGTTTCTCACAATAATCAAAAACCTGCTTATTGTACGCACTAAAGATAACATTCTCTTCATCTAATACCAAACAGTTAACGTCAAACACTGTGTCGCTTACATAGCCGACCCATTCTTTAAGATAGGTATCAACAAATTTGGTAAATTCTTCTGTAGGAGTTTGTCCTTGTACATACCAAGCACCGTTGAAGTTTTCTTCTTTAAATTTGCCAACTGCCATTGCATGTGCTATAGTACTATGTTCTAGTTTGCTTACGTCCCATCCTGGAAAGTCTGATGCTAAATCTAACTGGTCATCCCATTTGCTACTTAACAGGACTCCTGGCTTTAGTATTGCAAACACTGCATCACCATGTCCGTCTGTTATTGCTTCGTGAAAAGTATATCTACTGTCAAGGCAGTTTTCCTGTATCCATTTGCTTTGCTCAGGTTTAAGATAGTCACTGTTATCAAAGAATATGTCGGTACCAACACGCACTATACAACTTGCACTGGCCCCATTTAATACACAGTCTGGATCCCAATATTCTCCATGCGGATTAACAACTTGATCGCCGTACTCTGCACATATTTCATCTAGTTCGCTAACTTTAAGCACTCGCAAAAGTTTATCTCCTAAACTGATTTGCCAGTCTCTTGGAGTAAGCGGAGGCACAGGTGCACCAGGATTTTCACCTTCTGCAGGTTTGGTTTGCCATAGTGCAAATTTATCTTTATCAGGCAACGCTGGTCGAAGTACTTTTGCACCAAATGTTTCGCAAGTCTTTTGTAAGTTATCTAAATCTTCATTTGTTTCCGCAAGTATTTGTTGTAATTGATTACGCACTTGAGCATCTTCAATGAAATCAAAATAATTAGGAGTATATGCTCTTCCTACTATAACTTCTTCAAGAGGTTGCCAACTGGTGTATGCACTTACTTTAGACATATTAATATATTTTCCGTTTCTTTGTTTAGAAATAATTGTTGATTATGCAAAAGATCTTCTTTACAATCAGTGTACATGACGTGAATTTTTTTTGACTTTGCAATTCTACACATTTCCGTACAAACTGCCTCCCAACGTTCAGTTGGATCTTGTATAGTATCGTATGAATGATCAACAACATGATCAAATGTGCGATAGCCCATTTCACGTAGTTGTTGTACACTACCACATGCGCCTGCAATTACAAATGGTTGACTATTCTTTATTGCTTTAAAAACTTTTTCAGTAAGACGTACTGGACCTGTTAAGTTGCTTTCTATAACAAAATTAAAATAGGCATCACTGTGATGTAAACCCACAGTGTATTTCATATCTGCATGTTCATCAGCAGTTAATAAGTCGCAATGAAAAGGAGCAAGTTTTAAAAAGAATTCTGTATGATGTTTTAGACTGCCTAAATTGCTGGTATCGATTGGATTTATATCGTCTTCCACAGTGATTTGGTTGTTGTAACCAAAGTAACCTTGTTCGTGTAAACCCTTACTCCACAACCGTGCCATTGTATACGCACGCCATTCCTTGTGCGTACGAACTAATGCAGTAAACTTCTTACTGCGTTCTTGTGTGTGATAAACTGTGGGCATACTTCTATTACGATGCCTATAAAACAGTTCATCGCTACACATATAGGCAGTACCTGCAAGATCATGACTTTTAGTGGATTCAGTGGTAAAATGCACATTATCTTCTGAAAAACCTGCACTTACGGCATCTCTAATGTAGGTTTTTTTAACAGATTCTCTATTGGTCAAAAAAGTTAAATTTATTTGTTTATCACCTACAATGTTACGTATGTTTTCTATTATATTTGCCATGTATTCATCATTTCAGTAAGTTCTTTCCAAAGCAATTTTTCAAACTGGTCACTATAAAACCAGTTGTAATTGTGCTCTACAGTGCTATTTACTGCGGTTTGCAAGGTGGTCTTTTCTTTTTGGCTCATTGTATTAATAGATTGTAACAGTTTGCCTATCTCGTATGTACGCACACCGTCTTCAGCTTCGTCATATGATTCGTCCCAAAAATCTCCAAATGTCCGAAAGCCATAACGACGTAGATATTCTAAACTGCCCTTGCAACTCTGTATTATAAAAGGTTGTTGCATTACAATTGGCTTAAATGATTTTTCAGTAAGATGGTTCTTACGTCCTCTGAAAACTGTTTCAGTAACAACATGAACCAAACTATTGTTTGCTTGTTCCCATAAATCAATTTTATGACTCTGTGCCGCATAACCTGAACCGTTATCAATCATAAGTGGCAATCGCACTTTAGGACAATCTAGTTCATATTTTACACATAATAATTCTAAACTTTGTCCTTCATATGGACATACATCTGGAAACGATATAAGATTTTTATCTAGCAAATCACGCCCAACAAACTGTTGAAGCATTTCTATTCTGTGTCTACGTTCACCACCAATTATATTATTAGGACAAAGAAAAGTATTATAAGGCTTGCGTTCTGAAAATTTTTGTGCTAAACTAGTACGATTATAACCACGATACCAATCAAGTGCAGCCCAAGCATGAAAAAAGTAATAACCATTTTCAAGTCCATAAGTATCACACACCCATGCAATATCATCACTTTGATATTCACTATGTATAATTTTACACGAGTTTTTTTGAGAGTAAATAGGCTGAAATTGTTCAATAAAAGATTTGAATCTATATCGATGTACTGGTTCTTGATCCCAAAATATAATTCTATTATTGCACTGATTGTCAACTGCTGGTTTGTTAACTATATTTTTAAATTCTGTACTACCAAACGGATCAAACCAATGCAATCCGTTTGTGCCTTTTGCAAGAGGCAAAAATACATTTTCATAAATTTCGTCGATACGTATCATGTTTGATAAATGTTACTCATACTCAAAAGAAGCTCTTGCACAGTGTAAGACTAGGTACTTATGGGTGCTTGATAAGCACTGCGATTATTCTCACTTTGACTTTAGTTGGGAGCCGGCACCCTGGGAAAGCCACTTTAGACATGCGTTTGCTTCACAATGGCAAAAGGATTCTGGCACATATTTAATTCCAAAAGCAGGTTACACTGAAACAAAGTACAACACAGATAATACTGTTGTAAGACTACCTGATGTAACAAAGTGGGATAGCATGGATAGCGACTTTGACTATTCGTGGCATCACGACGTTACTGAACCGCCTTACATATACCAATTTGGAACTCAACATCAAACAACAGGTGGCCCGAGATATACTGTAGCAGGTGCTGAAAGCACAAAGTTTGTAGGTGATATTACATCACGGGTGCGTGCAGTTGCTGGTGGAGCAGTATTAATTAAGCACTTGAACACACCATATGATGCAAACGTAAACATCATTGACAGCACACGTTTCATAAGCAATTATCTTGATACACTTAAAAGAATACTAAAAAAGATCGATTCAGAATACGTATGGGTAATAAGCGACTTATGCGATTACGCAGACTTTGACTTCAGTTGGCATCCTGCACTGTGGCAAAATCGCATGCTACATGTTTTTCCTAGCAATGAACAAAAGTTTGGAGACACATTTTTTATTCATATAGAGAGTTTTTTAGAAACTGTAAAAGACATTAAACTGTTAGAATATTACACGCCTTTAAATTTTGTTGACAAACGTGTGAAACGTAAACCGCCTACTCAAGTAAAGTTTGACACAGATAGTGTCGTTAATGCAGTATGGTCACATGAATTTACCACACCGGTTGTCCAGTTTTATAGATATCAAATTGAAAAGCCAGTAACAATAAGTTTATGGCAAGAAAGATTACGCACAGTTGTGCCTCTTAAAAAAGGTAGCGAATCAGTGCTTGTACCAAAAGATGCAAAAAACTATATCAAACAACAGGTTTATGATTATGAATGGATTGATAAAAAACATAAGCCTGCTGATGCTACGCCATTGGATATTGTGTATATCAGCAATGGCGAAAGCAATGCTGAACGTAACTGGGTTTGGCTTAACAGTGTGCATCAAGGAAATAATAGAATTGTTAGAGTAGATGGTGTTAAAGGAAGAGCTGAAGCATATCGTGCAAGTCTTGAAGCAAGTAATACAGACTGGGCATTTTGTGTGTTTGCTAAACTAGAAGTAAACAAAGATTTTGATTGGACATGGCAACCTGACAGATTACAAGAGCCTAAGCATTATATTTTCCATGCACACAATCCTGTAAATGGGTTGGAATATGGACATATGGCAATGATTGCTTACAATAAACAACTCGTAGCAAATAACCAAGCTCAAGGTTTAGACTTCACACTTGATCAAGAACATGAAGTTGTTCCGTTGCTTAGTGGGATTGCTCGTTATGCAGATGATCCTTGGATTGCATGGCGAAGTGCGTTTCGTGAATGTTTAAAATTAAAACATTCGTTACCAAACATAGACAACAACTATCGTTTAAGCCAGTGGTTACAAGCGGATACAACGTCTGCTGTGGCTGGATGGAGTGCAATAGGTGCACAAGATGCAGTAAATTATTATGAATCCGTTGATGGAGATTTTGCTAGTTTACGTTTAACATATGAATGGGAATGGTTAGCTGATCACTTGTTCAAGCACCACAACCTAACACCTGATCAATTATGTACTCAACTTCAAGATCAGTCAGTTCAGGATAGATAGGCAAACTAAGCACACGTCTTGACAAACTTGTACTGCTTGCCAACATTGGCTTTACACCTTCAAAAGAACCTATTTCATTTATACCATATTCATAGTGTACTTTGGTATCAACTCCTGCTTCTTTCAAACAATCTTGCATGATATTTCTGTCTGTGTCTATATCAATAACGAATTTGTGAAAACAATGTTCTTGTGCATTAGAACTGTCAATCAAACATCTAGTGCTTGACTTTTCGCTGAGTCTTTCCATCCAGTAGAGACCAATTGTTCGTCTGCGTTCTTGCCATTCGTCGATGTATTTTGTTTTAATCAGCATTGTTGCACAGTCTATTTCACTCATACGGCTGTTTGTGCCGCCAGTGATATGAGCTGATCCATTGGCTCTGTACCACCTTACAAATCTATCAATACTGGCTACGTCTGTAACAACTGCCCCACCATTTGCATAGTTTGCTAGATTCTTTGTAGGATCAAAACTTATTGCACTGGTACTAATTCTTTTACCATCCCAACTAAGCCAATGTTGAGCTGCATCTTCTACAACAATCCAGTCCTGCTCGTCAAGCATATCTTTGAACTTTTGTGTTTGGTAGTTCTTTAAACTGTTGCCATACAAGCCAACCAAACATACTGCCATGTTATTATAATGATGTCCTGCAACACTGTCTATATCTAACATGCCATATGAATCTGTGTCAGCAACTACAACTTTCCATCCTGCATTCGTCCATGCATTAGCAGTTGCACGATAGGTCAAGTTAGGAATGATAACCTGCGGATGACTAATATTCAATTGTTTGTAGTGATACTTGGCAATTGCTTCTAGTGCAACAGTGCCTGAACCAATTGTGATAGCATGATCAGAATTATTACGTTTTGCCAACCATGATTCAAATTCTTCTGTGTAGTTGCCATCCATAAGTTGGCCACTACGCAATACAATATCAATGGTATCGAGAATTTCGCTTCGTAGTTGATTATACTGTTTTTTTAGACCAGTAAACGGAATCTTTAATCCACTCATAATAGTTTTCAAGTCCTTCTTCTATTTCTATTTTTGGATTAAATTTAAATGCCATCATTGCACTTGTACAATCAAGTGTGCCTCTGCTGGGCATATTTGTTTTCTTGGCTCTAACTTTTACAGTGCCTTTGCCTACTAACTTTACAATAGCATTTGCTACATCTAATATTTTTTCTTTTTTGCCTCTGCTGATATTATATGTGCCAGTTACATCTTTAGTAACACTTGCAAGTGCAATGCCAGTGGCAGTATCTTTTACATAGGTAAAATCCAATGTTTGGTCTTTGCCGTTTACATACAAGGTCTCATCAGCTATTGCACGTTTAAAAAATGTGCCTATTACTCTATTGCTAACATCAAGTGGTCCGTATACCGCAGTTGGTCTTATTATTACATAACTCTGCCCAGTGGTACGATTGTATTCTTTTACCAACTCTTCGCCTGCTATTTTCCAAATGCTATACTGTCCACATGGATTAAGTGCGGTTTCCTCTGATGCTTCGTCAAAGTCGCCATACACCATACTAGAACTTATATAAACAAACTTTGCAGTTTTATGACGTGTGCAACAATCTAATAGGTTTGCAGTGCCTACGCACATAGTTCTGGCTGCTTCAATTGGATTGTCTTTAACTGCGGCTTCGTTTGGAAAACTAGCTAAGTGTATAACAACATCTGGCTGGAATGTTTTAAATATTTCATCTATTTCTGGTACACAAATGTCTTCTTTAAAGATTTGTGTGTTAGTATCAATTGCTTTAAGGCGTTGTGCAAACAGATATTCAAGTTCTTCTTTTGGAAGACTGCCATATGTAGTAAATGCGTCTACTGCTTGTACATCATTTTTTCTGGATTTTTGTAATTCTTTAATTACATTGTGTCCAATAAGGCCAACACCGCCGGTTACTAGTATCTTTTTCTTTTTAGCTGTTGCCATTTGCATATGCCTCAATATTAGGAAATATTTTTGCTATAGCATCAGCACAGGCATGTGCGATATCCATGTGTTCTTGTTGAGTACCGTTAGCACCTCTTAGTTCAACATAGTGTATCCAACTACGTATTGTACCATTCATGTACAGTGTGGTCTTTGTGATACCTTCAGGCAATACTTTACGTGCTTGTTCTTTAGCAATGCCCTTTTTTATAGCCCAGTCGTATTCTTTTTTGGCTAGTACACCGATACGACGTTGTGCCCGTTCCCATTCCAATTGGAGTTCTCCATCATCCGTTTTGATACTGTTTTGCCTGTTCTTTGGATCCTGTAGTCTGGCTTCTGAATATTCAAACATGTCGCCTTGTTCATCAGGATTGGCGTATCGTTGCGAAAACTCTTGGAAACTAAAACTTCTATGTCGCACTATTTGATGTGCAATATCACGAGTGGTTTGAATTTCTAAACAAGCACTTGCCATTTCAAAGGGTGACCAATGTTTGTGTTTAACCAAATAGTTAAGCAACTTTTCGTGTGTGGCAGTGTTTATTTGATGATTTGGATTGGAAACTTTTGCACAATAGGCAATTAAATCCTGTGTGCTTTTCAGTGGTTCGTCGTAGGTTTGAAACTCACTTGGCTTGCTGTATGATACTAATCTTACTTTCATAGTTTTTCTAAATACCCTTTTGTTAACGGTTCTATACGATCAGCCACTGCATTTATGTCAACCACAAAGTCTAATTTCACGACTTCTTTGCCGTGTATGGTACCCATATTTTTGCTTACAACGACTTCAATATCTTCTATATCAAGACCCTGTTTTCTTAAGGTGCCGAGATTAATTGTACGTTGCTTTCCATCTGCAAGTTTGATTACAACTTTCTTAACAACATCAATAGGAATCATCTCTTGATCAATAGAGTCAATTACTTGTTTCCATTTATCAAGTTTTGTAAATGGTAGATTCATTTATGCTTTTGCTTTAGCTGGTCTTCCACGTTTCTTTTTCACAGGTGTTGCTGGTACACCCATCATTGTATTAGCTTCTGCCTGCATACGTTGTGATTCTGCTAACATACTTTGTGCTTCAGCAGCCATTCTGTCTGCTTGAGCTTTCATATTATTAGCAATTACATCATCAGTAAGTGCACCTGTTTGTGGTGCAGCCATTGCTTGCTCTTGTGCATATGTAGGTTGTGTCATTGCGGCACTTGCTGGATTTGTAACGCCTGCATTTTCATTTAATTGCTTGTTTGAAGTTGAATTTAAACTTCCTGGAGCAATATAGTTTGGACCGCCAACTTCTCTACCAAATTCATCACGTGGACGAACTTTACCAGTGTACCCACCTTCAGCATCAAGTGCTGCCATTTTCTTAATAGCATCCTCGCCTTGCTTCATTTCATTTAGTATCTTGTTTAATTCATCTAAACGTACATTTGATGTAGGTGTTGCAGTTACTACAACGTCTGAAGTTTTAAGTTTTTTAATCCAACGTTCCTGATGACATCTTTGTAGTATTGGTGTACCATCTGAAAATAGTTTACTGTGCAGTGCATCACCAAGTGATTCTGCTTGTTGGCACTCTACACTCTCAAGAGCTTTCATAAAATCACTTGAAAGTTGTGATTGCATGTTCATTGGGTACACAACTAGACACATATGTCCTTCATCAGGTACTTCTCTAAATAAAATAGCAACCTTGCGATCACTGTGTTTTCCTAGGTGTTTAATCATCTTTTGTTTCTCCTTCAGCAGTAGACGTCTCTTCTGCATCTTTTGGGGGTTGGTTGGCTACTAGCCATTTTGTTATCCTATTATATGTACTGCCTACAATTTCAAGTTCTTTCGCCTCAAATGCACCTTTTGCAGATCCAATTTCGATTATTGTTTTGCAATTTACAATATCTTGAATGCTTAGGGTAACAGCTTCTTCTTCTGCCTTTGGCATCGGAATTTCTTTGTTTTCTTCTGTCTCTGTCATACTTTTAATTATCCTAATGTGAGTTAACTACGTAGTTTATTTACTGTTTTAGAGGTGTTTAGGTAAAATTAGTAGTCTGGACGTTCCATAAAACATGCAGTTTCTGGATCGTTGTATTCTAATTCATACTGACAGGTTATATACCATTCACGCGAATTTGCCCAGTCTGGAGCATCAGTGCCGTCGTATATAGCAACTTCATCTAATGCACTAACGTCTGCGTCTGTTAATAGTCCATATTCTGGTTGATCATGAATCATCTTCATATATTGCCCATGTACCAAAGGGCGGATTAGGATTCTTATCGCCATGTATAATAAACACTGTATCACAGTAGTTAGGATCACCCCAACTATCATATGGATAACCATCTGTAAACATTACTAGCCTTTTAGGATCAATTGCTTCTGCTTTTAGATAATCAAACACACAATCAAAGTCAGTACCGCCTCCACCTTTGATTTCATACTCGTCAATCTCATCTATGTTGTCATCTGTGAACACCTGTACATTGTAAACTTCAGTATCAAAACAACAAATAGTAACACGGAACTGTCCATATTCTTCCATAATGCCTTTGACTTCACTCATAAAGTCTCTGCCCTGTTCAGACCCAATTGAACCACTCATGTCCAATGCACAAAAGATATCAACATATTCATCATTGTCCATACCCGGAAGTATAGCATCCATGTGCCATCCTTTACGGTGCATACGTTTAAATGTATAGTCTGACTTGATAGTGCTTTGCATCTGCATACGTAGCAAGTCTCTCCAGTTCATCTTAGGCTCAGTAAGTTGTGCAACAATACGTTTAACACCTGCTGGTACATTGCCTGGATCTGATGCCTGTGCGGCACTAAGCATGGCTTCTTTTATTTCTTCTTTGATCTTTTCACGTTCTTCTTTGCTGAACTTTGCAGGTCCACTCTTGCCATCTTCGCCTTCGCCTTCACCTTCTTTACCATCCAAGTGCTGATCAATCAACTGCTTAACAAGTTGATCCATATCAATCTTATCAGCATTTTCATAAAGGTCATCATATACTTCTTCTGAACTCCAACCTTCATATTTTACGTCATACAAACACGGAACAGTTTTAATAAACTCACCTACTCTGTGCTTTTGTAGATCAGCATTAACACAATAGTCAGCAGCTATGTTATGCAACTGTGGATCTCTATCACCACGTCTGCCCATATGATCATATACACAGTGTAGCACTTCATGTCCAAAAAGAAATTCAACTTCTTTAGGACGTAGCATTTTAATAAACTTTGAATTGTAGTAAAAGTTTCTACCATCAGTTGCGGCAGTTGCACACCATTCATCAGCATTAACAAGTTTTAATCTAGTAGCAAGGTTACCAAAGAAACTAGCACGTAACAACATACCAACTCTTGCAGTGATCAATATTTCACGTACTTCTCTATCACGTGCAGGATCCATTGGACCTAGTATGTCCTTGAACTTGTCTGCAATATCCTTGTTTACTGTATCTGCCATGTGCCACTCCTAATTTCTAACTGTATAAACATTATAACACATATATGAACTGTGTCAACCTTTTTTACAGAAAAGATAGCTGCCACCTAACCTCGCCCACTATCATGTGCAACACAGAACGTTGCACCCCGACTCTCAGTAACCCTCTCCTGAGACACAAGAAACTAATTTGCCATCAAGAGGCACTATTGTAATAGTAATGTTCCAATTTGCAGGTTCATTAAATTCTAAACTTTCTTCGCCACCACGGTCTGCTAATTCCTTAGTGCTATATACTCCTACTAATTCTCGATAGGAAGTGTTGGCACTGCATTTTTCAACCACATACATACTCTGTGTCATCTTAGTCTTACCTTAAAACTTCCTCTGTTATATGGTTCTGTTTCATAACGTTTTACATGTTGACAAGCATCACACCAACTAGGAAATTCTTTTTGTATTGCACCGTGTCCAGTGATAACACGTATTTCTTTTTCTTTGTCTAGCCATTTCTCATATGCAAATGCTATGAATACCTTCCATGCATCATGTATGGTTCGTCCATGTAAATCAATTGTTCTCATGTGGCCACTTTAGTTTAAAAAAACTTAATTCTTTTTCTGATTTTAAGTATACTCTTAGATTGTTGGTTCCATTTGTCCAACTCCACTGTCTATTAACAAAAGGAGGTGCGTCTGAATCAGGAACATTAAACTGTTGCCGTTTTTGTAGCATACCTCGTATCCACATAAAGTCACGTACTTCTGCACTATAGCCATAGGTTTCAATCAGCCAACCCATAACAGTGTGAAACTCCATTGGACCAAATTGATTGCGAGGAAAGTCAATACAATAATCAAAATAATTATTGTGTGCATAACGGCCATCTAATTGTTTAACAAAATATTTCATGCTAGTATTTAAGTCCAAACATCACAGCGTCTGATTCTTCTTTAAAGTAGAATACAACATGCCATTCATTTACTGCTACACCACGCCATTCTGGATCTTCCATCATTTGTTTTTGCCACTCATGATCAATCATCCAAGCCCAACGTTCACTGGGACGGCCAAAGTCTCGATGAACACGTTTAAGTAGTTCAGTCCATTCTCTAGGATCATACGGTGTATAACGACGAAACACTTGAGTATAATTTCTCAAGTGCTTCTGTAGTATCGTGTCTATGTCATCCATAGCGCCTGTGATTTGGTTGAGGGCCTGCATAGCCCTATGCTTTTCGATTTACAGTTAGAAAACGGCCCTCAACCAATGCCTTACCCTTGACTTGCAAGGATATATTTTCCATAACGTTGATGAAACTCATCAAAGTTTTTAAGTTTAGTAGGTTGAAACGGAATAGCATATGTTGTCAATGCAATCCTTGCACCCATAACAACCAATTCAGTTTCAAAGTTATCCATCATAAACCTAAAGAAGTTATCACTCATCTTGTGAAACTCAGCATCTTTAACAGTTGCTAATGCTTCTTTAAGTTCATAGCACATACTAATAGTAAGTGAATACATTGCACTAACTTCTTGTACATCTAGTTTGCTTACCTTACCAGCAAGTACATCAGTTGGATTAGGAAGTTTACCAGCAATCTTTCTGTGTGCTTGAAACTTTACTGCTAAGCCTTCGCCTACAGTACCTGCAATAAGATCAGTTGCAGTAGTATCACTCATGTCTTCTTCAATAAGCTCACTTACAAAACTCCATGATCTCGGAGTAGCAAAAGCTCTTGAAGCACTCTTAGCATCAAAGTCATACAAGTCCTGCTTG